GAAGAGCCATCTGAAGAAGAGCCATCTGAAGAAGAGCCATCTGAAGAAGAGCCATCTGAAGAAGAGCCATCTGAAGAGGCTGAACCTGAGGAAGAAAAATCAGAAGAGTCTGAAGAAGAGTCTGAAGAAGAGTCTGAAGAAGAGTCTGAAGAAGAAAAACCAGCAGAAAAGAAAAAGTCTGCTCTAAAGAAATTAGGCAGAGGACTTACGGGAAAGTCCCCTGTTGAAGAAACACAAATTCTCGCTAACAAAGCGGCTGAGAATAACTTTCATACACTAAAGGAGATTTTATGTCTATCGGTAAAAAATTCCTAAGCCGCGTTCTAAACGAGGCAAAAGAAAAAGACGTTGATGGCTTTAAGGATAACTTTGACATCACAAGCATTCCATCAACAAGCCCAGCAGTTGCAAATTTGACCATGCCTATGGCACGTCAAATCGTCCAACTATATCACCTGCTAGGCATTTCGCTTGAGACGCTTGAAAGCCGCCCAAAGGCAGTAAAAAGCGCTGCTCTTGAAGTTGCAGATGAAATGAGAACCAACAGACCTCTACGCATTGCTGCGCAACGTTTATTTGCTGCGCTTGCAACTGCAAAGGGCTTTGCTCGTCAAGAGGTTAAAGAAGCAGAAGAAGCACCAGTTGTTGATAAGATTACTAAGAAGCCAATGGCAAGCGATAAGGAAATTGACCTAATTGGTTCAAAAATAGTCAGGCAGATTGAGGAAGTTTTAGCAGCCCTAAACTTCCCATCTGGTCTCCTCACACGTGCAATGAGACGCGATGCTGCATCACTAATGGACACTGCATCACTAGTTCAACGTGGCGTAGTTCGCTCTAAGTTTATGATGCTGGCTGACCAACTTGGAGTAGATCTTGCAAATGTTGGCTCTGAAGTTACCGTTAAAGAAGAAGAAATGAATGAAGCTCCTGCTCAAGGACAAAAACTATCTGAGTTTGAAATGGCTGCTCAGCAGCTACTTGCTGCTCTCGGTGTAGATGTTGCAAAGCTTCCATCAACAGTTAAGATGAAGATGAAACAGATTGAAATGGGTGATAAGGCTATTGGAAGCCAATCATCAATGCTTCGTTTAATGAATACGTTGGTTGCTAAACTAAGCAAGCAAGGTAGAGCCCTGTAATCCAATGTTGAAACTTCTACAGGAACTTACGTCTAAGGAGACGGTATCTGATGAGCCTATCCTCCCTAAAGGAGGATGGAACGTTGGGCACTTAGCAAATCACGGCGTCATCTTATCAGCAGAAGGATTTATCATAAAGTTAGATATTAATCAACTGAATGATCTGTTTGACCTTGCTGAAGACGGTGAGAGTGGTGAGATTGAGGACCATTCTGGCAAGTCGGTGTATGTAGAAGTTTTAGATGACAGTATAGTTCTGTCTAGAGATAATGACAAAATTTATCCACAGGGTATAGTGCTTGATGAAAAAACTCTAAAAGAACTTGGCATTGAAACATATGAAGAAGAGCAACCTTCTGAAGAAGATGCTGAGGATGAAGATGATGATATAATCAAATCTTCCAATGAAGAGGAGTTAGAAGAAGGAATCAAGCGTGCTTTTAGACGTCAAGGAAAGAAGATAAAGCGCGGTTTTAGAGTAACATCGGGGTTTAGAAAAGGTAGAGTTGTGTCAAGTGCACGTGCTGCATTTAAACCTCGCGCTAAAGCGCGAACTAGAATGAAACTCAAATTAGCATCCAGAAAAAAGAAGATTATCAGAATTTTGAAATCTAAACGCACTCGCAGGAAACCTACTTCTAGACGTCTCGTTCGTATGAATAGACGACTAAAGTGAAATTTAACTACACCGAACTTTCAACTGTTCCTCATAATAACCAAAGGTGGTATGACACTCCCTTTGGTTATTATCCTTCCATTACCACTGTTTTAGGAAAGACTGAGGCTGAAGAAAAGAAGGCTTCACTGAAGAAGTGGCAGGAAAGTCTTGGCGCTGCTAAGGCAGCGGCTGTAAGTCATGCTGCTACGACGCGCGGTACTAATGTTCATTTGCTAATAGAGCGCTATCTTAAAGGTGAAGACGTAAATCAGCCTATTGACGGTAAGTCAGTGCCATATGCTGATATGCAGTCATTCAATTCTCTTAAGTTAAAACTTTCTAAAATTGATGAAGTCTGGGGTCAAGAAGTTCCCCTTTACTGCTCAACATATGAAATCGGTGGGCGATGTGACCTTGTTGGTGTGTATAAGGGAAGACCCGCAATTATTGACTTTAAGACATCAAATAGAGTTAAAAATAATACAGACATTCACGATTATAAACTCCAAATTTGCTTCTATGCCGAAGCACACAATGAGATGTTTGATACACAAATAAACAGCGGTGTAATTTTAATGGTAGCAGAAACAGGCTTCCCAATGGAGTTTTTAGTTGAGTTTAATCAAGAATTAAAGCAAGAATTGAAAGAAAGAGCGGCTTTATTCTGGCAGACCGCGATAAATAGACTTGAATGATAATGGAGTTTGCTATGTCAGAACAAATCAATGAAATGAATCTACCAGTTATTTCTGTTCCCACAATTGGAACCCAGTCTTCCTATGCGTCAGATGCTGTAGATTCAGTTGTGATTGGCTCTCCACATCATCAGCACGACCCTGCCTGTGTTTCAGTTTATGCTGAATCTATTTCTTCATCAGGTGCATTTGACCCAGCGTGCGATGTTGTTTCATTTGACGTTGTATTCAGCGTCGGTATTCTTGAAGGCAACACCTCCAAGACCTACCGCGTTGTCAAGCGAATTGGTATTGATAAGTGCAAGATTGCCTGTGAGGCTGAGTGCTCTTCACCCATAACTGTGGTAGAAACAAAGGCAGAAGAAAAGAAGGCTGAGGCGGCTTCGGTGGCAAAGCGCTTTAGGATTCTGGCTGGCTTGGAGTAAATGAAATGGCACAGATCGTAATTTTTGCACCTCCTGGAGTAGATGCTTCTGCCGGCGAAGAAGCACTAAAAGGTGCTGGTCACGACGTTGAAGTTGTAGAAGCAAAACCAGAAAATCTTCTACACATTGCAATTGGCATGCTGGATACCAGTGAAGAAGAGACTACTGATGAGACAACAACTGGAGAAGGTGATGCTGATGAAATGGCTGGTACTGCACCAGAAGAAACTGTAGCACCTGAAGACGAACTGGCAGGAATGGATGAAGAAGAGCCTGCTAAGTTGGAAAGTCTGGGTGTATGTGCAATTGACGGCGATAAGGTTGTTGTGCGCAGGGGCAAGCACACAGTTTTGTATGTGAAGGAAATTCAGAGAGGCGATAAAATTACATTTGCCCTTACTGAAAGTACCATTTCACTCTGGGAAGATACACACCGTTTTATGCTTTCAACATCAACTGGCAAAGTTGCTGGTGCAACTGCTAAGGTTCAAAAGTCTAAATTTGGAGAAACCTATCTAGTGGCTGGACCAGAACTGCATCAGTATTTTTTATAACCATATCATATGATTAGAAGTCCTTTCTTCGTAATAGAAGACGCAGTCTCACCTGCTAAGTGTGACTTAATTATTAGCCAATTAGGTATTAGTACTCCCTCCTTAAACGAGAAGGGGAAGCCATTAAAGCATGAGCGCTTTGTAATTGACGCTGAATTAGTAAATTATCTGCAAGAAGCCGTTCAGCCTAATGTGTCTGAAATGGAAGAGCGTTATAATGGCGGAATTAAAAACTTTGAAACACCGCTTTTTCAGCAGTATTTTGAAAATCCAGAGGTACCTTGTGAAACACATGGGTGTGATAACTCAAAGTTTCTTAGAAAGAAATGGATAAAGACAAAAGACACAGACCTTGTTGGTTATCTATGGCTAAAAGACTTTAACAGTGGAGTACCACTTGACCCAAGGTTTGAAGTATATGGCGGAAAATTAGAATTCCCAGCATACAACTTCAGTCTTGTACCAACGCGCGGAACAATCGTATTTTTTCCGGGCGGTCCTCACTTTATTACTGCTTGCTCGCCTATTCTTGTTGGTAGTTTAGAGCAGATTAAAATTACCATTAAACTTCATACTAGTGATGATAGTCCTTGGTTGTATAATCCCGAGAATTTCCCAGGATCCTATACAGATTGGTTTATTAACTAATCCTTACGCTGCTTGATAGGATCTCCACTCTCCTGAAGAGGCACTTTCTCCTACCCATTCACGAACTTCTGCAATATCTCTCATTGCACCATCTGGTCCTTCAGCATAAGCAACAAATATAAGTGCTTTTGTTGGACCTGTGTTTTCGTTGCTTGGGGTGGCTGGCGGGCCATCACCGCCAGATAGGTTAGTTTTTACAAATGCAGATAAGACCATACTATCAGCCGCAGGTGGCAGATCTTGCGCGTCTGTCCCTCTCTCAGGCATCTCAATCCATGGGTCATTTGCATTTACCTGTGCTCGCAGGTTAGATATATCCCAACCATTCACTGCGCTACCAGTCTCCGGGTCGGTCGCAGAAAGTGGCTCCAAACGATACACCCGAGTGCGCGGAGTGATGACTATCTTATCAGTTGGTGTGAAAACTGATGAGCCCGGGGTGATAATTCCTGAAAAGTGACTGGGTATATTGAAAAAGTTAGAAAGTTTGAAATTTCCAAGTGGGGTGACTGTTGGGGGTGGCGGCGCTATTTGTGCGCTAATGCTATATTTCGCCGCCGCTGCGAGGGGTGAGGAGAGAGATGTTACCTCAATTGTCTCATTGTAGTCGAGAGATAGAGATAGAACATTTATTTGTACTGGACCAGAAATTATTTCGGAAGAAATTAAGTTGTTATTCTGTACCACGAAGACTGCATCTGATCCTGAAAATTCTACCACTTGTACTGAAATTTTATTTGCTGCTTGACCAATATCTTTTGATCTAAAGTACGTCCCTCCAGAAAAAAGGCGGCCTCGGCGCGCAGAGACTGACCTTAACTGAGCCTCTGTACCAGGTTTGAATGGTGGCACATATGTCATTATGCTCTTTATTTAGCCGGGCCTTTTACGACTCGATACGCTTTCTTCGCTGACTCTTTTTTATCTTCAAGGGGCTTTGGGTCTGACACACCGTATTGGAACACAATTGAATATTTGCCATCTACTGTCGTATTCTTCTGCATCCTGTCCTTTACAAGTGATTCAACTGCTGGCAGCGTGTCATCAGCATAAATTAAGCGGCTTGTAAATTCAGATGGTGACAGTGCCCAAACACCTGCCTTTCCACGCATGTAGTCATAACGCGCAGGTTGATAAACTACAACCTCTCTTCCAGATTTGTGCAGGTCAAAGAGATGCTTTGCTACTGCCTTCTGAGCGCCTACAAGTCTCTTTTCTAGAGGCAGCGTGATTTCTTGTTTTTCAGTATCAAAAATTTCTCCGCCAAATGACCATCTATCCTTGTACATAAATGGCTTCTTTCGATATCTTAAACTTAAGCGCTTTAGAAGTAAATGAAAAGCAGCATCTTCATCAGCGACCCACTCTACTTTTTCTTTTACCTCAAATAGTTCCCGTGTTTTCATACGCACTTACTCTTCAAAATAAACTGTTGGAGCACCTGTTGAAGCAATGCCATCATGTACTGATTTTCTACACTTATGTGGTTGAATACGCGTCTTGCCCTTTAGTGCAACTGGCTCATTATTCACAAAAACTGTACGTGTCCAAGGTCCAATAAAAACTGTTGGATGGAAGCATCCATGACCAGTTGTTTTCTTTAGCGCATTATGGGTAATAGGCATCCCATTGGCAAACACATTACCTGACCCTGAGGCCGAGTTGTCGCCACAAGATACCTTATCACCAATTCGTACAACGTTGCCAGACATTACTTAAAATAAAATCCTGATTTAATACCCATATTTAATAGCACAGAGCGTAGCTTTCCAGGACTTATGTGAGTATCTTTGATAGGAACACCCGCAAAAGCCCACATCTTTGCAACAAGCTCGCTGCAAACATCGCCATTTAAATCTTTCTTTGGAAGACCAAAGAACTCTCTAATACCAATTGTTAGGAGATCAATTGGGCTGTACTTCTGTGTGCCTACACGTTCCATCATTTTTTCTTCCATATCAGAGAATTTATACTCTTCAGGGAGGTGAATGACCTCTAGTTTATGCTTGCCATTAACGAAGATGCTGAGAGGTACGATTCTCTTGCCACCTAGCAGATTTGTTTCAACAACCATCAGACGCTCTGCACCGTTAGGTGACTTCATCCACACTGCAACAGCAGTGTGATAGATGGGAGAACCAGTAAAAAACTCCACGAAGGCGTGAAACACGTAGTTAATTGTGTCGCGGTGCTTATACATGTTTATAATGTCACCGTTTTTAATTTGAAGACGTGCTTCATCATATGTTAAGGTTTCCATTTTAATCTCCTAAATTATGGAAGTGAAAGGGCATAGTCTAAAAGTTCCTTGCTTCGCTTAAACCAGCCATTTCTAAATCTTTCGTTTGTTGGTCTTCTTGCTATAATTTTTTCTAGATATTGTTTTTGCGCATCATGCAGCGCCTTACACGCATCTGCATCACTTAGAGAACCAATATTTGCTGGCTCAAGGATGTATTTCTTAACACTTACGGGTCCATGCAGGTAACTCATGTCGAACAGCATCACTGCAAGTTTTGGCTTTGACGACTCAAATAGCGCCGCCGCCCCACCCAGCCAAAACACATTGTAGCCAAATTGTTTTGCCCCCGCATAATCTAAATTTTCAACATCTACTCTTGGGTTTGGATTCTGTGCCACACCGAATTTTGTTAGACCGCCGGTGTCACCTTGCAGTTTAACATATCCAACTTTAAATTTTTGCTGCTTTGTATCCTTTGCGCCGGCATCTACTTCAGGGTCGCCTGGGCTATTTTGTGGTGTTGACATCCAGTGAGGACCCACTTCATGCTTCAAGGTAAAAAACCAAGCCTGCTCAAATGGACCAGCCGAAGGAGGTGGTACTGGAGGAGTACCAGGCGCGGGAGCAGGAGCAACTGACCCACTTCCTGAAGGATAGTTGGGACCAAATGGTGGGCACCCACCTCTTGAGTCAGCATTAGAGGTAGTTAGACGTGCATCAGAAGTTTGAGGCTGAACTGTTCCTTCAACTGGTGTGTTGTCTGGGTTTGTTTTTCCAGCAACATTTGTCTGACCCCTTATTAGCGGTAGAGGGTCAATCCATGTCTTTATAGAACCGTTTTCATTCAGCAGCCTACACTCAAAGTGGAGGTGATTTCCTGTCGAGCGACCGGTAGATCCTTCTAAACCTATCTTTTGACTTGCCGCAACCCTCTGATTTTTCTCAACATAAATCTTTTGAAGGTGACAGTAAAAGGTTTGACACAGCAACTTTCCTGAAGCAGTAAAATGATTTATAGTTACACCATTACCACCAGGACCTGCTGTTGAAATACCAACTACTACCCCATCCGCTGCAGCAACAATATCAGTCACCAGGTGACGAGGACCGGGAGTTGAGAGGTCAATTCCCTTATGTGGTCTTACAACACCATCAACCGGTCCAACACGTGCATGCGAAAATGGAGAGGTTACCGTACCACCCGGAAGAGGATTAATGAGTTGAATGGAGTTGTCATTGTTCGCTTCATCAGGTGCAACTTTATATGAGATACTATCAATATCGCCTGTACCATCGACTGCCTTAACCAATATCTGAATTACTTTTCCACGCTCAGCAGGTGGACACGTTCCTGAAATAGTTGCGTTGTTTGTACCACCAGCAGTCAGCCATGACGGTAGTCCTGTATACACCCAATTTGTTGGTGTTCGGTCACTGTCGGGAGTAAGAGTGAAGGTAACGTTTATGCTTCCATCGGCATTCACTGGAATGCCAGTATTTTTAATCTTGTTTTTCTGCCACTCTGTAGCATCATCCTTTAAGCCTGTAGGGCTCTCTGCCCTCTTCATGTAGCAGTCAATATTTTCACCAGGCAGCATGCCTTGATTTTCTTTGCCAAGTGCAGAATTCTCAGTACTATTTGCCTCTAAAATCTTTGGTTGCGCGCATGAACATGTCATTCAACATACCTCATTTACCAGATGGAATAGGAGTGGTCGTTGTGCTGACTGTCTTCTTAGATGCAGCATCTTTCTTCTCTTCATCTGTTATTGGCTTCTCATAAAACTCAATCAGCCTCTTAATAATTGACTCTAGGTTCAGCATTCTCTCTTCAGACCGTGCAATCCAGTCTGCTAGGTCAAGTTGAGTTGCAGCAGCAACATTTATTGGTGCAGGATAGTCAGGAATTTTCTTTTGGGCTAAAGATGCCTTTCTAACAACATACTGTGTTTCAACTACTATCTCTTTCTGAACAAAACCATCTCCCGGTTTTGTAGTGGCACAGCCACCTAAAAATATAAGTAAAAATGCAATAAGTATGTTCTTCATTTTTTACCTCCTGCTGGTGCGGAAGCAGCAGGCATTACGCCTGAGCGTATAAGCCGTTGCTTCTGAATTTCATCTACAGTCATTTTAAGCACTGGGCTCAATTCAACTTTGTTTGCAGGATTGTTTGATTGATTTCTTATCTTGGCACTAAGTGAAGAAATTGTTTGTTGATTTTTCTTCTTATCATCTTCAAGCAATGATAAGGCTCTCTCAATATCTTCCTTTTCCTGCAGCATCAACGCGATAGTTCTCTCACTCAACTTGTTTAGTTCAATAACTTTATCGCGTTGTCCAGCAGCCTCATTTCGCTGATTAATTGCAGCATCCTTTAGATTTTTTTCTTCTACAACTTGGTCTTTTAATTTTTCAATTTGCAAATGCTTTGAATATGCCCAACCTCCTAGAGCAGAAAGAACTATAGCCGCAATAATGGCGTATATTTTTAGTGTTAGAAAATTCATATGGGTATTCCTTGTTATTCATATAACTTTTACACACCAATCAATCTTACTGCTCCAGTTTTGTTAGTTGTAAAAGTCAATCTAAGCGTATTATCATCAACGTGTTCTGCTTTTTGGGGGTACCCCTTAGTGCGAGAACCATTAGTATCAAGTAGCAGGTCCCACGCCGGCTTCATCCCAAAGTTATGGGTGATTGTCCAGGTGGTTGCAGGAGTGGTTTGAATGTAAGACAAAGTTTTCATTTACGTCACCGTAGCAAAGCCTGAAAATGGAACAGTAAAGGTCAAGGTACAGGTATTTGCATCTACATATGTAACTGCAGATGGAATAATCTTTAGAAGTTCCCCGTCCTTTGTCGTATATGCATCAACAATTGGATAACCTCCAACACCATGAACAATTGTCCAGGTGCTGGCGGCAGAATCTTGCGTATGCGTGTAACTTGTAGCGACTCTTCTAGTCAGAGGCATTTTTGACTCCTCTTAGATAAGTTGTGCATAGCCAACTTGGGCTGTTGTGAAAGTAATAACTGTTGTATTTGTGTTTGGATGAGAGATTGATGCTGGCTGAACTTCACTTGTGCCAATGAATACACGAACGATTGGATTATAGCCAAGGTTATGTGTAATTGTCCAAGTTGTTGATGAAGAATTTTGGTAGTGCGTATAAGCATATGTAGGACGCTGAAGACCATCGATATGTCCTGTAACTACAACTGCACGTCCTGTCATCAAAGTGCCTACAGTAACTGTTGCTGTATTTGGACCAGTTGTTTCGATAGAATCTGGAATGACAACCTTATTTGTGTTGTCATAAACTTGAATGTTAACACTTGTAGTGTTGAGACTATGTGTGATGTTCCAAGTAGTTGCTGCTGATTCTTGAGTATGTGTATAAGAAGAAATTTCTCTTGTTAGGGGAACCCAAATTGCAGGCAGAGGGTCAACTGCGGTGCAGATGTAAACAATACTGTTTACGAATGCAACTTGACCAACTTTTGGGTCAATTGGGAATGTTGTCAGAGTTGATAGAACAGCATTTTGCAGTTCATTTGTCTGAAGATTTGCATGTCCATAGAATTTCATAGCAGAACTTCCTTAAGTAGAGGAGTACATAATATTTATTGAAGAAATAAAAAAAGGGTGGCAAATGCCACCCTTTTGACTTAGAATTTAAGTTCTAAGATTTATGCACCAGCGGCTACGCCAGTTACCATTACCTGACCAGCGATTGCTGTGTTGAAGGTGACGGTTAGCTGTGTAGTGCTATTGAAAGTGATAGACTGTGGAATTACAACTTCATCAGCACTGTCTGCTACAGTGACGTTGCAGAACTTCTGACCTAGGCTGTGTGTAACAACCCAAGTTGATGCTGAAGCAAATGTCTCTGTGTGATAGATCTTGCGATTTACCCACTGTGAGCCATTGTAAATCAGAGCCTGACCACCAGTTGCTGATGTGATTGTGACATCATTATGTGCATCGATTGATGTAGAACCGACCAGTGCTGCACGTGATACTGGCTGCCAGTCACTTGCTGTCTTGGTTAGAATGTCATCTGTCGTAGCAGCATCGGCTAGTGAAACATTGGTTAGGTCATCTAGCGTTGCGGCTAGGCTGACTGCACCACCTGATACTGAGAAGAAGTCGCTGCTGAAGCTTGCAACACCTAGTGTAGATGTTGTTGCTGTAGCAACGCTTACTGTCATATCATTGGCTGTTCCAACGGCTGTTGTGATTGCACCAGAACCAGAGATGGTCATTGTCTCGCCTAGAGCAACTGCATCAGTGCCGGTATTACCAGCAAATGTTACTGTGCTGAAGGCTAGTTGGTTGTTATCAACACCGCCTGCCTTGATGCTTACTGCACCGCTTGCTACCGCGAAGTCACCTGAATCGAAAGATGCTGTGCCCTTTTGTGAGGTGCTTGCATCAGATGCAGTTACTACGAATACACCGCCTGATACTGAAGTTACGATACCCTGTACGGAATTACCTTGGATTTCAAGGGTACCGCCTAGAGCGATAGAACCAGTGCCTGAATCACCATCAGTATTGATGAAGTCATTCAACAGCATAGCGTTTGTTACGCCATCAGCAGGAATGTACAGACCAGTTGCGTCTTGCGTTAGACCACCTGCTGCAGCAAGCTTTAGGTGAAGCTTAGCAGCTGCGTTAGTTGAATATGCAGAACCATCTTGTGTTAGGATTAGACCGCCGCCGGTTGGGGCATATAGGTCAATACCGATTTCGTCAGATGGTAGTTCGGAGATACCAGCACCAAGATTTACGAAAATCGTGTTGCCAGAATTTCCAAGACCTGTACCCCATGTGTATAGAGCACCGCCTGTGAACTGTGAGAATGTGACAGAATCTGTACCAACTGTAGCAACGGTTGCTGTTTGTGTCCAGCCTGAGCTTTGGTTAACAGTACCTTCTTGTACGAACAGAGCAGCACCATCAAACTCAGCAGCATCATTCATATCAGCAGCGCGTACTGGAGCACCAGAAGCCTGAACAATATAGATGCCATTCTCAGAAGCAGTTGCCTGGTCCTTAATAAGGATACGATCGCCAGCAACTAGTGTTACGCCGTCAACTGTTTGACCTGCAGCAAAAGCTGTTGCCAATGTTGCTGGTCCTGTTGAAGCGACGCGAACTGCATCTTTCCATGATAGACCATTTGCTAGAGCATCTACATATGCCTTTGTGGCGGCTTCTGTATCTGCAGTTGGTGTAGCTAGACCAGTAATGGTATTACCACCCATGTTTAGCGTGCCAGTCATTGTATCGCCAGCGACGTTTACATATGTAGCATCAACTAGAGCAGTGATATCGGCTGTTGTTACAGCGGTATTTGCAGTTACGCGACCATAACCATCTAGTGTTACCTTTAGGAATGAACCGCCAGTTGCTTGTACTACTGCAGCAAGGTCAACGTTAGTGTTAGAAGCAACGCCGTCACCGTTTGTTACAACAACGTTTCCAGCAGTACCAGTGATTGCACGGGTTGTTGCTGTGCCGTCGCCTGTACGTACAACGTATCCAGTTGTTGCTAGACCTTCGTATGCATTCAGGTCATTTGCTAGAGCAAATGTTGGGTTACCAGCAACACCGTCTGGGTTGGTGATGGTGATACCTTCTGATGGAGCAATCAGGGTACGTGCATAAGCAGCAGTGCCATCAGCACTTACAACAACGATGCCACCAGTTAGGCTAGCGATTGCTGTTAGTGTTGAGTCAACTGGCTGAATGCCTAGAGTTGCTTGTGCAGTGGCTAGATCTGGATCATCAAGCAGTGTGCGTGCAAATGATGTCAGAGTTGTGCCAGTTGCAGAACCTGAACCGGTGAAGTATGGTAGTACGTCAGCACCTGAAACAACTGTTGCTAGAGCAGCAAGTTCAGCATCATAGCCTTGTACACCAGATGTTGCGCCTGGAGCAGCATTTACCCACTGACCAGAACCGTTGACGTATAGAACGTGTCCGGCTGTTGGAGCGGTTAGTGTTACGTCAGAAGCGTCGTCTAGAACTAGAGTACGATCTTCCCACTTGCTTGTGGAACCATTGTACTGTAGGAACTGACCACCTACTACGCCAGTAACATCAACGTCGTTTAGTTCAGCTAGGGCGTCCTTGCCTTCGATGGCTTGGTCTAGTTGATACAGAACGTCAGTATATGTTGTTGGTGCTGTTACATTGTTGAATGCTGAGAAAGCAGCAGCAACGAATGTGCCATCGGCAGGATTGATACCAGTGCCTAGAGCAGCCTCGAGGTTGTTGACTTCTGTCTGCAGTGCAGTAGCATCACCACCAGTTGCTAGGGCAACCCAGTTGCTGGTTGGTGCACCAACACCAATGTACAGAATACCTGCTGTTGTGTTGAAAATAACACGGCCGGAATCGGCAGCAACCCAAGTTGGGTTTGATGCTACCTTTTCGACACGTAGATTCTGGATTTCTGACGCTGATGAGGCATCAAATACCAGTGAGCCATTAATCTTCATAGTAATTTTCTCCTAAAAAAGGGTTGTGGTTAATTGATTCGCCTTGTGGCTGTCGTCAGCGCCTTTATAGCGTTGTTGAAAGAAACTGGTTCTACGAGACTTTTTCCTAAATCAAACTCATTTAGTAATGTCTCATCAACATCTAAGAAGCAGAATATACCACGGTTCCCCTGCTTCTCGATACGATCTAGTTTTTGACCATTGACTTTCAGTGTTGCTGCAAGTACAATGTCGCTTGTTTCAATATGTTTTTTCATTGTGTTTTGATATTTTGCAGTTCAAGTATATTTATTGATGTTCATCAGAAAATCAGCAATATTGCTCTACCAGTCAATGGGCTAGCAAATGCAATAGTTACCGTGTTCATATCAGTTATTACGACTGCATCTGGAATAAGTATGCTATCAGCATTATCCCATACAGACACCTGAACTCTCTTGCTATTTGCACCGTGTGCTACTACCCAAATTGCTGATGATAATAGTTGTACGTGTTCATAGCCCTGAACATCATTTGCTGTGAATGCACTGATCTGTGAATCAATACTTTCAATTACTTCCTGAACAGTATTACCAGATACATTTGTCAGACCAGTAGTGTTTGCAGAAATCTGTGCAGCCGTGTGCTTTGCAGGAAAAACTACTGCATTGAGGTGGTCAAGAATTTCAGAAATAGGGGTACCATTTACAGTACCGCTAATTAGTATATCAGTAACTGAGGTGGTGCCTGTAGGACCAATACTGAATACTGTAGGACCACCATTTATAGCCTTAATATCGACTAGATTTACAACCGGTGTTATCCCAACCATTGGCTGGATAGTAAATCCAATAGTTGATGGATCAGGTGTTTGAATATTAACCTGATCTAGATTAGAAACTGTTCCTTCTACTACGTTACTTGTACCTAGAACATTCAGATTTCCCTGAATAATAACAGTACCAGTGCTTGCATCAAAGATAAACTTATTATTGTTTAAGGCATTGAATACAATGTCCTTGCCAATTGTTGTGTTTATCTGCGCCGGCGTTAGTGAATTGCCATAGGCTACCTGTAGTGTAGTACCAGTGCCTGGCGTTGCAGATGTGGATGAACCATCATCAAAAAGAAGTCCTCTACCACCGACAGTGAATGTTGGTCCAGCAACACCGCCAATATTGATAATAGCGCCATCAGGAAGCCGTGAGAATTCGCCAAGGTCTTCAACAACATATACTGGTTTTAAGATAGTTGTCATATTACACCACCATCACATATAGTGAAACGCTGTTATCACCTTCTTCTACGTCAGCCTCTGGACTACTTACGTATGCGATAACACGAATTGATTGGTTTCCACCTGTCGGCGGGGCTTGTAGCGTAAATGTGTTGGTGAGCGTAGATCCACTTGCCATTGACACTACTGATGGTAATACCACAATATTCCTTGGCGGTGCAGTTGTAACTCTATTCAATGTAGAGCCAACAGGTAAACCGCTGACAGCAATTTGGTTTCCACTTAGATCAAGAACTTCAATACGCCGCACGACGTTAGTTGCAGTTAAGAAACCAGTATTTCTAGTTGTTATGACAATAGTAAATAATTGGTTTCTATCAACTTGCATTGGACCACCAATGTTGATCTCTAGGTTAGTAAACGTTCCAGAAGGTGGTGGAGTTGTTGCCGTTATGAATGATGTTTTTACTACCTGATTAGTCCCATAGGCATTTGCAACTTTCAGCCTTACGTTATAAACCCCTGAGGTGGTGTATGAATATGTCGGATTCTGCAGAGTTGAGTCTACTGAACCATCATTTGTAAAGTCCCATTCCCAAGAAGTTGGTGAATTGATAGAAAGATCTTGGAATTGCACTGTAAATGGTGCAATTCCAGTAGTAGTAAATGGTAGCACCGTAAAGTCTGGAACTGGAGAAAGTGGCGGTGGAGGTGGCGGTGGTGCTGGAACGTTAATAGTATCAAGCATTACCACTGGGTGTATATCAATGTAAATTGCATCTGTGTCAAACACATAACCAACTCTTTGTAGCACCCCTTGCACAGGAGGAATTAGCGTAAGTTCTCCAGTAGGACCACAGAAAAGAGGTCTGTTTACAGAATTTATTGGCCAAGACCAAGTGTTGTCTTTTACAAGTCCACCAGTAACAATAATTGATGTTTCGCCGGCATGCATATCTTCTAGTGCAATACCATCTACACGAGTCATTAAATCCGTATTTCGTGCTAAGATCGCTTTTCTTCCTGCCTGAAGGTGAATAAGGCTGTTCTTTGGAATATACTCATTTGCCATCAATGTCACAAGGTCAGATTCGAATCTGACACGGCGTGTACCAACGCCGACAACTGACATATCAGTTGTTGATGTAACAAATGATCCGTCTGACTGTCTTAATGGATTAAGAAATGAGTCAAGAATAATACTGCCAGTCTCAAAGTCTCCAGTTATGCCTACCTGTGTTCCAAGGGCATATGGCTTGATGATAGCAGATGAACTGTATGTTGCAGCAAATACCCTAATCTTCTCAATCCATTTGACTCCATTCCACACCTTCATTACGGTGTTTAGACTGTCAAACCAATGCTGGTCGATTGGAGGGCTTACAGGCGCAACACCTGAAATGATTGGCGGGTGAATTGTAATACCGCGTGTTATTTGGGCCGTAAGAAGATCAATGTCCCAGTAGAGATAATACGTTGTAGTGCCAGTAAATGGACCCCAAGCATTTCTTACTGTTTTAGTTTCTTCAAATACGTACGTCGCATTTTTATGTGCAAATATAATGACTGTAGGATCTGGTGATACTACTAAGTCAACAAACTGTACATTTAGCGGCGATTTCTGCAGAAAGGTAGGAGTGGCATTGACATCTGTCTGATATCTAGCAATACCTTGTCTAAAAGTTACGCGCACAAATTACTCCTTTTCGCAGCATGCAGTGATTTATTTTTATATGCATATAACAAGATATTTCACCTTTGCTGCGTATTGATATGGTTATGGTTATGGATATAGTTGTTATATTCAAACAATATTTACTGTACTTATACAGTATTATTGCGGTAATTACGACACTGACACGGTCAACGTATAAACAATTGTCAGTTCACGATTTCCAGTGTGTTCAATTGGGCTAAAGATTAAATGTGACAGCATTAGTTCATCTGCACCATTCAGTAGGTTAGAGTCTGTTTGCTTGGTGAAAAGACCAAGTTCATCAAAGAAGAATGTACCTTCTGGATTTAGACTTGGGTCACCATCGCCCCCGTCTGTTGGATTATTGATAGCCTCATTTGAAGAAACAACGCAAGTAACAATTACTCGGGTGTTTGTTGAAGCAGGAATATTTGTATAAACAACAGAATTTCCTGGATATGCAGAGATGCTTGCATCTTCATCATCAACAACCTCTGCATATGTTGCATTGTAAAGATCTGCAGTGTCACCAGTGGTAATAGGTGGCTGAAATACTATCTGCATAGAAGCATCGATGTATGTACCACCATTCCCAAGTTTCATTTTAAAAACTTGATGATTTACAGAATTTGCTAGTCCCCTAGCAATTGCTGTAGCCATATTCTTAGGATGAATAGCATTTTGCTTGTCAACCAGCACTTCTCCTGTGGTATTGTCCTTAATAAGAACATGACCGGAAACTAACGTTTTGAATGTCTCTTGCATATCTTCCTCACATTGATTTGGATGTATTTATTCGGCAGGTCACGTAGTTATAACCTTCGCTTCTTCTGTAGAAGCCATACTAAACCTAAATTTTCGAGCATTTATCTGCTCTACATATGAAATAGTTAGCGGAGTTGTGATGGTAGGCGTCAAAATTCTAAAAACTGGGAAAACTGGAATGGTCGGCGCCGCATAGTTGATTGGTGGTGCAGGGAACGTTATTTCAAACACCCTTGCAGCAATAGATGTAGTAAATGGCGTATCTAAAGTAGAATATGATGCGCTGGGTGGAACAGGATAGGGGAAGGTATAGTTATTTGCAGGGTTCATTGATGCACCCGCTGTAAAATAAACAATCACATCTCCATCAGCATCAAAGCCACCAGAGCCATATCCACTTTCATCGTAGGATAAAGGTAAAACGTTTGCAACAGCAGAAAATGCCTCAGATATATTTGAAGTCGCAGTAGAAGAATCTGTCTTATTAATATCAGCGGCCATCCCGCGCTTTGGAATTCCAAGAGTTGGCTCAACGCCGCCTGCAGCATATGCATCAGCATCAAGCGCTGTTAGGAACTGCATCAGCGAAGTTGCACCAATCCCACCGGGCTGAAGGTAATCATCTATCAAATAAGAAATACTAGTTAACTCTGCCAACTGCTCAGCAGTAAGAATTGGCAGAGAGTTTAAATATACCGCCCTAAGGAAGTTATCAACAAGCGGCGTGCCAGTATCATACTGACCGCTAGCAGCAGCCAAACTTATAAAATCAATTCCGAGCGCATCTTCTGCATCATAGGGTAAATTGCTATATCCTGGTAGGAAGCCATCAAATGGACCATCAGCGACGTTTGCATTTACATTCTCAAACTGATTTAGATCAATGTTTATGGTGTGATTATCGATTGCTGAGATGGTCATTACATCTGAGAATAACGCATTTTCAAAAAGAGCGCCACCGCTGGTTAGAAAGTTTACCTTCTCAGAAATAAGAACTCTTACATTTTCATTTAGGTGAGAGCCATAGGTGATGACATTTGCCTGTGAATTAAGTGGAAGGTACTTGTTAAAGAATGCTTCATCCCATTGAAATCTTATAGGCTCATTTAATGTACCTAGTGTGTAAATCGTTCCTACACTTTCTCCCGATGATGCGCTTTTAACACGCATTTCAGTTGCAGTATCTGGGAGGTGGGCAAAAGAAGAAACAGCATCATATCCATCAACCTTTAGCGGTAACCAATTGTTCAGTAAAATTGCTTCAGGCGAATATGTCTCAACTGGCGGCGCACCGAAATACGTGCCAGTAGATAGGTCAATAAAATCTGGGTCAATCGAAAAGGGCGACAATGGCAAAAGCGTCGGGGGCGTTGGTAAAATTGAGTAATCTAGATTTATTGCAAGCCTTCCTACTTCTGCTTTCTTTACATTTACAAAGTCATCTGTTTTAGGTTGCAGTGCACCAACGTCAGATTTAAAAATAACAGTGTCCTGCGCGTTCCAAAAATCTAATTCATCAGGGTATGTACATACTTGAAATGTTGTAGATGGATCTGAAAGGATAACTTTTATATACTTGTCAATGAATACACCAGTTGATGGACAGAAATCAACAATACCCACATCAGAACGGTTAACCATAAAGGTTATGGTACTACCATCAACAACCCTATTAAATGTATAAACAAGTGAAGGTGTATCTGGACGTACTTGACTTACACTAATTCGTGTATAATCACCATCGCTAGATGCTATGGGTTGATTATTCTTAAAGACAATAGCCAATGTCTCATCAATCTTAAATCCAATTTTTCCATTCCAGTACCACTTACCATATTCAGCCATTGGCTGCCAACCACTTACAGAACCATGCACAAGCACCGCCGGCTTTTCATCATATGTGCTGAAATAGAACTCATCACCAGAAGCAAAACCTAATATAGATGGAATAATGGTAAAATATAGGTAATCATCTTTATATGTAAGATTTCGATTTACCCATGCTCCAGGCACACTCAAATTTCCTGTTACTGGATATCCAGTAACAGTTGAACCTGCTAAAGTGCCGGTGGTGTATATGCCTGTTAGCGTGTACTGGTCAGACGAATTAAAGGTAATTGTCCAATCGGCAGCAGGACTGTTGAAAAACCCTTCACCATACATAGCAATTCTTGGCACATTTGGTGATGAAAAGATTGCTGGAATTGGGTCTTGTATTGGACCAGGATTTGTCACTCTAAAGAAGAATACATCACCGCCACTAATTCCAGTATCGCTGGTAACTGCGATAAATGGCTTTGATGTAAATGGGATTGTTAAACTTATGCCAAGAGAAGCATTTGAGTATGGAACATTTACTGGAACAGATATTGCGCTTGACCAAGTGGTTCCACCATCATCAGAATACTGTAGGCCAAATGTTTGTGCATAGAATACTTGAAGGTCTGGAGAAGGATTTGGATCTCCAGGCATTGAAACAACTGGCACACTTGTCAGCGAAGGGTCAGGCGCAATTCCAGAAGTTGGTCCAGCAAGGTCAATCACATTAGTAGGACCACTTCCATCCTTTTGCAGAACTGCAATTGGTGCTCCGTCTGGCGCAGCGGTAAGTTTGAATTGTCTTCCATCTACCACTGCTTGTGTCAGGGCAAGACCAAGTGAATTGATATCAAAGTCAAAGAACCTGCTGTCATATCTAAAATCTAAAGGCACATTGTACAGCGGGTCAGATGAATTCTGGTTTTCATAAACTACAGTCTGATTATCATAACTGTCAAGATCATAGCCATAGTAAAGACCTAGATCAAAATGCTGTGGCGGTTCATTTATGATGTTTATTAGGAACTGGTCACCAGCTGCAAACGGCTGGGCTGACCCTGCCATAATAGTAAACTGAAGACGCCCATCATTGAATGGAACCCCAACAGTAACAGATCCAGTATATGAAGGCTCGATAGTGCTTGACAGACTAAATGTTGTTCCAGATGTAGCAGTCAGAATTATTGTCCCAGTTGGAATAGTTCCATCAATAATAGTTACTTGACCTATAACTGTAGTTGCACTTTGGATATACCCAAAACGAGTAGAAACAAAAGAAGGTCTGCTATATGATTGTGGATTTGTCTTGATAATATTCCAAACTTCTAGCGGAGCAGTATTGTCAATAACTATCTTGCCGTCTGGAGTTAGAATATACTCATCACCTAGCGTTAGTGTACCTGCAGAAGTGCTGCTATCAAATGTAAGATAGGGACTTGTAAATGAACTACCTACAACAAATGCCCCTATTAACCCATAATTTTTTCCAGTCACTGAAACAACCTGAGGAACGGTGTCAATGACCTTTAGCGTCCATTCATCTGAATCTGTTCCAAATACAGCCACTACATTTGAAATAGTAAAGCCTGCAGCAACTATTCCATCATAGAATGCACCACCATTTTCTCTTAATCTTAAATCAGAAAAATGATTGAAATATAGAGAGGGAGATAGTTGACTTAATTTTTCATTTACATACTTGCTCGTCGGAGTTGGATATGAATCTTGACCAATCCACCCTGAGTATCCAGATAACGCTGGTGTAATATTCTTTATAAGAATTGCATCACCAGATGTAGCGGCTGAAAATGTGACTACTGTAGTATTTGCTGATGTATTACTGATAAACGCAGGTGTAATTACAGCACCAAATTCATTCTTTATCATTACATTATCTGGTGCACCGCCAAGATTATGTGTTATATTCCATACCGTTGATGCTATAGATTGGCTAAAATAGAAAGTAGTACATAGCGAATTAAGCAGTGCTTCATACGAAGTCGGCATACTTGGTAAATCAACAGCAGATATTAGTGTTGCAAGTTCAGCAGATGCAGCAGCATTTGGATAGGAAACAAGATGTACTTCAATTTGTCCAAGTAAAGACCTAACTTGCCTGTTTATGCTGTTTGGGTTTAGTACGTCAAGAGCAACACTTTGAAGAGCAAGAGTAGTTGTAAGCACCACACTCTCTGCTCGTGTTTCCTGCCACCTACGATTTTGGTCTAATTCGGTTGGACTTGGTGTAGAAACTCTAAATTCGTTTGACCCATAGTTATGGAAATAATCAAGTCCCTCAATAAGCGATAAAGTACTACCAGCACTTTTCTGTATATTTGCGTCAAAAATTCCGGCGCTAGTTCTCTTGTTGAAAACAGTTGGCACTAAAGCCATATCAGTGTTTTCATCTCTTCCTACCTTGAAGCCACCAAGAGAATTTAGAGGATCATCATTTTTATAGTTGCTGAAAATAAATGGAGACACAACTCGTTGGAGCGGAAAAGCCCTATTTGCCGGATTTGCATCTGAAAAGAAGTTATATCCCCATGCTGCCTTCGTCATCAACCTGCTGAAGATTGAATCCTCCATCTTTACGTTGATAGTATCCTCAAACTGATATTCAACTGCAATTTCAGTTATCTTTGAGTGGTATGGCTTAGTGTCAAGCGCAAAGTCAACTAGACTTTGAACATACGTTGAACTTTTGTTTAGCAGTTTATTCATATGTTGGTACTACGTTTCCGGCGCGTTTTTCTTGAATTGAATAAATGGAAAGCCTTGATGTCTTGAAAATATCGGTAAGTTCAAAGTTACTTGCCAGTATGTCCTCAAGCGCGGCAAAGAAAATTTCATTAATTTGGGCAACAGATGCTGATGTCCAAATATCAGTCATTGTTGATCTTATCTGGGCAGATGTTGAGAAGAATACTTGCTCAACCTGAAGTGCCTTTGTTTTCTTTGCTTCCTGCTTTTCAATCGGGTTATCATATTCATCTGTTGATGCAATATCAACCACCGCATCAATAAATTCAATATAGTCAGGCACTATTTCTGTCATTGTTTCTTCAGTTTGTTTAGTATTTACTATAGTGTAAGAAACTGATGACCTGAGCAAATTAGAAGGAGCAAGAGTTTGCTCATTACCAAAGCCATACCTTGTAGTTGTTCCATTTCTTTCATCATAAAGAACTCGACGCAAAGAAGGAACTGGATTTAAAGCAGCATCTAGTCCTGCCATGCTATCAACTAACTTCAACCATAATTTCTCAGGGATCTTTGACTTCTGGGCAGGTCTAATTAGCCCCCATTCTGTGTGAGTATTCTTCAAGTCAAGTTCATTTGGGTCGTCTCTAAGAGTAAAGTTTCTGGTAAATCTGAGTTTGAAGGTATCATCCTTAGTAACAACATAAGACAGACCAGAAATTGTGATAGCATCATATCTCCAAGGCAGAATTGTTGGAACCGTCTGTGCTGGAAGAATATTCTGGAACGTAAGGAAGTTTACAGGACCGGTTCTTAAATTGTCTGTTATGGCCTGTACAGACATTTTCTTTCCAGTTGCAACTGTTGACTTATTTTTTACCCAGAAGTAATAGTAGATGGTGTTTAGGTTTCCATCCTTATCTCTCACTTCCTGTGCAACATATTCATAGTCCTTCTTGTATTGTCTCCTGAATGACAGGTCATCTTCGACATCTGGATTGAATCCCAGTTCAGATGCAGGTGGATTATACTTGCGCATAATTATATCTACAGTGAACCCTTGCTGCACATTCAGAACGGTAAGTTCTCCACCAGATATTTCATATGCTGCTTTCAACTGAGCAATTCCATTTACATAGACTGCGGTGCGGCTAACATCAAACTTGGTGAGTGAAAAATCAAACTCAGAAATATTGAATAGCATATCAGCAGTTGTTGCTGAAATTCTTGAGACCTTTATATCCTGTAGTTTTTCCCACTCTGTCCAATCACTTAGGTATCTTGGTACTACTGTCCCATCGTTTAATGTGAGCGGATTTTCTGTGTACTCAACTGCTTCCTGCAGGTCATCAAAAGTAGGATAGAACTCCTTTGCCTCTCCAACATATGGTTTCCAACTGCTGCTTGGTTGTTTACCATCACTGTTCAATTCAGCCTGTGTTGGAACATTCCATACACGCCAGCCAATCTCATTGTTATATGCGTACAGTGTATCTGTGGTATCATTTGTATATTGACCATCTTCTGCTGCAATAATCCAATTTACAGTGACAGCGTCTTTAATAAGTAGGGTGTTTGTTCCATATGCCTGCCCTATTGCTCTTACCGCAAAATCACCATCAACTATACCAGTTGTAGATGACACCACCCTAAATCTTAAACCAAGTTCAGTTATAGTATAGTCATAAATTGAACCATTGGTCACTGAAGTTACTAATGGGTCCTGTACGAATGGGTCAAGAGCGGTACCAGACCCTGAACCAGCAATTCTAATTGTATACGCAAGAAAACGAGAATATTCGCCAGTTGATACCTCTGTCACGCGAATATAGAAGTTGTGGTCCCAAAGCGCAATTAGATTGCCATCAATATCAGTTAACTGATTTACATCTTGTTCTTGGGTAACTGCTATCTCTCCAATAAAGCGGGTATCTGGGTAAGAAACAGCCTCAACTGAAACTGAACAAGTAAAATCATCAGGACCCACGCTTGAAATAACAGTAGTTGGTATTGGTGCAAGTGATGTTCCAGATGAACTGTCCAGAAGTAGTTGCTGGAAGGTATCATTTATAACACCCTCTGATAATGGTCCAGGAGAAACTCCATGTTGCCAAGTGCCAACTCTATCTCCAGAAATGATACCCAGTTGCGCAAATGAGCCGGTGTCTAAGAATATGAATTCACCGTTTACAACTAATCCAACAGAGTTTGTAATGTCACCGCTGTACTTCATAGGTGGTCTATCACCCCAATCAACATCAGTTGCAACAGGTGAAAATGACCAAGCGACAGGTGCAATCTTATAAATTCTATCACGGGCATAAAGTTCCTCAAGCGCAACTTGCCCAGATGCTTTTACAGTGTCATCAATATCTGCATTGCCGGCGTCAATTCGTGCAAGAGCATCGTACTCAGATGGTGGCACGGCAGATTTTACCCACTCATAAACATCAATAGTTGCATAATCGGCAAGTGCTCCCCAGCGGCTTAGTCTTTCTGCTCTATTTGGGAAAACAAATGAATCATAATAAGGGACATAGAACAAATTTTTTGTGTTAAACCAAATTCTTCCTACCTCTTTATCTCCCCAAGCACGAAGTGCATCGTATGCAGGATTATTAATTAGCAGTGTTGAATAGTTGTACTTTGCAGGATTTTCAGAACTAATAATATTAACTGATTCTAGTGCAACAGGTGAGTGCTTTCCAGTAGCAGGGTGCCATAGTGGAATTTCTTCAACTAGTTCATCGTCTTCATAGTTAAACAATTTTATTGGATTATAGCGTGGTGTTGCTGCTCCATAACCGGTAATTGTTATCGTTCCATTAGCAGTCGCAAGTAAAGAAGCTGCATTTAGCTGTGTGACAGAGCCAGAAATGATTAGGGCATCTGCAATGAATGGTAGTTGAACTATCTCATTCATAGTAACCGTTTTGGAGAAACTACCAACTGGTTCTGCCTTAAAGAAGGTGTCTTGATTTAGGTCATCAATTGTGAACCAGCGGTGTTCGTCAAAGCGTGTAATCTGGGTAAAGTTGGGAAGTTCAACCGCGGCATCAAACTGGAGTTGAGTGAACTGCTGCAGGCAGTCCTGCACCTGAACACGAAGTTCAGGGAAGGTCTTCTGACGCGCATCACCGTATTCAGCAATCTTATAAGCCCAATATTCGTCAAGTTTTGCATCTTTGAAGCGGTTGTTGTTCAGATACGCGTCGATGGACATATTGGTTCCCTTCGACTGTATCAGCCCTCTCCAGAAATTAAACTGTGAACGGTCAGTAATATCAAGACTGGTAAAGTAGTCTTTTGTGTTGAAGCCTAAAAGAGCAAGCGCATTCTTAGTTGTTTTTGTGTTTTCAAAAACTTCATTTGCATCATATAGCGCAGCAAGGTTATCTGTACTTGCCTGAAGGTTCTGCTTAACTTCATTTCCAACTAGATAGTAACCACCAAACTCAGGTCTGAGGGTGCCGCCGATTTGTTTTCTACCATTAAACTTATATGTTACTGTACGAGCACCAGAAAATGGGTCATATAGCACCCCATTGCTTTCTGAGGGATCAACATAGTTTTCAAAAACAAACAGATGCTCAAATTCATCAATCAACGCATGTATTGAAAACATTGGGGATACTGCATCGATGTGTGATTTTTGATTTGTTCTAGAAACAAATACGTCATTCTTACTTAACTTACTTCCGTTAATATCAAATACGGCAGCATGGCTGTAGATATCAAACAACACCTCATTCCCAAATGTTCCAAGCAGCCCAGAAGACTGTTTAACTTGTACTTGATCAATAAATGGATTGACAATAACACCCTGTCCTGGGTCTATTCCTCTATACACTCTATCAACAAATTTTTCGAATTCAAGTTGCCAGTCTCTATTTCTTCCAGTTTCAGCATCTATATTTGTTCCATCAATATACGTAAATTCCCAGCCTTGGTCTTCAGTATATTGTGCATACCCAAATAGGAAGTCAAGAACATTCTGTATGCCAGTTATTGTCTGTGGTAGTTGTGTCGTAACAGTAGCATTCTTCTCAAGAGGTTGCGTCCAAGCCAAATTCGTTGCAGACTGGTCAAGAGCATAGAATGTCTGTCTAGCAGATGTAGGTGAGAATGTATAGTATGTGATGTCTAAAAATCTTGGATTATACCCTTCTATTCTAAATGACCAATCACTACCATCACCTGCTGGGTAGTTCATCTGGAAACCATTTTGAATTGCAACGGTTCCATATTGCTGTACCGTAATTCTTAAGCCCTGTAACCATATGCTTTTCATGCCGTCATTCTTTTTAAACAACAAAGAATAAGACGCTGGGCTAAGAGTACTTGTTTCAGTAAAAATCTTTAGGTCATCAGTTGCTATTAAGCCACCAGCCCGGTGACCCATGTTTACATCCCATTCTCTAAATGCATTTATTGCATAACTGGTGGTTGTGTCAGTGGAAATTTCTCTTAGAGAGTTTGTAAAAATTTGACCAAAACCGTAAATTTGATGATAGATTGCAGGAGTAAATACCACCTGAAGATTTGTTCCGTCGGCATTTGCAGTTACTCTTACCTTATCACCCATCTTAAATGGATAGCCTTTATCTTCAATAAAGAAACTGGATGAAAGCATAGTTATGCCAGAAGCAGAGAAGATGTTAGAAAGCCCTTCTTGTACGTATCCAATAATTGTGCCATCTGCTGTTCTCACGCTGAAGTTCTGACGCCTGTTTATGTCATATGCATCATATTGAATGGTAAGATCAACTGCAGAAGTTCCTGTTACCGAAGTAAAGTTAAATGCCGTTGTCCTATCAATACTCTTCAGAGGCTCACCGTGCAACTTGAAGTACTGGTGGCGTGGCATGTTTAGGTCATATCCATCGTAGAGGATGCCATCAACTTCTACCCAATTAAAGCCCCAGCAGAAACCCAGGAACGCGAGTGGGTCAAATCTAAATAGCGCTTTTGCTTTAGAATAACCATAGTCAATTGAACGTGACCATACTTCTTCCACTGGGCTTCCTTCACCAAACTGATAAGGAGCAGCAACTCCAGGAGGAATAGAATTTGTTAGTGCAAAAGATGCAATTTGATTTGTTACACCAGGAGTTGCTGGTGCAATTGTTGGCTCAATAAACCATTGCTTAATATATGGTGGTAGCAAGGCATCTGTCCATGGATTTACGCTTAGCCTTAGAGTTGGGTAAATAGCCAAAATATCTACCCACATTTCGGTACTCCATGCCCGTACCTGAGCAATATTGACTGGATCTGTACCAACGGCTGCAACGGTACCTGTCAGCGCCCAAACTGTACCTGCTTGTGAGTTGCCCTGCTCAACATTAAAGAACGTCTTAAACGCCAATGGGGCGGCAGTCCTAGCCCAAGGTCCGGGTGAAACAATCCAGGCACCATTATTTTGTGGTAGCACCTCAGAAGTTAGTAGAACAACATCACCACTTGACAATGCCACATCATCGATAGTTGTCAGACCAAATAATGTGGTAGATGCAGATGTATTAGTTTCAACAGCACGAACAGAGCCACCATTTATAAATGTACCATCTAGTAAATCATCAGGTGTGGCAAAAGGTGTGTATGCTACTTGCTGTAGCGGTGTCAGTGATGACCACCATGCGCTAAAAGTAGAAAAACCAAAAAGTTTCCAAGGTTCTAGATTTGGGCGCTCAGTTGGAATAATCCCTACAAATGTCTGTTGGTGAGCCATCATGGCATTGTACCAACGTGCTGGAACTGTAGGAGTTGTTACGGGCGCAAATGCAATTGATTGAGAATAATTCCAAGTAAATGGGTCAGTAGCATCATAGTTTGTACCAAGTGGATCTAAACCATTTACAGCAGCAAATGTGAATAACTCGCGACGTAGTTGTTCTTGAAATGATTGATTTGTCACAATTGCAGAAAAATCGTATCTTCGTTGATTTTGGTTTATATCACCATAGAGACGCTGTTCTACTAACAACAGCATCTCATTTAATGTTGCTGCAAGATCAACTTGGGTCCAATATGTTATGTGCGTTGGCTGTAAATCCCATGTAATGCCATTGCTAATATACAATTGGCTACTGCTTCTCTTAAACCAAACTGTTCCTGCAACGGAAGCATCAGGTGTGGCTTCAGTATCAAAATCTACGGCAAATGAATAAACTTCACCTGTGGGTGGTAGCCAAAATTCACCTTTGTAAGGAACGGGAGGTGGGGTTGCAGAGAATGAACCTACGGCAGGTGTTTCTGTACCATCACTCCTAAGAATATTTTTACCAGCATATGCACCAAAAATCTGCTGTTTAAATGTTTCATCATTCACAAATGGTACCGTGGCGTGTCCATCATGATGAATAAACAGCGTGCTTCCAAGAACAGGATCAAACATGTATGTTGGAACAACTGGCTCTAGAATTCCTAGTGAAGGCAGCGTAATTGGAAATCCTAAAACACCAGCCGTTGTGTCAAACATTACTGTTCTTACTTGATGATCAAGCGAACGAAGTTGTAAGACATACTCAAGAAGCGATTCTACTTTTGCTGTTCCTGCAGGCGTACCATCACTAGTAACAGTTTCATTTGTTGAAAAATATTCAACAATCTTTTGCATGTAGATATCTCTGACAGCATTCAGTGCATTATCATATAGGCGCTGGGCAAGGTCAATCACAGAAACAGGTGTAAGGTCCTTCTGCATTAATAGAGATGCTAGAAGAGTGTGCTGCTCACTCCATAGTTTTATATTTCCACCAAAAGCATAATCTGTTGGTCGCCCCTCAACTTGATTTCCAAGGATACTTCGGAAGTGAGAGTAAATTGATCCTTCAGCAATTTCAGCGCGAGATTCATTGTATGGGTTGTTAATAAATGTTCTTGATGACTGCCAGGCACCAATCCCATTAATATCACCAGCGTATCCACCAAATAAGTCATTTACTACGCTATCTTCATTTCTGAAAACATAGCGAGGACGCTCAAGATTTGCAATTCTAATAATGAAAGTATCACCAGCCGAAAATGGTGTAATTCCAGCATTTATGGTAAATGAAATTTCTCCATTATCATATGCAATTCCAACCACCACCTGATTGAATGGCACTGGTAGTTCAACCATCTTTGAGCCAGATATATCAAACGTTGTTGGTCCAGTCGCTGTCAAAGTCCAAATTTGCTGCTGTGTAAATTCACTTGGTGTAACAGTGGTGATGGCACCATCACCACTGCCATTAAATGTGACATCAACTGTGCTTGGGGAGTTATAACCTGCTAACCAAATAGTTTTTAGAAGGTTATCTTGTTTGAAAAATAAAATTCGTTGGTCATTATCTACACAGCCATGATTGAATATAAAGTCAGCACTTTCGTTGGTGCTTCGTCTTATTCTTCTCTGTAGTGCCACATCTACTTCTGCTGTTGGGTCTTCTTCATAATAGAAAATTGAACTGACTAAACCTGAATGGTGATTATCATATGTGAAAAGGTCAAACAGTGGAAGTTGATTAAACTCACTTTTTTCTTGCTTGTAGTTGCTTCCTAGTAATTCACTGTCTTGTGCAACACCATCAACAACGCGAGAATTTAATTGGACATCTGCGTAATATTCAATAATTGGGCGTGTTGCTTGAATTATATTTGATCTTGGAATTCCAAGGGCATCAACTTCACTTCCCTTTAGCCAAAGGTTGCCTTCCTGCCAATCATTGGTCAAACTTTCAGTTAGCCCAGTGTCAATCCAACCCCACGCACTCGGCGCACCCAATGATTCCCAAACTTTTCCGCCATATAGAGTACCTAGTTCAGTAAATGTTCTTGCGCCAATTGACCAGGTATCAGTATCAAAGTCAGGGGCACGCGTCCACACTTGCTTTGAAACAATATAAATTCCGCTTATGGGCGCTGGTGCCTGAATTAAAACTCTATCACCTTCACGAAGTTGAACTCCGTCTATTGTTTGAAAGACATCTAGTGCTTGAACTCCACTTATTTTTGGCTTTATTCCAAGTGAGCCTGAAAAATTTAGTGAATAGGCATCAGTGAGAAATGTAGTATCGATTGCTATGGTGTCTGCTGCAACATAACTTGTCCAGCCATCATGTGTGCCAAAACTATCAAAAGTTGGCTCACGTGTAATTTTAAATTCAAGTAGGGTAAAGGTGCCTTGAGGACCAGTGACCTGATAGGAAAATGGTCTCTCATCATCAGCAGGATTAACAATACCGGTTGGCAGTATAGGCAGATTGTAGGAAGCAGGAATGGGAGAATATAAACCTCCTGGTCCCTGTAGCGCTGCAGAAGGAGTAATTGTAAAGTTATATGCGTCAAGAAACTGTACGGTAAATGACTGGTCTAAGAATCCTGAGCCAGTTAGTACATATGAATCAAGTGGTCCAGACGATACACGCACATTTAGTTTTACTAAATCTGTAAGTGCTGGCTTTTTAATGACATAGTATTCTGGAAGTAGTTCAGGATTCCATTCCATTTCTGGAATAGCATCAATTGCCTTTCCTATCCAGTAGTACTTGTAGAAATTTACAAACTTGTCAAAGTCTACAGGTGGCTTAAAGTTATTGCCCTGGCTGTACAGCCAGTTTTGTGAATTTGCATCAATTCCAAGTCGCTCTGCTTTTTTCAGAATGTCTTGGAATGTAAATGGAATATGCTCACTGCCAACCTTAAAGTTGAGAACTGGCGTAATAGCATTGATATCACGCTCTACTGTAAGTTGGGTAATTTTTGGAGATTTATCTTCCTCAGCACTGGGCTTCTTTCCAATATACCCGTATAGTGGAACAGATTCATCTCTAGTCATGAACCGGTTGAACAGATTATCCAACAATCCCGTTACGACGCTGTTCCTCAGGTTCTTGGGAACATACTGAATCAGATTGTTGAAAGGTAGAACGTAATCAGGTTGTTGTGCCATTTGCTATCACGAAAATATTATCTGATAGCATATTTATGCAGAAGACTGATGCTTCTCGGCGGCGACTTTTGGATAGACTTTATGTTTTTTCTGCGGCCTCAAGTTTTGCAAAGCCTGCTTCAAGTTCTTCTGGATATGGATAATAATCTTCTTGCTGTCTATTAACTAGTACCAACTTATTGTCTTTACCCATTTTCTTTAGCATAAACTGTTTGTCAAAATAATCTGCAAGTGGGTAAACTACATCTTTAGGGCTGTCTAGTTTTAAAATAAAGCGCCAGTTTCCATCTTTTCGCATGTCTTCCTTTTGTATTTTTTCACCAGCATTGAATCGTAATTTACCAACATAAAGTTTTCTGCCAAGTGTAAATGGACGTCGAAAGCGCGCTACTACGTAAATTGGTTCCTTTCCAAATTTACGCTCAAGTATACCTGCCAACACCGATTCATTTTCATCAAGAATTTCAGTTAGTTTCATAATTCATTCACCTTGACTGTCTAATTACTGTTGGTGTAAGCGCCTCAACTACTTCAATATCAGAAAGTTCTGCAGCAGATTGTAGAATTTCATCATGACCGCTCTGAACAGTGAAGAGCGAGCCGAAAGAATTGCTACTATAGACAGGTACAAGTACTACAGAGGAGATATCTGCAGGCAGCCTCTGGTGGATAAGCGTTATAAGTTCGGTTGCATAGAATGTGTCTCCAAAATCCCAGTTGTCAATATCAAAGAAGATATTGATGACATTTAGAATTTCTTCCTTGATGCGCTCATTAGTCAGAGAAGCACCTGCACTTCTAACAACTTTGAATTTTGCTCTGAGTTGTGGCTCTGCCATATTACCAAAGAGCAACCTAATCTTTCCTGGGTGTAGAACGACGGTATCTGACAGCATCTTATTCTTCAACAGATAACCATATGAAGAACGAAGTTCAAGTGGAGTTGGAGCAACTGCTGGGGTAGTACTTACACCACGAATGTAACTGATGACATTATCATAGTAGCCGCGCGTCATCAGATACACATCATGAATATTTGTCACAGATGGATCAATGATGTTAGTAAATGGAGAGAAATGTGACCACATAAAGTCGAGCCCAGTATCTCCACCGAGAGTTGGCATTCTCAGTCTTCTTCCATACCATACAGTATCACCACTATCATACACTGCGAGCGCACCTGGTGGAGCAACGCCAAATGCAGCAATTGCATCTGCTAGTTGAGCACCCTCAAGCAGAACTTCTGGTGCCCCTACTATAAAGTACTCATATGAAGGGGAACCAGTTCCTGTTCCTGCAAAGTTTTCAAACTGAAGCAGTCGGTCAGGAATGAGATTTCCACTTTCATCCTCATTTAGCAAGTCTGTTGGAACAATTTCCAGTCTATTGAAATTAGTAATGCCATCGCTGTCAACTACAGCGCCAACAACGTCATATACTTGATTTTTGCCAAGGAGTTCACCATTCCAATTTAGATTTGATCGTAGAATTTTAACATTATCAAAGACAACTTTCTTTGTTTCATTGTCAATAAGTTGATCCACCGCATTAAACCAAAACTTAGTTGTCAGACTTTCAATCACCAACTTTAGTTCACGACTATGAACTTCATATCCAATTACATTATTGGTTGGCTGCTGACGAATCTTACGCACAAAAATTAGCCATGAATGTTGTCTAAGGGTTGGGTCAGTTTCTTCAGTTGTAAATTTCTGGTCAAAATACTCACTATCAACAATTCCTGATGAATATGCTGGCATTTCAGAGAAGCCTAAAATCTGCCACCATCCATTCAAATTGAATACTTGTGTGGCATCAGATGGGTAGGTGCGAGCAGACAGACTACCCGCTGAAGAGGTATCAAGAATAAATGCATCTCCCTGCTCAAATGGAATTGTGCCGACAGTCACCAAAAACATTTCAACTGGGGTAATCTGCCCCTCAGGCAAGAAGTAATAAACCTCGCCAACTGTTGCTGATGGGAATGTACCTCTTAAGTTGCTTCGTACAGAAATAGTTTCACCGTCTGTTTGAACTTCTAACGTGAATACTTCTCCATTCATCCAATAGTTTGAAGCAACCCAATCGGTGTTATATGTTGTGACATCAATACTACCATTTCCAATACCATTCGTATAGCGATTATAGCGAAGACCAAAATAATCTTGATCTGCAATAGGCTGAAGCCCTGAACCGATATCTCCTGGTGGAAACTTATTCACACCATCTATTGTTCTTGGCAGATTTTGCTGATAGATTTTGCTGTCATCTTTTGGGAATAAATCTGGATCTGGAATTCTACCAAGAATGGTGCCATCGCCGAGAACTACAGTTTCAAGAGGTTCGCCATAGTAGTGACGGTCAATCAGCGCCTGAATTGCAGTTTTTTCCTTTAAAGAACCATCTGCAGTAACTGCAGAAATTAGACTAACGAATGAGTTGTTTTTATCAAAATAGATACCACCTCTATTATCTTCAATAAACTTCCTTCTTGGAGAAGATACAACACCCTTCATAATTGGGTCACTTGCTGAAATGTGCAGCATCATATTAATTACGCCACTGGTATTCATTAGTGGCTCAATAATGCTGTCAATAAGTGCTCTTCCACTTATTGATGTTGTTTGCGAATTTACCCCAATGGAATAACGCATCGTTAGGTCATCGCCAAACAGTTTTACATTTTCATATGAACCAGAAGCATCATTCCAGTCAATGTATTTTGGTTGACCTGCAAAAGTTCGATTGATAGCCTTCAGTCTAAGAATGGTTGGATCCTTCAACATATATGTGTTGTAGTCCTGACCATTTACCATTCTATTTTGTGCGTAGTATGTGGCTGGAGAAGACCGACGAATATGCTCAATACTTTCAGTTGCAGAACCATTCTGAAGAGTACTAGTGAGGCTGAACGTAATACCACACGTCTCAGCATTTCCAGAAGACCCTGTGTATGAGAAGTTCATTCCCTGATTTACAAGTCTATTCTTCTGAATTACTAGACTTCTGCCAGCAGACTGTCTTACCCAGAACCTAAACGTTCCTTGAGGAATATCGCTGAAGTCACCATCACCAAATATTACTTTTATTCTGTCATTTTCTAGAGTATCAACCTCGAACTTCTTACGTGTGTCTCTAATCTCATTGAACGTAAGGTTTTGCTCAGAGATGCTATCGACTTGTTTCCAGCGCTCAATAATTCTATCGAAGGTATCAATTCGCTGAACCCACACATCAGTATGGTTGATATTTCCTGTTTCAAAATCTAACTGGCGGTTTGGCAGCACATCCGCAATTTCATAATCAACACGTGACAGAACGCCCTGCTTTACGAAGCCAAGGAAGCCAGTGTAGTCTGAACCATCGCCTATACCGTCATTTGCATAGATGATTGACATTGCAGCAATTGGGTCAGGCTCTCGCTCGAAAGGACCATTTTCATCTAGGTCAGCGGGAACAAATTCCATTGGGTGTGTTTCAGTACCAGTGTTTACGGTAAATGGGAAAACACCAACAGGGAATGAATCAGCATTATTCTTTAGAGAATAAAGGTCCATTACCACATCACCGATTTGGAAGGTCTTCTGCGGTTCGCCAAACCTGGAATTCAAAATTCGGTTGATCACCAGGAAGAACTGCTCTTTCCAGTTAGAATTATTTGGGTCATTCCAGACGATGGTTAATCCTGATAGATTTACGCCTCGGCTGTCAAATACCTGCTCAGTGGTTACCACCGTAGTGATTTTTACAAGACCACGAACGGCGATATTTCTTGTTGCCTTGTATGAAATAAGTTTCGCAAGGCGAAGAATAGACTGCTTGCGCTGAGCAGTCGTGATGAAATTTTCGTGACTTACCATATCAATTCGATAGGCAAGTTGCTCGCAGATATAGGCAAATATCTCTAGCAAAGCGATAAACTCTGAACTTTCAATGTAACTATTGAACTGTTCAGGGTAGTACGTCTTAGTATAGTCAATAAGTGACTGCTTGATGGTATCAAAGTCAAAGGATGTAAAATTTACAGCAGAAAATGCCTGATAAACCTTTTCCCATTGCTCAGCAGAGTATGTTGTCCTCAACGCCATATTACCACACCATTCAAATAATAGAGTTATTTAGTGATTATTCCATCTCGGTTTTTATCAACCACCCACAGGAAACTCGAGTTTAAGCGTCTCGGTTGCATTAATCTCTAGGTAGCGTAAATCTGCATACGCAACTATGGCATTTTCGTTTGGCAGTGCCATTACTGCCAACTCTACCAGTTCAACACGCGGGTCATAGTTGAAGACTTCTCTCAAGTCATATTCGACAATTGCAAGTGTTTTTTGGTCCAGCGGCTCAAATGCTAGCAGCGGAATTCTAGTCCCAAAATTAGGCATCATCACTCGCTCACCTTTGACGGTGTGGATGTGATTCAAAAGGTCTCTCTTGACTGCTTCAACATTTGCCGTTGTAAAGCCCGCAGTCCTGTTATCTTTATGATAAGCAGTAGAAAAACCTCTATAAATTGCCTTCCTAGTTATCATTTCTTATGCTTTCCAATTTTTACCACGTTTGCCCTTAGTTGCACTTCTTGTCCAAGGCTCGTGCTGTGGGACAGTTTTTGGTTCTTCTGCACATAGCGCTGAACTTGCATCTGGACCATTGAGGTGAATGTCTTTCTTACCCGTCTGAATAATACTTGCGGCTGATAACAAGTTCATCTGGTCTTTACTTTCAATATTTACGGTAGTATCAGCGCTCAGTGAAATGTCCTTACATGCAGTCAGGCGTCCATGCCCCACCGCAAGTAAATTTATATTTCCGCCTGCATGCACATTAAAGTCGCCCTTGGCGCTAAAGTTGATGTCTGCACCTGAAGTTACGCTTATGCTATCTGCAGCATATACATGAATTCTACCATCTTGGTCAAGTTCTACCCAACTCTTACCTTTTGCCGTGCTTACATAGATGCGCTCATTTGCATCATCCAGAATTATCTGTGCCCCCTCAGCAGTTTTAATTCTAATTCTTGCATTTTCAGGGTTGTCCTGAATAATGATGCTGTTTCTACCAGGCGTTGTTATGCAGTATGTTTGTGGGTCTAAGCCACTTTCAACTGTGCCTTTATGGTAGCCTTCAGTACCATCTTTATCTGTCCGTGGCTGAGCCACCTGACGTTCATAGCCCCCGCGCGTACGTGCCTCTGAAGTATCTAGTTTTCCCTGAAACTGCTGCTTAAGATTGGTAGCAGATGGTTCAACAGGCTCGAGAATGTCTGTAATTGGCCCAGCAGATGATGTATTTCTTCCTGCAGGAAGAGAACGATTACCATGATCGCCAAAGTATGAGCCAATATAGAAGCGCAGGTTATGGTCACCATATAAGAAGCCAACAATTACTAGAGTTCCTATCTTGGGGATAGCCCAAAACCCATATGAATGTGGTCCTCGCGCCACTGCTGCTGAACTGCCTGCAGGATAATTTACTGTTTGCCCTGCTAATGGACTAACATATGAAACCCATGGAATACTTGCAGGATCAATTTTGTCACCGTCAATAGATGGACAGTGCACCTTTATTCTGCCCATCTGTTGTGGGTCAGATGTGTCAATTACAATTCCTTCTACAAATGGTATCAAGTTCATGCTGTTATCCAGTAGTTGCTGGTGCCTTATTGGGCTGTTTCGTCTGAATCTGCTCAGAAGTTAACTTTCCTTGACCATATACGTTATGAGACCACAGTTCTAGTTCCTGCGTAAAGATACCACGCTCTATTTTGTTTACTACTTTAAACACTACATAGTAGTTATCATACAGTACCTCAGTTGCAAATGGTGCAAGATTTTTGCCTGCGTCATCTAAAGTTACAATCTGTCCATTGTCTAAGAAATCAACATTTGGTCCCTTAATGTTTACCTTAACAAACACTGGGGTAGAAACATAACTGTCATTGCCAATTGGTGGATTAACACTGAAAGTGCCAGGCGTATTTCCTCTCACAACACCGTTTTTCTTCTTCAGCACTCGCTCTTCAAATTTTTGTCTATACTCTTGCTTTGCTGTTTGACTCGTAGCCGTTGTTTGGCCACCTTCAGCGCCAGTATTTGTAGTAGTTGAAATATTTGGTGGAAATTCAGGCAAATTAAACTTTCCCATAATAAGTGGATTGCCTTTTATGGTCATAGAAATTTGAACTGGGCTTATTGCATAAAATGCTGAAAGGTTCCTTGAATACTGCTGTACATATGCAGTTGTTTCTCGTTGTTCTTCTTTATTTCTAAAGTTTGTAAACGCAGAAAAAGATGCAAGTTCCTCCTTTGTTAGGGTGGGAATTAGAAGCGGGTCATATTGTCGTGCAGATAAAACTTCTTTTATTCTTGGCGAAAGTTTTGCCTGTGCTTCTGCCTTTTGTTTATCTCCCTGTCCCTCAAGTACCTGTGAGACTAATTCGCCTTCACTAACCTTGGTATTTGATGCTAGCATAAATTGAAGATCCTGGATCTTCATATCAAAGTTTAGTATATGCGTATTTTTTCCAGTAAAAATATAATCGAGTTCAAAATAGTTCTTTGGTATTCTCTTTTTTGTTTTAGTGGCTGCATCAGTAACTTCAACATAGAATTTATCTTGATGTTGTGAAACAGAAGACGCTGTATCTTTCTGCGATGGAGGCTTAATATTTGGTACTTCAAAAGGCACTACATCTACGTGTAGCGTAACAGTTTCTTCGTCGCTGGTAATACCGATCACGTGCTTATAGAATGTTAGATACTTGTCAGTATCTGATACTTTTTCAGAATTTGCAAATTGTGCAATTTCCTTCACTTGTTTGAATATTAAATCTAGCACATCGGTAATTAGTATGCCAGCATTTACAGACATATGAGCATCTTTTGTGGGCGCAGACGTACCATCGCTAGGTGAAGACTGTTTTTTCTGTTGTTCTGTCTTTGCAGACTCTTGCTTTTTCAATTCATCAACAAAGTTTCTTTCCTCTGCCGCATTCACACTTGCTCCAGTAAATGTGAATTTTCTCCAATCTTCTGGAACAGTAATTTGATACTTTACAAGTCTTCCAAATTTACCCGTTGTCTGGGCCGGCGGCCTACCAGCCTGCTTCAGCAGTGGTTGTAGTGCATTGTAATTTTTTGAAGATTCTTCATTTAGTCTAACTTCAAAAGAATCAATAAGTCCACCAAGCGTCTTGTTTCCATCACCAGTAAAATAACTCGATGCAGTACCAATGTTTAGCCACCTACGATGTTCGCTAATTGAGAAATTCGTATTTGGCATAAACTCTAAATTATAAATGCCCTTCGCATAATCAAGATTGACCTCCATCTTAAAGAGGTGGGCGGGAATAGTAATATCCTGCACAGTTTGAGATGTGCCATCTTCTAGGTGACCGACGAATATGACGCGAATCAAGAAAATCATACCGTCAAAATTGGTCTGCATTTTTGAATCCATCAGCCATTGCATGTAGTTGATGAAAGAAATTCCAACGCTATCTAGCACAGTCATTTCGACCAAAGTCGCTAAGTTTGCGTGTGATTGCCCCTTTGACAGCCCATTTATCAAAACCTCATATTTCATATTCTCAACAGTATACTGCGAGAATCTGCGGGTATCAATCACAAGAAATACATCACCCTTTGCTCCTGGGTAGTTTACTTTGTCCCCCAGTGCAGGCGTCGCATCTATAGCAGCAAGTGTTTCAACGTTTCTTTCAACTTCTGTAAACAGCCTTGCATTCTCTGTGGTACGAGCCGCAAGTATAACGAAGTGAGTTGAATATGTTGAAAATGCGTCGAGTGGATTAAACAACTCGTACGACGTGGTGGTTTTTGGATCTGTCATTTATACTATTGGTAATATTGATATTGGAACTTGTCGAGTTGAAGGTATGCCACCCATTTTTCCAGTAAGCATACTTTGCAGCCGTTCTTTTGTTGGAAGATATAGAACTCTTCCTTCTTTCACTTCATTGAATGGGTCAAGAACACTATTCATCATAGCAACAACCCACCAATATCTAGAAAATTGTTCACCTATATTGACTGCAATTATCATATCTAAACGCCCCTCAAAGCGCTTTTCTACAACATAGGATGTGTCTGAAGGATCACGATTAATGGTATTTTTTTCCCACCATTCAATTGCATTCCTGTTTACTTCGGAGGTGCCTCCAGCAACGTATCTTGAAGTTTTTACAAGTGTGCTATTTTTTTCAGCCATTATTCACCTCCACCATAATAGCCACCAGTACGGTTCGTTAGAGGTTCTTCTGGGCTTGTGTACTGAACTGCTTCAGGCTCAGATGGAGGAGAAGTACTCTCAGATGTGACGTTTGTTTGGCCGCTGCCAACTTGCTGTGCTTCTTGCTGTACATCTTCTGCCCACTCAGTAATAGTGCCTGCTTGTCCACGTGGAAGTCGCTCAAATGCTTCTTTATACTTTCCTGCCCTAAACTTAGGTAAGTCAAATCCATTAACTTGGTCAGTAGAGAAGGCTTCAACAAGTTGAATTTGCAGTTGCATCACCGTTGGAAATGGTATGTTTGGTGTTGTGTCATCACGGTACATTATTTCCCCAGTATCAGCAGAATCAATTTCATATGCAGGAATATAGTCAACATCGCGCGGAAAGTTCCAGTTTAGGGAAGTAATTACAACATAAGTAGGCCCAAGCATATTCTGTCGCCAGCCTTCTAGAATTAGAACTGGAGGAGGTGCTCCAAGCCGTGAAGCCCACTCTTGTCCATATCTTGAAAGTTTAGAACCGAAGAATGGCATTGTCCACCCTCTAAGCCGGTTCAAGAAAATCAAATTGTTTGTTGCTTCAGCAGACGTTCTACAGATAAACGTGGCATTTACTGTCCACTGGGTATTTGTTGTTCCTTTGTATTTCTGAAATGCAGATGGTGATTGGGGAGGTTGCACCGCTTCATATTCAACTGAACGACTTTCAGTAATTTCAGGCATAATTCTAAATGGCACCTCTAAACTTGACCATACCTCAGTAAGTTTTATTATGTGCGATAAATCCTGTTCTACTGGAGCATTCTCATTCTTAGCCTGTTTCATCTGTGCAGCGGTGACATCTTGGTCAACAGCATCTTGCACCAATTTTGTAGCAGCATCAGAGTCAAGTTCAGTCCCCTGCCACGGGTTACCTGCCATATCTCTAATCTTCTCATCTATATCCTGAGTTGTCATATTTGGCGCAATTGCCTTCAAGTCTGTTCTGGCTAAAAGTTGCTCCTTCGCCGTGCTTGTAAGAGATGGTGCATTGGCACCAAGTTTTGTAAATGGTCCAGAATTATTGAAAACATTTTTGACTTTGCTACCTAGTTCAGCAATTTTTGTTTTTACATCGCCAACAGTGTTATTCACGGCAAGTGGTAAAGCAGAAGAAACTGCGCTCGTAATGAGGCTCTTTATCATTCAATAGCCTCCTTCACTTTGTCAAATAGTTTTTCTGCCAACTTCTTCTTTGCGTCTAGCCCAACAATGTATGCAAAAGCATCTAACTGATCATTCTTTACTGCATGACGTGCTAATGATCCGCTTATTTGGTTATCATCTATTTCATCGCCATTGTTTATCATGTCAATGACCATATTAAAATAGTCTTCACCATCATCTTTTTCAGTATCAAAGTCGCGGTCCAGCGAGATTACATGATGTTCAATTGGCTCATCATCCTCATCCCTGAAGTGCTTATCTAGAATCTTTAGATAGTCCTTTTCACGGTCCTCACCACAAGCAACTGCGATGGGCTCCATTCCTTCTTCTCTTACCTTTGTGAAGGCAGCAAATGCATTGGGTGCAATCAGAAAAGTTACCCCATTTGCTTTTCCAGAACTTTCCATGAATTTCTTACGGTCATCGCCACTGAGTGGATTTCTTTTCTTATCTGAATCAGACTTGCTTCCTGCTACAATGACAACTACTGGCATCCTATCAAGGTCAAGGTCTGGGTTTGACCTGATGAATGACTTCATCGCGTCAATAACCTTGTAGTGCCCACGCGTTGGAGGCTGAAAACGACCAACCATGACAACAACTCGCTTGTCTTGATAACCAATTTTCTCTGCCTTTTCTTCTTCTGACAAGAATTCCATACTTATCTCCATGGGACTTTAGGTATTTATGCTCGTTTGTCTAATCGTCCTGGACCTAAATTTTGATAAACGGCGTGTAAAGAAAATGTTACAATTACAAATATTGCGTTTAGATGCGTGACCGTAAAGGAAAATAATGCCTACCTACAAGAAACCAAGATCTACTACTACGAAGGGACATTATGTCACTAATGCTCAATTGCTTGAATCCATTAAAGAGGCAAAAGAAAAGGGCAAGTTGTCACCTATTCTCGCAAAATATCTCCACATGATTGCCGAGCGGTATTCCTATTCCGCAAGCTTTGGCGGATATTCATTTAGAGAAGATATGGTGTCATTTGCCGTTGTTAATCTGTGTGCAAACTGGCACAAGTTTGATCCTGAGAAGTCAGACAATCCATTCGCTTTCTACACTACTGCTGTTTATCGAAGTTTTCTTCAATACCTTGCAGATGAAAAGAAGCAACGTGACATACGCGATGAACTTCTTGTGGATGCTGGCGTTAATCCTTCCTTCTCATTTCAAGAGCGTTCATCTGGAAAAACTTCTGATGAAACAGCTTTTATGAGTGGTGGCAACAGCAGTGATAACTGATATTCTTAAAAAATCAGCAATTATAAAAGAGGATGGTTCAATAAATTCCAATTGGAAAAAGTTAGTAACTCCGCAAATCAAAAAGTTACTAAATGGAAGAACACCTGCTGAGGTTGCTTGGATAGATCAAAACGGGCAACCTGAGGGGTGTGCTATTTGTGGTCAATCTACAATATTCGCAAGAGGCACTTTTAGAAAGTTTTGTTCTGCAAGATGCAGCGCTAACGCTGAGACAACTCAGTATGCTAGAAAGCAATCTAACATTAAAAAATATGGAATAGACTATCCTCAAAAATTAGAAGTAACAAAACATAAAGCAGCAGCAACGGTTCTTCAGAAATATGGCTCCACACCAGAGCACTATTTTGGAGGTTCCTATTTTAAAAAAGTAATGCTTAAAAAATATGGTGTAGAGAACGCCTTTAATCTAGGCAAATTGCGTGATCAATCCCAGGAAATTAAGTCTCAGGCATTCACCAGAAGATTGTCTTTCTTGCTTGAAAAAGAAAATCTATCACTTGTTGAAAATCCTACTAGTTCTCAAGAAGTAAAACTACAGCATATTTGTGGTCATATTTTTTCACGACGTGTTTGGTGCTCTCAAATACCAAGGTGCAAGAAATGTTTTCCACACCAGATTAGCACTCAACACATACGCGTTAAAACGTGGTTGTTAGAAAATAACATCAATTTTGTTGAAAATGATAGAAAAATTATAAAGCCGAGGGAACTGGATTTCTATCTGCCTGAACATAACCTTGCAATTGAAATTAACGGCTTATACTGGCATAGTGAAGCAGCAGGTGCCTATAATGGCTATCACCAAGAAAAATTAATATCCTGCCTAAGAAAGTCAATTACGCTTATATCGCTGTTTGAAGATGAAATTGATATAATGCCAAATGAAGTAAAGGATAGGCTGTTTGAAAACTACATTAATATTTCAAAAGATGAACAACTTTTACTTGACGGTAAGTGTTTAAAGGTTAGTGGTGCTTGGCCACTTCCACAGCAGTTTAATCTAAACATAATTGGGTTTGATGAACCAAAGGAATATAAAATTCATCCACAATTTAAGCACGGGTTGAAAAGCCCTGTATGGGATTGTGGTGAAATTTTTTACGTGGAAAAATAAATGCAGGAAATCAAAAAACTTCTAATGTTTACTGACATCCACTGGGGGTGTCGCAATAACTCTGAGCAGCACAATCTTGATAATCTGCAGTATATCGATTGGCTTATCGAAGTAGCAAAGCAGGAAAAACCTTCACATATTGCATTTTTAGGTGATTGGTTTGAAAATAGAAATCAGATAAATGTCAAGACCCTGAAATTTTCTCAAGAGGGTGCAAGGCGGTTAAATGCTATCGGCTTACCTGTGATTTTTATTATCGGCAATCACGACCTCTACCATCGCTCAAACAGAGAGATATTTTCGACTGATATCTTCAATGACCTAAACAACTTTCACCTTGTAAGTGAGCCAAAGAAACTTACTAAAAAATTCTATGCGGCTCCCTATCTCTTTAGGGAAGAATATCCAATACAGGTGCCTGACATCAATTCAAGTCGTTATGTGATTGGTCACTTTGAATTTAGAAACTTTATTGTCACTGGTGCTGATAGGCGGATGGAGCACGGACCCGATCCTGAGGATTTTTCTGGACCGCAGTTTATCTTCAGTGGGCACTTTCATAAGAGACAAACATTCAAAAACATAATCTACATTGGCAATACATTTCCAACTAATTTTGGGGATGCTGGTGACAGTGAAAGAGGATGCGCGGTGTTTGACGTTGAAAATGAAGATATTTGGTTTCATAACTGGGAAAAAGCACCACTTTTCTTCAAGACGAAGTTGAGCCGCGTGTTAGATGGTGAAGCATATTTTCCGGAAAACAGTCGCGTACGCTGTATGTTGGATGTTGATATTGGCTACAGCGACGTGCAGGCGCTTAAGGAAGAAATGATAAAGACACTGGGGCTAAGAGAATTTTCAGTTGAAGAGGACCTTATGGCAAGGAAAGAGCAACTAGAAGAAGGATTAGAAATGGAAGGTGAAATTGACCTAACATCACTTGACAATACGGTGCGCAAGTTGATAACAGAGGGCGTCCAGCCATCGCAGACAATTGACCCCTCGATGCTAGTTGACCTATATGAGGAGTTGAAGTAATGTCAATCCCTCTTATCTTCAAGACGCTCGAAGTCAGAAACTTTCTGTCATACGGTAACCAAACACAGGTATTTGACCTCTTTGAGCAGAAGACGGTATCGATTGAAGGACAAAACCTAGACAATGGTGGAAGCAATGGCAGCGGCAAGTCATCAATCATTAATGCTCTTTGCTACGCAATCTTCAATAAGCCATTTGATAGCATTAGCCTACAGCGTCTAATCAATAGTACCAATGCCACTAAGAATACGCTGATGGAAGTTCGTCTTATTTTTGAAAAAGGTGGCATTGAATATGAGATTTATCGAGCGCGAGGTGAAGAGTACAAGATTGAAATCAAGCGCGATGGTGAGGACATTACTCCAGGCAAGGGTGTGACAGAGTGCGACGAGTTAATTGAGAGCATCATCGGAATTTCATACGACCTTTTTACAAAGACAGTAATTTTCTCTGGAAATTCTCCTGCCTTCTTGCAGTTACCAATTGCCCAGCAGCGCAACCAGATTGAGGAGTTATTCAACATCACAATGCTTTCTGAGAAGGCGCAGATGCTAAAGGAGAAAATCAGGCAAACAGAAAGTGATATTAAGATTGCAGAAGCCGTTTGTGCTCAGCAACAGGTTGCAGTTGACCTTCACAAGAAGCACCTGAAGGAAGCAGAAGACCGCGTTAGTCGGTGGGAAACGTCTAGAGCAGAAAATATTACGAATATCGAGGCAACGCTTGAGGCGCTTGCAACAATCGATTTTGTCTCTGAGAAGTCTCTACATGATGAGAAGGATAAACTGAAGGAAGAGAGCGCATACCTTTCTGCGCGTCTAGTGCCATTGAAGAAGGACAAGCAGTTCCTTTCAAAAGAAGTAGAAAAGTTAATAGGTGAAGAGAGCCACTTGGTAGACCAAAGGTGTCCATACTGCTCGCAGACATATGCAAGTGCGCCAGAGCGTCTCAGCGCCCTTCGTCAATTGCTAGAAGAAAAAGGTGCAAAACTTCTTGAAACTGAAGAGAAGGAAACAACTCTCGATGTAGAGTTAAAGCAAAAGAAGGACCGACTTGCCACTCTCGAAAGTGAAATCAAACACCCTGACCTTGCTGACCTGCTGACAGCACGAGAAAATGCTGCATCTCTTCGAAACAAAATTGAAGAGTTAAAGTTGGCTGAAAACCCGCACGTCGAGGCTCGAGATACTCTTTTAAATGAGGCGGTAGATACGATTGACTTTTCTAAAGTTGATGTCCTTCGTAAAAGGCTTGACCACCAAAACTTTCTTGTAAAACTGCTTACAGATAAAAATTCTTTCCTGCGCAGGAAAATTATCAATCAAACAATTCCATTCCTAAACTCCAGAGTAAATCTCTACACTCGTACTCTTGGTCTGCCGCACCTAGTAAAGTTTGATGCAGATATGAGTTGTACTGTTTCTGAGTTTGGGAGAGAACTAGACTTTGGAAATCTGAGCGCTGGTGAAAAGAAGCGGGTGAATACTGCGCTAATGCTTGCATTTAGAGACGTACTGCACCACCTACACGCTCGTACTAATGTTCTGTTAATTGATGAGTTAGATGGCGCCCTGGACCAAAACGGAATCGATTCAATTGTCCGGCTTCTGAAAGAGAAGGCACGAGATGAAGAAATGAGCATCTTTGTAATTAGTCATCACCCAGCAATTGCCGGAAGACTTGACAACAGCCTTCTTGTTAGAAAAATAAATGGATTTTCCGAAGTTGTAGTTCAATAAGAATATATTTTCACGAGTGCTCTGTAAATATTGTTTATTATTGGGGTCAGTATGACTAATATTGACAGACTAGAAGCCGCACTCGCCTCACGTGATAAGATGCAACAGGTTGTTACTGCTGCATTAAATAAGATATGTGACGTTGGAACGGCAAAATCAAAATTATTTGGTCAACTGTTTTTACGGCGAAGACTGGAATTCCCATACGAGCACTACATCTTGAGCGTAGAAGAGGTAGAAGAAGAACCTTTACTTAAGGACTTTGAATTAATGGGTAACTGTAAGATTGTAGAACACATTGCAGTAATGCTGAATTTTATGTCTATTCCAGAAAAAAAAATTATTGAGTACGAAAATCAACTAAATAACATTATAAAAAGCGCAGATGCCGCGCTGCTCTCTATAACTAACTTGCAATTCAGGACCGAATATGAAACTTCTCCAGGAACTTTTGTCTATCAGTGAAGAAGCCCTTGAAACAATCAAGGCTGCTGATATCTGGAAGGAAAATAAAGACAGCGCACTTAACTATGTGCCTAATGCTGTCTATATGGTCAAAAAAGTACCAGATAGCGTCCCAACAGAATATGAGGTGTTCTCTGATACTTCAGGCAAGCGCAAACTTGTTTCCACTATGGATTCAGAGGAACTAGAGGATAACTATGTTCCTGTAAGAGCAAACCAAAAAGAAGATGCTGAGGGATTTATTGTCTATCGAGATGCTGAAGAAGTAGAAGCGTTTAAGTATGAAGGTGATACTTCAAAAATTGACCTTGAGGGTAACACTGAAACCATTAAGAAGGGCGACTATCTAATCCGCCAGACTGATGAAGATGAGTTCACCTACACGGTGCAAAAGGCAAAGTACTTCGAAGACAACTTCACTGAAAAGAAATAAATGTTGATTGCATAAAAAAGGTTGAAACGGGGGCGATAAATATTTTTATCCCATACCTATTTTAACTATTATGCAAAAACAAAATATCGCCGCTATAGACGTATCTCCCGAGCCGCCACAGAAGCGAAAGCTTAAGGACATCGAGTAAACATCAGGTCGACCTGACCCTTTTGCTTTCCCACTACGCATAAATAGGGTATGCGCGGAGGCATCTACACTATTACATGTTCAGCTAATCAAAAGGTCTACTTGGGCTCAGCCAAGAACATAGACAAGCGGTGGGGCGTGCACGTTGGATTGTTACTAAACAATAAACATTTCAACAGGCATCTGCAGCATGCTTGGCAGAAGTATGGGGCTGAAGCGTTTAGCTATGAGATCACCGAATTGCTTGGTCCTTATGACAAGGCATTCTACTTTGCAATTGAAAACGAGCACATAGATCGCCTTAGATCTGAGGGGATAATACTCTTTAACATAGCGCGTGCGGAGGGAGGATGGGGCGAAGATACTATGCTGCGTAGGAGCGAGATCATAGAAAAGATCAGTGCCGGGGTCAAGGTTGCATTAGCAAACCCAGAAGTAAAGAAGAAGATGAGGAATGCCAAGCTGGGTATTCCGCGAACCGCCGAAGAGAAGAGGAAGACCTCTGATGGGCTTAAAGGAATAACACGCTCTGCAGAAACTCGTGCAAAGATGGCGGCAGCACAAAAAATTATGCTTGAAGATCCCAAGCGGCGCACTGCAATGGCTGAGGTCGGGAAAATGAATGTAGGTAGAACCCCAGTAAATGCAGTGCAGTATACCGTGAATGGTATCACATATAAATCTGGGTGTGCAGCACTTCGTCAACTTGGAATAACATCCAAACAATTAGCAAAGATGGTAAAAAATGGAACAGCCAAAAGACAAGAAAAAGCGATTTAATTCCAAGGGAAAAGGCAACGGCTTCGAAGGCACCGTTGCAAAAAAGCTTACCGCTGCACTTGCACCACTTAATTTTATCCGTACACCCGGGTCGGGCGCTCGTGTGGGCGGAAAGAACTTTGAAACTATAGGTCAAATGTTCGGCGAGGAAGCACTTAAGATCTTTGTTGGCGACGTTGTTCCAGTAAATGAGAGAAAAGAGGGCTTTAATTTTAAACATTCTATAGAATGTAAATCATACTCTACTCCAGATAATTTCACATCGCTTGTTTCAAATACTGCGAATGTGTTTAAATGGTTCGATGAAGCAGCAGTTGACGCTTGCAAAATTGATAAGTCTCCTATGCTTATCTTTAAGTGGAATAGAACTGCTATTTTTGTTGCAGTGGATACTTTAGACGTCCGAGCTGATTATCGTGTACTTACAGAGAATGGTGTTAAGCCGCGCCTAACTCTTTTAGCTGCTGGAATAAGCAAGAGCATTGACGTCTATTATCTTGATGACCTATTACCAATTATTGAATTTTGGTATTCTAAAGTTTAAACTATTATGGAAACTACTACACTGCCTAGGTGGAATGCCCGGCTTGATGCTTCACGTCAAGGAAAAATTCAAGACTTTTCAGACCTTATTCCAGTTCTTTCAAACCACTACAACCTGCATGTGCAGGCCGCAGAGTTCCTTGGGCCGTACAATGCCAAGCAGAGAGGCGATGTAAAAACAACTTATTTCCCACCCGACCGTGATATGGTGAAAGCGCACGTTAAGCGAGGCGGTGTGAATGACTTTACGTATCAGTCATTTTTAAATTCAATCGTTAGATTTTGTGAATCAAGCAAGGGTCTTAGGGCACTGCCAACTCCACATCCTTCAGTCATTCACTCAATTCAACTCCCAATACCTGCGTTTCATTTGGAACAGATCAGCCCAAGTGATACAATCATTCAAATGATGGGTGTTAAAGAACCTCTCCTTGTGAAGGGATTAAGGCAGCCGCAGGATATACGATTTATAATCGTAAGACCTAGGCTCTCTAAGCTTGGCACAGCATCATCCAAAAACTGGGAAGTGTTATTTTTTAAGCAAAATTTTGGATATATCCCTGACTGGGCAGATACTGTTTTAAATCCCAAGTACGCTGGGATCTGGTGACCTTTTTATAGGAGAATATATATGAACGGAAAACAAGCAAAGAGGATGCGGCGGGCGGCGCTGGGTCTCGCTACTACCTTATCAGAGGCAGGTAAGGATATTAAGAAAGATGGATACGTCGTTAAGACGTACGAAAATAGATTTGCAAAATCGGAAAATAGTCAGCCTTCAGCACCACGCTATCAACTGCTTGTTCGACCAGATAGCGTAAAGTCAATTTATAAGAAGTTGAAGACCGGGCGCGTGTGAGCGCAATCTACAGGGTGAAGGCAAGCCGGGTGATCAGCCCTGCAGATCCTCTTCACGTCAGTCGCTTCTACAACGACAAGAGTAGAATTCATCGACAGAGGCAGCAAGATAGGCAAGACTTAATTCTTTTTCTTGCAAATCTGCACTCGCATTCAATGCGCAACGCTGCGTGCAGAGCATTCTATCCAATTAAACTGCGGCTCGTTGCTCTTAGGGATTGGGTATATGACTATAGGCGTGCCCTAGATTATTTTTTTGACGTACAGCAACTAGGCTACAATATTGCAAATGATGACAAGCAGATATCACTGCTTATTCCAAAAAAGTTAGAAAATAATATTGAGGCTCAGACAACAGAACTTGATCTTCAGTTTGTGCCTGCTGAACGCCCAGATGGAGTTATATCAAAGGTCTATATCATCAGAAGCAACTCGTCAAATATACTTGACCAACTTTATAGTGAGGGTCGTGTTGATTTAATTGCGCCTGTCAAGTGGCTTCTTCAGCAAGACGAAGTAAATTTTGTTTTTCAACCTGCTGGTAAATTGAAGCAGCGTGATACCTCAATTTGGCCAATTGCTGCAATTGAGACGTGGCCATCTTGGTTGCGTGAAAAATTGTTTGGTGCATCAATTGATATTGATAGTGCATATACGCAATATTTAATGTCACACATTAGTGAAATTTATAGTACTAAGCAACGTCTCGTGAAGATGCTTTACCCAGACCTTAAACAACTAATCGACGATAAGCAGAAGTGGCGAAAGGACCTCTGTGAAAACACTCTCGGGCTTGAGTGGAATGAAGAAGGAATTTCTGTTGTAAAGAAGGTATGTATGAGCCTTGCAAATGGGTCAAGAATTTCACCAGCAATTATGTCAGGAGGCAATTCTTTTTCAGTTACCGCTCAACTTATCATTCAAGCGTCAGGAGATGTAAGTCAAAGTCGTCTTGAGAAGATTGGCGCTCGGCTTCAAACTATTTCGAGGCAGTACTCACGTGCAAAGAAGGCGGTGTGTGCAGCAAACTTGAAACTTAACCCATCGCTCAAGAACCAAAAACGCGTATTCTCAAACTACTTTGAGTGGGAGAGAGGGGCGCGCTACCTAATTTGGAATGAGATTGACCGTCACGGCATTATGATGCACGATGGAATTGATGGGGTGCCGCGGCAGTATATTGATGAACTGCCACGCATCATCAACACCATTGGCATCAAACTGACTACGTAGTTATCAGAATACAGGGAATGACATCTTGGAGGCTAACTCAAGTCTCCTATTGATAAATTCAACTGCAATATCCCGCTCAAGCGGGGTCATATGCAGTACTGATTCATATTGAATGGAGCCTCTTGAAAAGTAAGCAATCTCAATTGCTGACTTGAGCAGGTTTCTTACTTCTATACCCATTGAATTGATCATCTCGGCGATCCTGCTCGCCTCACCAGAAATGATCATTCGGTGAAAAAACTTATTGGGTTCAGAGGCAGTTCAACATTCATCATCTCGCTGCAGTCCTTGCACTTCAGTTGAATAGTTTGGTTTGGGCCCCACTGATTCATCTTCTCGATGACTTCAGTTATTTTATTCTGCATTGGAGTGGTAAGCAACTTAGCCCATTCTTCAATCATTGCACGGTCTGTAATACCATCTACGCTCTCAACCAAATTGACTAGGTTAAAGATGATATTGGCTTTGACGTCATCTGAATTCAACTCTTGTTTTCCAGTATTCATCTGGAAAAGTTTAATCATATGCTCAAACTTGACTGGGTGAAGGGTTACTTTTTGCCCATTCTGGAGAACTACCTCAAACTTTGTTGTTGGGTCAAGTGGGCGCATTTCCTGAATCATCTTCTCCAAATCAACCACATAGGAATGATTCTTTGCTTCGTCGCAGGTGTGCTTTACATTGATTTCAAACTGAGGCCCGTATGTTACTACACGAAGGAAAAACATTAGTGCATCTACATCTCTGCCAAAAAGTTCAGTGGGCTTCTTAATTTCTGGAATGCATTCCCTGCATACCTCTTCGAGAGCCTTTCCATTGAACAACAGGTCTGGGTTTTTTAGGTTAATTTCGGTTAATGCTGACATCGCGTGCACATGAATTTCACCTTCCATGCAATTAACTTCACCATTTCTGTAAAGTGCGCCGCGCGATGGTAGTTGAAATACTCGGCCCGGAAGTTTTAGTTTCTGCAAAAGTGGATTTTGCGCATTTTCCATATACATCCCCGTATGATAAATATGCTATGATATATTTACGCTCGAAAGAGCGTCACTTCCAGGCTAAACAATGGATGAAACCCAAGCATTAAAAACCCTGCAACGAATAGAGAAACTGCTTGAGCAGTCGCTACTTGCTAACAAGGGCGCTGCTCCGTCTGAGCAAAGAAGGCTGCCTGGTGGCAAGGGAGGTAAGCAAAGTCAAGATTCAGAATCTCTTGATAAGACGATTATTGTTGCCACCCGTGGGTTAAAAGATCTGACATTTGAAGCAGAAAAATTAGGCAAATCTTTTAGGGGTGTAAGAGGCGACCTTCTTGGAATGAGAAAGGGAATTAGAGCCCTTGGCTCTTCCTTTACGGGCGCAGTTTCAAAGATTGACAGTGTTGCAGAGGTTAAGGGGCCGGCTGAAGGTAGTGATGCCCTTGTACGCTCAGTAGACGACTTTGCTGGGTCTGTAGAAACCGTAAAGGCAACTGTTAGGGATATAGATGACTTTGCTGGTGACCTCGGAGAAGCCGTTGCCGAATCTACAGCAACTATTCGCAGTTCTGCACGTGATGTCGATGACTTTGCTGGAGAACTTGAGTCGGCAGGCAGAGATGTAGATGACTTTTCTGGCAAAGTTGAAGAAGCGGGAGAAGAGACTGAAAAATTCAAAATAGAGCTAAGAAATGCGCTTAGAATATTAGGTGATGCATTTGTTGGTTTAGGCAAAGATATTTTTTATCTTCAGGCCCGCGGTGTTAGCGCAGCAAGTAGTCTAGCCGGTCTTTATGGTGATGCAATTACTGCAGGTATGAGTCTGCAGGAATACACAGAGATGATGGAGGACAACCAGGCAGCGGTTGTAAGAGCAAGAAGTTTTGATGACTTCGGCGATAGAGTTGATAAGACAACACATGACCTTGCACGACTAGGCACATTTGGCCCAGCAGCAGAAAGGTTAGCAGCATCAATGCAGACTAATTCTGTAATGCTTGGCATTCCAATGGAAAAGCAGGCAGATGCTACTAATGCGCAGGTAAAGCAGTTTGAGAAGCTTCGTAAAACTACGATGATGACTTCAACTGCCTTCCAAGAATTGATGAAGGACATTGCTAGTAATGAAAACGTACAGGAGGATTTAATAGGACTTGCACCTGCTGAACGCCAGGCCCGGATGGCGCAATTGATGGATACTGCTACTTTAGGTCAGCAGATGGGCTTGACCAAAGAGGCATCGGCAGGGCTTACTAATGCGCTGCTTGCCCAGCGCAAGGCAACTGCCCAGCAACGAATGCAGGCAGCAGGACTAATACGTCAGGCTGGCGCAATTACTGGCATGTCTGCTGGCGAAACCGAAGAACTAGCAAGGCTATCACAAAAGAAAAGGAAAACCCCAGAAGAAGAAAAGAGATTCGTTGAATTATCTGGTCAGATGGAATCTCGTCTGCAGGCAATGCAAAATACTGGAAATATTCAGGCAGAATTTATCGGTGAACAGTTAAGTGAAAAACTTGCTGGAACTCCGTATGGAGAAGCACAAAAGGCAGCAGCTAAAGCAAAACTTCAGACAGATGCAGGGCCAGTACAAAATGAAGAGATTGGAAAGGAGACTGGTGGAATTCTGCAGACAATTGGAAAGGGAATGACAGTATTTTCCGGCTTTGCAAAGAACCCTTTAGGAGAGGCTGCAATTGAGGTGACAGGCCTTGTGGCACAAACTGCAATACAGTCAATGTGGTATGCCAAAATACTTGCAGCCATACAGGGCAAAGGAATTGGCGCTGCTACTGGTGCAATGAAATTCTTAAAAGATTTTGGTTCAAAAGTTTCAGGTGTATTTTCAACAATTGCAACAACTGCTGGAAAAGTACTTACCCCTATAACAGGAATTTTTAAGGGAATTTTTTCATCAGTCACTGGTATGTTTTCCAGCGCATTTTCATCAATTTCTGGTTTGGCGGCAAAGGCGGTAGGTTCAGTATCTGGTATGTTTAACGGTGCAATTGCTGCAGTCAAGGGAATATTTTCATCAATTTCTGGTTTGGCGGCAAAGGCGGTAGGTTCAGTATCTGGTATGTTTAACGGTGCAGTTGCTGCAGTCAAGGGAATATTTTCATCAATTAGTGGTTTCTTTAAAGGAAGTGCTCTTCTTGGTGGAATCATAAGTGCTATTGAGGAATTATTCACTGGTGAAATGGGCGCTGCACTTGGCTTTGGCGAAGGATTGTTTGGAAAATTAGGGGGAATGTTAATTGCGGGGTTAAATGGTTTGTTTACTGGATTTACAAGGATTTTTGACTGGGGCGTAAACTCAGTATTTGAAGCACTTGGTATTAGTTTCAAGGTCAACACCACAAAAATTATTGATTACGGTACCTCTGCATTCGTGGACTTTTGGAAGATGCTAGGCGCCGGGATTCTGAAGGGCCTCGCGTTAATTATTGAGTCTCTTCCATTCGTGGGCAAGGATAACAAGTGGGTAAAGGGTCTGCGAGCACAGGCAGATGAACTTGACCAAGGCATCGCAGAAGGTGCAAAACTGCGTGAAGACTTATGGAAAAAAGAAGGAGCAACCCTGCGCTCCATCGGTGAGGAAAACCAAAAGGCGTTAGAGAAATCAAAGAAGAAGACAGAAGTTCTAGTTAACGATAGAGTGACAACTCTCGATGACCTCGCTGCATCTGCTTCTCGCACCGTTCAATCAGTTAGAAACGTTAATGCTGAAGCGGCTAGAAAGGAAGAAGAAAAGAAAAAGAAGGAAGAAAAGAAGAAGGAAGAACCTGTAAAGGCAGAACCTGCAAAGAAGGAGAATATTCAAGCAGAACCTGCAAAACAGACCGTGCAGGCAGAGCCAGTAAAGAAAGAAGCAGTTCAGGCAGCCCCAGCACAGCAGCAACCACCACAAGTAGCAACACCTCAACCTGCTAAACAGCCAACTGTGGTTGAGCCAGGTCTAAATAAAAATGAAACTCCAGCAACAACAGAAACAACTCCAGCAGAAGGAACAGCGGTAGCAGCAACTAAAGAGGGGCTAAGTCAAGCAGAACTTTTGACTGTAGCGCAGCAGCAACTTGAAGTTTTGAAGCAGACACTTGCATTCTTAACTTCTCAAGGTGACCCAACAGAGAACATGCTCAAATCGCTAAATCGACCAGAGATGACTTCTGCTGAAAAACTTTGGGGCTTTATTACAACAGGCACAGCGTAATAGGAAAAATAAATGGCACAATTTTCATCATATTGGAAAATTATAACTCCAGCGTCAAGAAAGCAACTTTATACTACCATTTCTACAGATGCCTATGACCCAAGGACAACTGACCTAACGTCAATGGCGGCAATCACGTGGTACTCTCAAATTCTGAGAGGCCCAGGGTCAAGAATGGCAAATTACAAACAATATGACTCAATGGACGCAGACATTGATATTTCCAGAGCACTTGACGTTATTGCAGAAGAGATGAGCAATAAAGATAGCAAGACAAAGCTTCCATTTATTATTGAATATAACAAAGAAGAAAATCAAGACGTTTCAGATACAACAGCAGTTACCCTTCGTCAGGCTGTTAGACAATGGTCGCAGATGCAGGAACTCAACCGTCGAATGTTCAAGATTTGCCGTGATCTCATCAAATATGGTGACTGCTTCTTCAGAAAGACATCTGATACGAAGCGCTGGGTGTGGGTTGATCCATCTTTAGTGCATGGTATTGAAATTGACCAACAGGGAAATAAAATCAACTACCATCTTAAGCAACCAGGAAAGCCATCAGGCAGCACATCTAACTATGGCGTGAGAAATGAGGAGATGGATGTTATTCCTGCAGCGGCGATGATTCACTTCTCAATGTCAGATGAGATGGGAGACAGCGCACCATTTGGTCAGTCAGTTCTTCGCCCAATCTTTAGAATATTCAGACAACTGTCAATGATTGAAGATGCAGTTGTCATTTATAGAATCGTACGTGCTCCAGAGCGGCGTGTGTTCTACGTCGACGTCGGCAATATGCCAGCACAGCGGGTAAAGCAGTACCTCGAGCAGGTAAAGAATGAAATTCGCCAAAAGAGAGTTCCTGGTCAAACAAGCAGCGGTCAGAAGGACATCATTGACGGACAATATGACCCAACAAGCCTTCAAGAAGACTACTTCTTCCCAGTCACTGCAACTGGTCGAGGATCGAAGGTAGAAACTCTAGCAGGTGGAACTGAGGACTTCGGTACAAATCTACTAAAGTACTTTAGAGATAAATTGTTCCGAGGGCTCAGAGTACCATCATCGTACCTTTCTGGCTCTGATGCTGGTGGGTCTCAATACAATGATGGAAAAGTGGGTATCGCTTATATTGAGGAACTGCGTTTTGCTAACTTCGTCAAGCGCCTTCAAGATCGTCTTGAAGATATTCTTGACAATGAGTTTAAGATTTACTTAAAGGTGTGTGGTCTAAAGATTGATGACGAACTGTTCAGCCTTAAACTCCCAGAACCAGCAAACTTTGCCCTTTATCGCCAAGCGGCTCTTGATGCAGATCTCATTAGTTCGTTCAACAATATCTCTGCTGAAAAGACACTCTCAAAGCGCTTCGTTCTGAAGAGATACCTAGGTCTGACCGATGATGAGATCCAGATGAACGAGGTGATGGTTAAGGAAGAGCGTGGGATTACTGAGAATACTAATATCCCATCTATGCAGCAAATTTATGACCCCGCCGTTTATGAGAATAGAGAAGCAGTAACCCCTGAAGCAGGTGCTGGTATGCCAGGCGCCGAACTTGGAGCAGGTGGCGAATTAGGTGGTGGCTTCTTTGGCGGAGAGGCGCCTGCTGAAGCGCCGGCAGAAGCGCCGGCTGAAGCGCCAGCAGCAGAAACTACACCTCCAGCAGCATAAAATGACGCATTATGCGTATAAAACAACTTTTGACACCGGTGAGTACTACATCGGTGTTAGAAAGTTGCCGGGAAACAAAACTATACGCACCGATGTTTATTGGGGATCAGGAAAGGCGTTAAAGCGCGCGCTTAGGACGGCCGTGCCTAAAAAACAAGTTCTTGCGCAGCATCTAACTAAGCATGAGGCATATCTTCTTGAAAGCAAACTTGTAAATTACGAAACGCTTCTTGACCCAAAGTGTCTCAATTTAGTGCTTGGTGGCCGAGGAGGATATTTGGATACTGTTCCGTTGTGCAAGCGCTGGCAAAGAGATAAAGAAAAACTAAAGACTGCTGTAGCAAAAACTGCAGAAAAACGTAGAGGCAAAACTAAAGATACTGATTTGGGGTTGAAGAGAATGTCTGCGGCACTGAGTGGTAGAACAAAACATACACATGCCTATATCGCGCAAATATCAGATAAACTGAGAGGGCGCACAAAGCAAACTTCAGATGCTCTTGCCAGAATGGCTAAAAAAATAAGCATTCTTCACCGTGGAAAAAACAAAAACAACTCTGAGTATCGTAAAAAACAGTCTTCATCCATATCTGGTATAAAAAATCCATCGTACAGAAAAAACATTGAACATTCTTCGTTACTGCAGTCAATTGATGCTGCAAAGATACCGGGATTCATCTTTATGAAAAGACACTCTAGAGAGACTCAACTTCACGTTATATCGCTTGCAAAAGTTGGAATACTCAGAGTAGATATTTCGAAGCAAACGGGCATTCCTGAAAGTACAGTGAATGCTTGGATATCAAAGGTTATAAGCACATGCTGCGCATGAAAATATATAAGCAAATGTGCTTATATCAGATAAATAAACGTAATTACACTTTTACCCATGCTTAAGGGGAAAAAATGAAAATCTTAACAGAACAGCTTTCACCATCTACTGCTAGCCTCTGCGAAATGCGCAAGGGCCAAGACCTATACCTAAAGGGTATTCTGATGCAGGCAGAGTGTGTAAATGGAAATGGAAGAAAGTACCGCTCCGCAGAAATGTCAAAGGTAGTTGAGTCTGCACAGAAGAAAATCAGCGAAGGCTTTAGCATTTGCGGCGAACTAAATCACCCTGACACCCTGTCAATTGACCTTGGAAGAGTATCACACGTCATTTCTGAAATGACAATGGATGGAAATAACGTTGTTGGCAAGATGAAACTTCTTAACACCCCCTGCGGAAATATTGCACGCGGTCTAATTGAGGGTGGAGTAAGACTAGGAGTATCATCACGCGGAACTGGAAACGTAAATGAGAGTGGAGAAGTTTCTGACTTCTCATTCGTTACCGTAGACATCGTGTCACAGCCATCTGCTCCTGATGCCTACCCATCTGCAGTTATGGAAGCACTTGGAAGCAAGAAGATTATGTCTCTTGCTGAAACAGTAGTACATGATAAGAATGCACAAGCTTATTTGAAAAAGGAAATTTTATGTCTTCTTGAAGCAATTCGCAAGGGCTCAAAATAATCTACGATAAATTACCACTGTGCAGTTTAAATTTATTTAAATGCATACAACCATATTAAAAAGGGCAATTATGAGCAATCAAGAAAAACTCAAGGAAATGCTACAGAGCATTATCAATGGCAAGGAAGAAGAGGCTGCAGTATCTATGCACGACTACTTCGTTTCAAAAACCCGTGAAGTTGCTGGTCTTTCACAGACCGCATTCGAAGAACTTGATCTTTCGGAAGCAGAAGCAACTGTCCATGACAAGATCGTTTACCATCACCCAGGTGGAAAAGATGCGATGGATTATGAAGACCTTAATGGTGCAGAAGTAGATCCTGACGATAACACAGTTACCGTTGGAAATCGTACATCTTTGGCTGCTACTCATCGTGCCCTTGAAAAGGCAGGTTGGAAGAAGAAGCAAGTAATCAAAGGCAAAGTTGGCGGAGTTTCTGCTGGTGACAAGCCATATCAACTTGGAGATAAGTAATTAATTTCTGCAGGTCTGACAGACGCGCAATTATAAAATAGAGAGAATTACGTGAAGCTTTCTGAAATTATTGTTGAAGGGTTTGCCGGATTCACTGTTAGTAAATCCGATTCAGCATTTGACCTTTCTCTTGATGTTAAAGACGCTCTCTTGATTGCCAAGAGTAGGTTGGATGATAAGTACGGGTCGATTGCTCCAAAGGTAGTGATAGATCGTGAACTTTGTAAGGTGGCAATCAGCGCCCTGCGTGAAGGTCTTCGTGATAAAGGCAATGCATACAATACTCACGGCACGTTGAATGTTGCAATGGTAATAAATGAAAAGCATAAGGAGTTCAGAAAAATCAAGGAATGGAAGCAATTTGCTGGCGAAGTTTGTGATCTACTAAAGAAGGAGTTAGAAGGAAAATTCTCTTCATCCTCACAAGACTATATGGATGCGATGTCAAGTCTAGCAAAATCCTTAGAGGAGATTGCAAAATGACCTCCGCAGCTCTGTAAATAAATTGTCTCAAACTGCATAAAGGAATATTATGGATAACAGAGAACTTCTAAAAGGAATGCTTCAGGACATCATTAACGGCAAGGAAGAACAAGCTGCCGTTTCAATGCACGATTATTTCGTATCTAAGACACGAGAAGTTGCTGGTCTAGCACAAGCAGCAAGTTTAGAAAATGAAGAACGTTTGAATAGCGCAGAAATGCCTGAGTTTGACTCTGAAGAAGAAACTTCAGACGAATAAATTTTTAAGTTTAAAGCCGTAAAAACACCGTTTTTACGGCATTTTTTAACGTTTCTGTATAAATAGGAACACGCGCCAAGGTTTTCATTATATGAAACCTTTTTAAAAAGATACAGCGCGAGCTGTGAACGTAAAAGGAGAACGCAATGGATGAGATTCTGAACAAGCTTCTACAGTCCGAGCTTCTCAGCGAAGAAACCAAAACAGAGATTTCTGAGCAATGGACAGCATCTGTTGAAGCCTTCAAGACGAAAGTCCGTGAAGACGTTTCAATGGAAGTTCGTAATGAACTAGCTGAACAGTGGATTTCTGAAAGAGACGAACTCATCTCTAAAGTAGATGGTTTCGTTGCAGAAGCCCTAACAAAGGAAATTTCTGAGCTCAAGGGAGACATCGAGCGCTTCCGTGATCTAGAGGCAGAATACGCTGAAAAGCTAGTTGAAGAGAAGCATAAGCTCGCAACTGAAGTTGCAACAGAGCTAGACTCTCTAGTCGACAAAATCGACGCTTTCTTCGAAATGCGCCTGACTTCTGAAATGGACGAACTCAAAGAAGATCTTGAAGTCGTCAAGCAGAATGAATTCGGTCGTCGCATTTTTGAAGCCTTCGTCAACGAGTACTCACAAAGCTATGTTGATGAAGAGGCAATTCAGTCTAAACTGAACGTAGCAGAACAAAAGCTATCAGATGCTGAAAAGCGTCTTGCTGATAGCGAAGAAGAAATCAACAAGATGATTCGCGAAGCCAAGATGGAGCAGGTTCTATCTTCTCTGACTGGCAAGAAGCGTGAGCAAATGGCAATGGTCCTAAAGAACGTTGACACTGCTCGTCTTGAAGAATCATACAAATTTTTCATTGGCAGAATTCTAAAGGAAGGTGAGCAGGCAGCAGAAGTTGCACAGGCACTGACTGAAGAAAAAGCTGTTGAAACACAAACGAAGGTTGTAACTGGCGAAGAGTCAGTAGCAACTACCCAGCAAAAGGCTGTGCCAGTCAATGAAGGACTTGCACACCTGAAGCGCCTCGCAGGTATCAAGTAAATCTGCCAACATCCCAAAAGGAGATCACTATGCAACTGTTTGAAAACTGGCAAGAGACCAAAGAGGCTCTTCTTGAAGGCCTCCAGGGTTCAAAGAAGCAGGTCGTCGAGACTCTTCTAGAAAACCAAAAAAAGCATCTAATGGAAACAGCACCAGCTGGCGCTCAAGGCGCTGGTGATATTGCAAACTTCCAGAAGATTGTAATTCCAATGATCCGTCGTATCCTTCCAGGTACGATTTCCTCTGACCTAGTTGGCGTTCAGCCAATGTCTGGTCCAGTAGGACTAGTATACTCACTGCGTTTTGCTTTCAGCGAAGCTGCTGACGCCACTGGCGCCTCAGTAGTTGCTGGAAACGATATTGCTGCTGGCGACGAAGCCTTCGGCAATAACAGCAAGATGAAGCGTTTCTACTCTTCTGCAAACGTCGGTACCGCCGGCTACCCACCAGCTGTAACAGCTGCTACATCTGACGGCTTCGCCGCCACGACTGGCAACTTCGAAGGCTTTGGTGGTAAGGCAATGCGTCTATCAGTTCTGAAGCAGACCATCACAGCTGGCTCACGTAAGCTGCAAGCTCGCTGGTCAATGGAAGCTGCTCAAGACCTGAATGCACAGCACGGTCTGGACCTCGAGAGCGAACTAACTGCTGCTCTATCAGCACAAATCGCTCACGAAATCGACAATGAAATCCTGACAGACCTACTGGCTCTGGCAAACACAACGGCAACGTTCGACTTTGCATCAGCCACACCAGGTTTTGCACCTAACTATCTAGGCGATCGCTATGCCCACCTCGGCGTACTGATCAACAAGATGGCTAACGAAATCGGTGCTAAGACCCGTCGTGGTCCTGGCAACTGGCTAGTCGGTGGTCACCTGATCACTTCTATGCTCCAGTCAGCCGCTAAGTCAGTATTTGCACCAGCAGTATCAGGTTCCTTCGATGCACCAGTTGGCAACCGTATGGTTGGCACAATGAATGGTCAGATGAAGGTTTACTCATACAATTGGGGTGTAAATGACGCATGGTCAATCAGCGGCGGTGCAGTAAATGCTGCCGGCGCAACAGGCGAAGACATCCTGATCGGCTTCAAGGGCGGTGCCTCTGAACTCGACAGCGGTTACTTCTACTGCCCATACGTTCCTCTAATGTCTTCTGGCGTAGTTGTTGATGCCAACACCTTCATGCCAGCAGTCAGCCTGATGACACGTTATGGTAAGGCAACTTTCACAAGCACAGGCACATCACTGGGCAACAGCGCAGATTACTACGCTCGCGTTCTAGTACAAAATGTGGCATTTAGCTAATCCGTTTAGCTAATTTCAATGCAAAAAGCCGCCTTCGGGCGGCTTTTTTACGACCTGTTTTTGTGTGTATAAAGAATAATTTCGTGCATAAACTTTTTGTGTTGCGCCCAACTTAGAGCGTAAAATGCTTTGTAATTTTTCCCAGCTTTCTCGAACCTCAAAGTCCCAAATATGAATAAGTTGATAGCCCTTCTCTGCAGCAAGTCAAGCAGTCAACCTTTTTAAATTTACACCCAGGTTGCATTCTGTGGTATAATTTAATATACAGTGTAATATGGAAGCAGGTAATATGACCTTACTTTTTTCTGCCGAAAGAAAAGCCGGTTGGTGTCTCCTTGAGGAAAGGTACTTTGTCCATCAAGGCAAGACGCACATCCAAACAATTGGTCTTGCGATTGATACGGCAGAGAAGGAGAAGGTTAAGCAGATTGGCGCTGAAATTTCAAGTGATTTTGCACCAAATGACTATCGTCTAAACGGTCTATTTCATGAAATAAAGAGTAGCGACGGAAAATATATCTCGCTTTCTAACAATGAATATCGCTTTGCCATTCAGGAAATTGATGCAGGGCGCGATATTATCTATGATATATTCCAACAACATGGTTATCATGAGTACGAGTTTCTAGGCTATAACAGTTTTGCACATATGCTAGAACGAAAGCTTGTTAGAAGGTCCAAATATGCAAACCCGCAGAAGCAAGAGGATGGATCTTGGGAGAATGAGCAAGGCTGGTACTGGACACTTGAGGATGCTAAGGCAAATTTTTTATAGGAAAATAAAATGAATACTGAAGATCTAGGTTTTACGCTTGAGGGCGATTGGGTAGCAGACATTAATGATATGCACACTAAGTTTGGTGTTCGAGAAGTAGTTAGTGCATTTGATCGAGAGAAACTCCGAAAGTTTCTAGAGTTCAGGTTGAACTTCCTGCAGGAAGAACTCGATGAGGCAAAGAAAGCCTTTTCTAGTGGAAAGCCTGAGGATGCAGAAGATGTCGTGGATGCTATGATTGACCTTTGCGTTGTTGCAATTGGAACTCTTGATGCGTTTCAAGTTGATGCTTACGAGGCTTGGGCGCGTGTGCATGAGAAGAATATGGAAAAAAATCCAGGTATCAAACCCGAGCGGCCCAACCCACTGGGACTACCAGATTTAATTAAGCCGGCTGGGTGGACTGCGCCAACTCACGCAGACAATGTAGGTCTTCTTGAGAAGGCATTTTGAAAATAGCATGGTAAAAGGTTTGACCATTGCATAAATAGTAAAAATATTCTGGATGCGATATGGCTCGTGAAATTCAAATTGAAAGCGTAATTGCTGGAACACCCTCTTCTCCTGGAAAGTTTGTTATTGGGATTACACCTGATAATATGTCTGGAAATTGGACGAGTGTTTTTCATGGTAAGTACTATCGTGATACGATGGGTTCCGTCGTACAGTTCTACACATCTCCGCTTGCCGCACCTGCTGGTTATGAGTTGGTTGTTGCTACTACGTTTTTTGTAAAGGACAATCCAACTTATAATGGGAAATACACAGTTTATACGCAGTTGAATTCCGGCGATCATTCACCATCTTCATTTGCTTCTTCTCAAACAACAATCAATGTAGTAGAGCCAGTACTAACAGCATCAACACCTAGCCACATGGCTGGCACTGGTAAAATTTACAATGTATCAACATACTATCTAATAGTAAGCGGCGAAAGTCCAATTGTAGTACCTCCTGGGGTCACCATTGAGGGCAGACCACTTGAACTAATTGGCCGTAATTTTTCTGGATGGGGTGAAGTACTTCAGCAAAACATGCTGAAGTCAACTCAGCAATATGCTGGAACAACTGCTCCGGCACTACCATATCTAGGGCAACTTTGGTACGATACAAGCGCTGGTGTTGTAAAAATTCATAATGGAACATTATGGGAGATTATAAATGCTTCCTACATTTCAAGTTTAGGAAAGTATACCCACACGCAAGCAAGTGCATCTAATACATGGACTTTTAATCATGGTTTAAATGCTTCCAACGGATTTGTCCATTCTACTTTTATTGTAGATACTGGTAGTGGTGTTTATAAGCCAATTCTACCGCAAGATGTTACTTATCTTTCTCCAAATGAACTGTCTGTCTCGTTCTCAACAGCATATGCTGGTTACGCGCTAATTAGCCTTTAACCTGTAATTTTTTACTATCCTTTTCAACTTCTACATATAATTGTAGATATGAATATTTTTGCACTCTCACCATTGCCGTATGAGGCAGCACGTTTCCACTGCGACAAGCATGTGGTAAAAATGATTTTGGAATATGCACAAATGCTATCAACAACTCATCGACTTCTAGATGGTGAAATGCGGGCAGTGCAGTTGAAGTCTGGGAAGACAAAGCGGGTGCATCTTCTCCATGGAGAAAAAACTCAAATTGATTCAGATGGGTTTTTACCAGAAAAAATCATAGTTGAAAATTCAAAGTGCTACATGGTGGCTCATGCTAACCACCCCTGCTCTGTTTGGGCAAGAGAGACGGATGCCAATTACCACTGGCTATTTCAACTATTTGATGGGTGTTTGAGGGAATATTCAGCGCGCTACCAAAAGCAACATTCTGCTGAGCGGCTTAAACCATTTCTTTCAATTGCACCTAGTAATCTACCAAGGGGGCAGCAAACACCGTTTGCACAGGCGATGCCAGAAGATTTTAAACATGAAGATGCTATTCAAGCGTATCGTACGTTCTATATTAAGTCTAAGTCAAGGTTTGCTAAGTGGACAAATACAGAAGTACCAAAGTGGTTCGTCAACGCTATGGAAGGGAAAAATGCAGCCGATTTCCAAAGAACGCGCTGAGTGGATTGAAGCACGGCTTTACGTACTATCAAGAATGGCGGGCGAACTTGTGGCAAGAGGTAATTCATTCGCTGCGCGCCTAAATCACGTTTCAGATCCATACACATCTATCCATCACGCCCTTCATCAGATAAATGTTGAGCGCATTTCTCTTATTGCTGAGCGCAAGGTAATTGAAGACTATTTCAAAGAAAATGGTAGCAGTAACTGACTTAGTTTGGGTAGTTGATGTTGAATGCACCTGCTGGGAAACTAGACAGGAACAAGCAGATAGACCCAGCGAAATTATTGAAATAGGCATATGCGGGCTTTTACCTCATACTGGCGAAATTATCTACCCAGAGAGTTACGTCGTTAAGCCTCGATTTTCTTCTGTTTCTCCATTCTGCACTCAATTGACAAGTTGGACGCAGGAAGAGGTAGATAAGGGACATGACATTGAGGTTGTCCTTAAATCAATTAAGCAAGACTATGGAATATTGAAGGAACACGTTTGGTTTTCATGCGGCGAGTTTGATAGAACAAAACTTGCTAGTGATGGTAAAGGTGGTGTTCAACAGTTATATGGCATACAGAAGTGGGATAACCCATTTGCTATGATGAGAAGTCACTTCAATGTAAAGACGTTGTTTGCTCTTAAACACAAGTTGTTCAAAGAGAAGGACCTCATGTCAATGCTTGACCATCTTCAGTTGAAATTTGAAGGAACACATCATCGTGGGAAGGATGATGCCATAAATGTTGCCAGAATTGTGAGCGCGGTGCTCACATGAAGAACATAAAGAAGCACTGGCAAGGAGAGTGGCCTTGGGAAGATGATAAGGGAGTTGGGCTAAAATTGTCTGGAGTTCCAAAAGACGAGAAGGCATTTGTGTCTTTACTAATGCAACAAAACTGTAATAAAGTTGCAGCAATTAGAATTTTAAAGGACTTGAAAACTGTAGGTGTAAAGTTCACTACAGTCCAGTCATCACTAAACTTTGATGAAATTTCACAGCAGTTTTCATTGCTAGGAATAAAGATGGAAGTAGTTCCACCAGTAAAATCCGAAGATACTACGCTTATAGACAAGGTAGCATTAGACATTCTTCAGGGCAAGCAGATAAATCGCGAACTGCCTTCAAGAATTATTATCGAGGCAATCAAGAGAGCCTCTCAAACCTCTTCAATTCTCCCATTATTTTCTTCCTGAAGATTAGCTTCTTCAGGAAGTGCAGGCTCTGGTAGATAGACAATATTTCCAAAGTCATCTACAGTTTCAAACGGTAGAGGGATCTTGTAGGTCATCCCCACTCGTGGGACAATTTTTCCATTCAGTTCATCAAATGCTACCATTAGGTGGCGCAACTGCTCTTTTGTGAGGTTGTGCCTTCCCATGAGGCGCATTACTGCCTCAATCGTCTCGGTTGGTCTAAAAGCGTGAAGTACATGTCTATATTTCATGCTTCTATTTATCATTAAAAAAGTCACAGGTATTCCATAAATAGTAGTAATCACTTTTAGCCTGGAAAATCTATGGCAAACGGAATATCATCACTGTCAGCAAAAAATACCCATGATCTATGGGTTGAATCAAGAAAATTTCAGGTGGGCATTTCGAGACCCACCCCAACTACTATTCAACTTGACATATCCTACCCATCTGATATTTCTGTAGTTGATGGCGCAGTTATAATACTAAAGACCATTCCGCTATCGTATGAAGACCATCCAGAAGATGGAAGGCAATATTCAGGAAGCACTGATTTTTCAACTCCAGTAGATTACATCCAGGAACCTGGCAGCGCGCAGGTCATTGCCTTCTACTCGGCTGCATTAAATGCTCCTCTCACTGGAGTTGCAGATCCAATTACAGGTAGAAGTTCATTTCAGATTACTGTCACAAACACAGTATCAAATCAACTCTACTATGCAGGAGTTTATCCTTCTTCTAATATCCTGCAGTATTATCTATTTGGCGTTCAATCTTACCCACTTGAAGGGTCTCGGATTGAGAAGGACAGCAGTACATATACTGGAAATATTCCCAGTTTCTCAACTGTGCCCACTGCCCCAACACCCAGTATGGTGTACTATGACACTGGGCTTGGCGTAGTTCAATTTTGGACTGGAACAACTTGGATACCAACACGCTCAGACGCAATTATGTCTGGGACATACAACCCAGGCACGCTAGGACAAACTTACTTTCTAACAGCAGGTTCTATCTTAAAGGTTTTTGACGGTACTAAATGGGTTACTGCATCTGCTGCAAATTTCCAGGTAAGAAATGGGGCAACTTGGCTACCACTTGGTAATGTAAGCAGCGGAATTAAACTTCCAGAAAGCCCAGCCGCTGGCGATTTTTTCTTTGATTTTACTCTCGGAAGAGCACAGTATTGGGATAGTGCTTCTTGGATTTATCCAAATTCTACGAATACGTTGTATGTGGGTGGACCAACATCACCTGCTTGTATCAACACAATTGTTGCAGAGCCAGTAGAAATTCTTCCACCATATCTGGGTCAACTCTTCTACAACACAACTCAGCGAGTGCTGAATGTTTGGAATGGCTCAACTTGGGTGAAAGCCAACACTGATCAACCAGGCACACCATCAACTGACAAAATTGCAATCGGAACCGATGGCTCATATGATGAAAGAGTACGCCTTATTCAAATTATAAAGGGTGAACTGGGCTGGCCAACAGTATGTGTAGAGTTAAAGGAAGAACATTTCAACATTGCTATTGATAATGCGCTTGAAACATATCGTCAACTATGTGACCATGCATATAAGATGCAGTATGTTCTTTTTACTCTGCTGCCTGACCAACAGATTTACTATATGAACGACCCAGTTGCAGGACTTGATAAGGTTGTGAATGTAAGCAAAATACACCGCCTCAATATCCTTGGCTCAAATTCATTGAACTGGGACAGCAACATTTACTTTCAAACTTTCCTAAACCAATACTACAGTGCAGGCTATACTGATACCCTGTCAATCCACCTTGTTCATTCGCTATCTGAAGATTTCCAAAGAATTTTTGCTGGTGATGTTCCATTTGTGTGGGATGAAGCAAGTCGCCAAATGGTGATTGCAAGACGCATCTCACGCGCCGAGAAGGTAGTGCTAGAATGCACAATGGAAAGAACTGAACAGGAACTTATCCTTGACCGCTATTGCAAGCAGTTTATCCAGAACTTTGCGATTGCTGAATGCAAGATGCAGTTAGGAATGATAAGAACTAAATTTAGTTCTGGAACTCCTGGCGCCCAAGGGCCGATCAACCTCAATGGAGAACTGCTAGTATCTGAAGCACGGCAGGACCTTACCGAACTTCGCGAGCAACTTCTAAACTATGAATTTGGTGGTCTAGTGGGCAAGGGTAACGCGTCGTTCCTCTGTGGATGAACTGTGGAATGTTTGGGCCTAATGATATAAATAGGTACTTCAGCAAGGAGCACCTATGGAAGTCACTAGACCGAAACACCGCAAGTATCACATCATCTACAAGACTACCTGCACGCTCACCGGCAAGTGGTACATAGGACTACACAGCACCGATGATCTAAACGACGGGTATCAAGGAAGTGGATCACGCCTTTGGAAGAGTATTAAAAAGCATGGCAAAAATGCCCACATTGTTCAAATTCTGGAGCATTGTGAAGATCGTGCAACGCTCATTAGACGGGAAGGTGAAATTGTAACTGATGAAATGCTATCAAATCCTATGTGCATGAACATCATCAAGGGTGGAAATGCAAATCAGGAAGAAATCAAGACCTTGCGTGAAGAAGCACGGCGGAAGTGCAAGGAGGCAGCAGATTTGATGTGGGCAAAGCGCAAGGCTGACGCTGTCGCCATGGCTGAACACATCAAGAAGATCGCTACTCCTGAGATTGTGGCCAAGCGTGCCAAGGCCAATACCGGCAAGAAGCGCACCGGCGGCCAAAAGCAAAATCTCAAAGCTGGTCAAGAGCGCTACTATTCCTCAGCACCTCAAGAAGTTCTCAAACAGCGCGGTCAAAAGGCGGCAGTAACTCGCATGAAACTTGGTACCAACAAGGGAGGCCGCCCAAAGGGAATTCCTATGACAGAAGCACAACGTGCACATCTGTCAGTAGTTAATAAAGGAAGACAATTTGTGCCAAGAGCCTCGTGTTGTCGGTGTCGCAAGGAAACTACACTGGTTGCCCTAAATAGATATCATATTTCCTGTGAGCCACCTCAAGTGAACCTATGACATCCAAACTTCCAATTACTGAGTGCCCAGACGGTGCAGGGTCAATCAATAACCCTGCAAATTCTCCGTTGCCTAGCCCAGGCCCTTATATCCCACCCGATCTGTGTAAGGGTGACTTCACTATCACTCAAGGCGACTGTGCTGTTCCAGAGAACAACTTCCAGGAGCAACTAGCAGCAGAGGCACTCAATATTTCTGGTGTGCCAATCAATGTTTTCAAACTGCTGGGAATTCACGAACAGGGAAAATTAATTGACTTGACTGGAAATGGAAGCGCAATTTCATCCAGTGGAGATGCATCAAATGCATTTGACTCTCTTGCTCCGTCATGGGTAAGCGATGAAACTAGCACAGACGTACTATTAACACCAGCATGGATAGGCTATGATTTTGGTGTGCGGCAAACAAGTTATGGACAAGATGAAAATGCGCCAGGGGTTTCTGCAGCACAACACATAACATCATTTAAGATTACACAGCCAGGGCCAGTAAGGGCAAGACAGGTTAGAATTGACCGCTCAAATGGTGGCTATAAGGTCGACTATACCAAAGTTGAATATACCGGCACTGGAAATGGAGTATTTGAAGCATTTAGATCTGGTCTTTCATCTAGACCTGGTTTGTTTATGCTTTCAGCCCTCTCAGCCACAACATTCTCAGTGACGTTTATGGAAAGCACTGGAATTTCTGTAGTAGGTGTTGCGACGGTTAACCAACGCTTCAACTGTGAAGAAGGCTCATTCACTATTACAGCAGGAACAATTCCATTTGCACTAGGTGATTTTTTTACCGTGCCTATAGAACTTGACTGGTTTAGAGTAGATGTAGTTAACCTTCCTGATATTCCAACAGCGGCAACAATCAGCATCAAACAGTCATCAGCGTCAAGGTACTGGAGAATTGTGCCAACTGTTTTTCTTGGTGGTATTGGGGAAGCATGGTCTGTAGATAAACTTGAACTGTTTGACTATACTGCTACAAGTCTTGATAACATACAAGACACACTTTGGATGGAGAATAGAGACAGAGACTACGCAACATCCAGTATTCAACTTAAGGCATCGTATCAGCCATTTGATGGTATGAATGATATGTCTAAGTTTGGCTTCCAGATTGCAGATGTTTACACCTTTACTCTTTCATTTGCTGAAATGGTAAGAGCACTTGGGCGCCCAATTGTCGTAGGTGACGTTCTTGACCTTCCAGCAGAAATTCAGTATGACCACAACCTAAAGCCAGTACGCAAATTTCTGGAGATAACTGATGTGGGCTGGTCAGCAGAGGGCTATAGCACTGGGTGGAAGCCTATCCTCTATCGATTCACTGCACAGCAGTTAATTCCAGGACAGGAACACCGAGACATTCTTGGCACCATCAATACGCAAAAATATTCAATTGACGATGCAACATTCTTTGATGGCATTGAGCAAATTCAAACTGCACCTCTAACTGTTACAGAGAATAATCAGGCTGAAGCAGAACAGGCTGTTCCCGAGAAGGGAACAAACGTTCGTGAAAATGCATCTGGTATGGACAGGTTTAATCGACCTGGTAGTTATGATGGCAGAGGTCTTTATGTTGAAGACGGTCTGCCACCAGATGGACAGCCTTACACTGAGGGCTTTAAACTACCTGATGTTGCAGGCCAAACAGATGGTTCGTTCTTTAGACTAAACTATCCTCCAGAAATGAGGATTGCATCCCGTCTTTATAAGTTCAGCACGGTCAAGAACCGCTGGATTTTCGTTGAAACTGACAGGCGAAATGAACGCTCTGCACACAAGCCATCACAGTTGGCGATTTTGAACCTTGAAGAAAAGAAATCATTGACAAGCAAGTTGTAAAGTTTCAACTAACCCAGTTTAAATAATACGTATGATAAACCATTACTTCTATAACAGTCAAATACGAGCATATATGCTGCAGTTCTGCAGCATATTCTATGGGCTGTGCGTTAAAACAGGTAAAGGTTCTTGTGATGAACAGCAGTTGATATCAGTACCAATTGTGATTGGACACCGAGACCGAGTAGTTTCTGCAGTTATGGCAGGCAATACACAAAATAGAACGTTCAGCCTGCCAGTCATGGCAGTTCATATGCAGAGCATTACACTAGCACCAGAGAGAAGAAGAACACCAGGCCTATTAGACCAGCGAGTTACTATGCCGGTAGGCGGCGTGTTTCCTGATGACTTGACTGTTGTAAAAAGAGCAATGCCTATTCCATACAATACGACAATTGAACTAAGCATCTATTCATCAAATATGGACCAGATGCACCAGATACTTGAACAGGTATTAGTACTGTTCAACCCTGATATTCAAATTCAAAAGTCAGATGGACCATTTGACTGGACAAAATTGACGCGAGTTGAACTTACTGATATTGCTAATGAGGAAAATTATCCATCTTCAACTGATAGAAGAATTGTACAATGGACGCTAACCTTTGAAATGCCCATCTATCTAAGCATTCCAATGGGCGTAAAGGATGACCTTGTCAGAAAAATCTTCATTAGAATTGGTGACCTAGGAAGTATGGAAGTAAATGAAGTGGATGCTGACGGTGCTATTGTGAGGTTTGATACACCGCTGGCTGAGGAGATTATTGACACAACAGACCCAAGCAGCCCTAACTACGAACAGAAGCCGCCAATTGGACCAGTTCCACCAGAACCAGAACCAGTTGTATAAAGCAAAATGGTTTCATAAGGGTGCATATTGGTTTGGTCTAAGAGCAACTTTACACAAATCATAAGTAGATGAAATTGTTGCTAAAATTAAAAGTCTTAGCCTAGTGGAATGTTGCAAAGTAACTTAAAAACCAAAGGAAAAACCGGTTAAACCCGTAAATACCTCTGTTAGAAAATAAACAAAACGCATTCAACGCGTTGATAGGAGAAAAATATGCCAACACTAGTATCACCAGGCGTCTCAGTCTCAGTAGTTAATGAGAGCTTTTTTATCCCTGTTTCTGCTCCAACGCTGCCACTGTTCTTCGTGGCAACAAGAGCAGGAAAGACCCAACCAAATGGTGTCACCCCTGCAGCCGGCACTCTGGAATCTGGAGTAGTACGCACAGTTACCTCAAGAGCACAAGCACTTGAACTGTATGGTATTCCACATTTCCGGAAGGATTCCTCAAATAATGAATTCCACGGTGATGCTCGTAATGAGTATGGTCTATTGGCACTCAATCAGTTCCTTGACATTGGAAATCGTGCATTTGTCGTACGCGCAAATATTGACTTGTCTGATGAGCCACGTTCATTCATGAGCCTAGGAACTCCAGAGGCACAGTCTAGTTCCATCGTATTCAATGGAATTGGAAATGGAACAATTAGTTCAATCTCTGGTGCAAGTTCTGTGGTTGAGCCACAGACAATTTCTGTAACATTCACATCACCATCTACCTTCACCGTAACAGGCTCACTGTCTGGTTATGTTGGTGCAGGCGCTGTTGGAATTCCATTCACCTCAACAGTAGTTGATTTGACTGTTAACGATGGTTCTACACCTTTTGCAATTGGTGATAAGTTCATGTTCTCGCTAGTATATGTTGCAGTACCAGGTGTTGCAAACACGGGAAATGGAACACTAGTTGCTCTAGTCCCTGATACCCTAGCAATTGATGAAACCTTTACTGTAACATTCACAACGCCAACAGCCTATTCCGTAACTGGTACAGTTTCTGGTGTTGCAGGTTCTGGTGTTGTAGGTTCTCCATTTGACAACAATAGAATCAACTTTACTGCAATCGCTGGAACTACACCATTCGTAGCAGGTGATGAATTTACTATTGATGTTAACCCAGTAACAATCTCTGCTCCTCTAGGCGCAAATGATGCTGCTAAGCGGGTTGCAATTACAACTGCTCTTCAGGCTGCAATCAACAGCAATACCGAAGTTCGCTCACCACTGTATGAGTATAATCTAATCCTTTGCCCAGGCTATCCAGAAGTAGTTGATGAACTTCTTGCTCTTAGCACTTCAGTCAAAGAAGAGGCAATGGTAATTGCTGATGTTCCAGGCGACAAGACACCTGAGCAAGCCGCTCAATGGGCGCTTTCATCAGCCCGCTTCTCCAGCAATAATGCTGCTTACTACTACCCATGGTGCCTGATGTCTAACCTAGATGGACGTAACGTTCTAGGCGCACCATCAGGAACAGCACTTAAGACACTTGCATATAGCGATAACGCTTCATATGTATGGTTTGCTCCAGCCGGTATCCAGCGTGGTATCGTAACAGGTGTTTCACAGGTAGGTTACTTTACTGGCACCCCAGGCACAGCAACCACTTTCATCGAGTCAAATCTGAATGAAGGTCAACGCGACAACCTGTATGAGTACGACAAGAACATCAATCCAATCGTATTCTTCCCAGGTCGTGGTCTAATTGTATGGGGTCAGAAGACGTCAGCACCGGCAGCATCTGCTCTGGACCGCATCAACGTTGTACGGCTGGTCATGTTCCTACGCAGAGCCCTTCGTAAGGGTGCTCTACCTTTCGTGTTCGAGCCAAATGACCAAATCACTCGTGACAACCTGAAGGCAGCAGCCGATGGTATCATGAATGACATCCTTATCAAGCGTGGTCTTATGGATTATGCTTCATACTGTGATGAGAGCAATAACACGCCAGACCGTATTGATCGCAACGAACTATATCTAGATGTTGCAATCAAACCAACAAAGGCAGCAGAATTTATCTACATCCCAATTCGTGTTGTAAACACTGGCGCAGAAATCTAATAAATTTCTAACCTAATTAAGAAAGGGCCTTCGGGCCCTTTCGTTTTGTCTTGAATAATTGTTATAATAGTCTCTATTCTCAGTAAATATATTGTACTTTACTTTCAAAAATGATGACATTCAAGCAATTTCTATTAGAGTTCGATAAAGAATTCATTGTCAAGATGATAAAGAAGTCAGTTGATGCCGGCGGCAAATTTGCCATTAAAATAGCACCAGAAGACTTTCCACTTGTTCAATATGACTTGCCAAACGATTCTTCTATGCAAGCAAAAGGTTTTATTAACAAGGTCTGGGTGGGAAGTTTGGAAGGTCTGTTTGTTGAATATAGGAAGAATTTTGATGATGATTTTGATAAAAATAATCCAATTATCCATATTCACAGAAGCCTAATTCCAAACCTCAAAGTAAAAACAATTGATGGCGTCAAAACCTTAATACTTACTAAAGATGAAAACATTTAAGCACTTCCTTCTTGAATTTATGGATTCAGAGTTTCTTGTAAAGTTAATTAGGAAAAAGCAGGCTATTTCCCCTCTTTATCTTCAAGGCTACTACAATGATGGTAACTATGAAGAAGGTGAAATTGAATCACCAGAATATGATGGTGTTAGTGTTAATTCTGGCGGTGGTATAGATATTGAGTTCAAAGCGTGGAGCGAGTATGAACACACATTTGTTCCAGCGGTTTTATCCATTCACAAAGATGATATTGATAAACTTTATTTTGGCACTGTACTATCTCCCACCGGCAAGAAGAGAAATGCGCTGCTGATGAAAGATTAAAATGCAAAAAACCTTTAAACAGTTTATTACTGAGATGATAGACGCGGCATTTTTTATAAAAATGATAAACCGTGTTAGTGATACGCACAATGGTTTGAATATCTTTATTGACAACTATGATGATGGCTATTATGTCGGAGTGGTCGGTGGTGCGGAAGTTGGGCATCCATATACGGACTCTTCTGGAAAAATACAAACACCTGTTGTTATCTATTACGATCACTGGAACGAGGATTTTGGTGACTTTACGGGCCAAAGAGAGATGGAAATTAAAGAAGAAGACGTGGACAAGTTTAAAATACTGTTTAATGTTAATGGTAAAGGGCACAATAAACTTATTTTTACTGGTCATAAGGAAAAATAAGTTATGAAGACGTTTAAGCAGTTTCTTGGAATTACATCCGTAAGAGAAAATAAAGAAGACCGAAAGGTCTATGCCAAGAAAATTGTTGATGCTCCTGCCTGGTCACCAGCCCACGCGGAAAAAAATTACAGAATAGGTGATATAACCTTTAGCGCTTCTGATGGGCTAGGTTCAGTACCAAGTAATCAAAATGTTTGGTATGAGGGCTTTGTGGCAATGGTTAAGCCTTCAGTGTTTTTAAGCCTGGCTCTTTCTGATGATGGCGCACAGGAACCTACATCTATAGAACTTGAACGTCTGATAAAAGAGGGATATGCGGTTGGAATTCCTTTCTTATCAATACAATTTTCAGAAGATGAAGATGATCTGTTTTCACTGCCAAAAATAAGGGGACACGAGGGAAGAGGAAGAATGCGTACTATTCGCCGCATGCTTGGCGATGCACCTGTACCTGTTCATTTCTTCTTAAGAGGTGGTCTTCGCTCAAGAGACATAACTCCCCAAATGATTAAGCAGATGAAAATTGGAATTATTTCTGAAGGAAAAAGCATAGTAAAGAAACCTCTTGAAACTATTTGGGTAAATCAAAAAGAGGTTTAAATGCTTCTGACGGAAATACTGGACTTCAGCGATAAGGTATCCATGCGAGGTAGGCTTGCCGTCGAAACAATCAAAAAGTGGCTCGATGCTGGTAAGCCAGTGCACGTTGCTGAACTTATTGGAAAATACACGCAAATAAAAGACGGTGAGTTGTCGTCAGTAGAATACAAGTATAATGACTGGCTATTTTCCACGAAGCATGGAAAAAGATGGGGCATGAATAGTTACCTATCGGATGAGCAACTAGATACGCTCCGTCTAAAGGTAGAAGAGCGAGATGGCGTCAAGACGCTTGTCGTCAGCAACGAATTAGGCTAAAATCCAAACGCTATTTCCTCGGTCATACAGCGGCAAAAACCCAGCAATTCGCATATTGTCTTCCTCAGAAAGTTCTGGAGAAAACGTCTTATTAAGATCTGTGAGGAGCCTTGGAAGTTTTTTCTTCTGTGTCTGGTACCTGGCATATGTTCCCAACATATGGTGGATCCACCAATAGGAGGGAGTCGTAAAGTGGCTAAACTTAAAACCAACTTGATTATAAACGTTGCCTGTGCTCCAGCACCGATCAGCGTAACTTATTAAACTTCCAGAATAATTTTTCCTAAACTCAGATATAAGTTTTGATGGTCCACCCTGCACCATTAATCCAGCCTTTGAAGCCATGCGAATTAATTCCCAGTCATGCTTTTTTGCCCACCTTGGCTTTGAGAAGGTAGCAACTGAGATGAGTTCATCCTTGTAAAACAGACCAAGTTGCACAGTTGAACGTGCATAGCCCTGAAGGTGGTTCTCAGTTAGGAACTCCCGCGCCGCTTCCTTGTCAATCTCGCGTACCTCTGTTTTTCTACCCTGCACTCGTTTATTTCTACCTAGAATTGACGCCAACCGGTTCTTGACGTGCTCAGGCTTATTGACCCACAGGTGCTCCTGCAGCGTAATTAGACGACAGCCAATCTGCTCCATCATGGTCAGTTTTTCTAAACTCTGCTTTTCATTTTGGAACTTAGCGCTGTGCCAGTAGGTACCGTCAAACTCAATACCGAGTTTATGCTCAGGTATCCAGATGTCAATTTCTTTTGGTGCAATCACTGACTTGTTTCGATGCTCAACCTCTATGCCAAGAGACTTAATAAAGTCCATGACTGCCTGCTCACCTTTAGATGTTCCTGATGAGCAACTTGGGCACTGGCGAATTCCACGCTCAGATATATTGCTTTCATAAACCCTTCCACACTTGTGTTTCCAAGAAAATGAAATATCATACATGCGATGAATAAGAACAAATTGTGATAAATCTGTTTGACATTCTACGTTAAACAATTTTTCTAATTCAATAATTTTTAGAGGTAGCAGTTCAGTAGTTGTTTTTGCTTTCGCGTAAATTGTTGCTTCATGCACCCGTGGTATTGCCCGCACATTTTCTACATTGTATTTTTGCCTAATAGCATCTTTGAATTTTTGACCAGACCAGCGCATAGGTGCTGGTTCTCCATAGCGGTCAATGTTAGTTGCTTTTATCTTGGCAACAACATCGTCTGTCAGCATTGGGTGTTCAACCCCGTAGCGCTCAATACAGGTTTTTTTATAGGTTTCCTTTTTTGACCCATTAAGATAAGCGCAACTTTTTCCGCAAAATGGAAGATAACCACTCTTTTTGTTTTCATCAGTACGGTGAAGTTTCTTTAAGAAAGGCTGCCACTGTTTAGATGTTAAAGTGTTAGAACACGATTGACATTTAGGATATGAAGACAATCCATTCAAAAGCCAAAATAATCTTTCTGCATTGTCACCACTACAACCAGGCGTTCTTTCTATAAGTTCCTGTTCAGCATCTTTTGAAATGTACCGAACGTGCCCAAGTTTGATGTGATCATCTAAAGTTCTATTTTTTGTCATAATAGGATAATGAATTTAATATTTATACCAGTATTTATTTTATTACATAAAAACTTGTCTAGACATAAATATCTAGGATAAAGATTGAACACCCTTCTAAAAGGAGTATAATATGGCAACGCTATCAAACTTTGGAATTCCTGGCGTGGGCGCAGGTATTCTCCATCCTCGCTTAAAGAACAAATTCCGTATCACTTTCCTGAACATGGGACAACTTGTTCCAGGCATCGCAAACAGCGCAAAGAACCTGTCAATGCAGGTAACCAACATCACTCTTCCAAACTTATCATTTGAAGAAGTTGCATTGCACCGCTACAACTCAGTAGCGTACGTTGCAGGTAAGCACACTTGGGAACCAATCAGCGTAACAGTTGAAGACGATATTACTGGGCTAGCAGCAACTGTAGTCAAGGGGCAACTTGAGACACAGCAGCGCCTAATTGGTGTTGACCTTGACGGACGTTGGCTGAATACCGCAGCAACTGGTTCTAACTACAAGTTCGGCTCAAAGATTGAGCAACTTGATGGTGATGAAGGCATTGTACAGACATGGATTCTTGAGGGCTGCATGCTAACATCAGCCGACTTCGGAGACCGTGACTACTCAGCCTCTGAAGCAGCAACAATCACGATGAACATCAGATATGATCATGCACGTCATATCGAGAGTGGCGCTGGTTACGGAACTGCATTAGGCGGTGCCGTCGCCTAATTTTCCAAGCTAATCTGGCAAAGGGGCTCATTGAGCCCCTTTTTTTCACAGAGGGATATATAAAACTATAGACTATGGAATAGGTTATGGACAAAAGCACCTTCTTGCAACTGGTAATCAAGCCTGATGGGCACATCAACAGAATGGCCGCCCGCCTATTGACAAAGCCCTCGAATGAAAAGTGGAAGGAGGCTCAAGCTTTTTAGAAGACAACAAGCCACCATTTGAGACTACATCACTAGTTGAAAGCATCAGAGCCATACAGCAGGGTCTTGGAGGTATGTGTTTAATTTGACAACTCCTTGAACTCAGAAATATCATAAATAAGACATATTGCTGGGTTTCTCTGCTAAATGAAAATAGATAATATTCTTAAGTCTTCTGGGATATCACTCGCAAAGCAAGCAAGCGGTGCTCTTCAAAATGAAGCACAAAAGCAACTCAGCGGTGCAGTTGAAGACTTCGTACGCGGTAAACTAAAGATACCTACATCTTCTGCGGCGGGCGTAGCGCTTCGTCCAGAACAACAGCCAAAAAGTTCAAGTTGGGATGCAACGTCATATGCTGCATCTTTAGCAGGTGGAACACCTGCAAGACCAAAACTAAAGTTTCTTTTCAAGGTACAGTTTTTCTTTAGTCCTCAACTTAGGGATATCGCACCTTGGCTGGATAGAAGCGACTTTACCTTCATGATAAAGCAGGTAGACCGCCCAAAGGTAGACTTCGAGTATGAAGATGACGTTAACATGTATAACTTCAGAACGAAGGCGCTAAAGAAAGTAAAGCACCGCGAACTCACTATAACGTTTCTTGATGACGTAGGAAACAATGTATTTGATTTCTTTAGAATATTACTGATGGTTTATTCACCAATTACTCGCGCATCTATGCAGCGGGATGGTAATGTAAATGCTAAGCCAGATCCTGAAGGATGGCAAAAAGGCAACGGAATGGCATTCTCCGACTTTAACAATTTTCCTGGTGGTGGAGACATCGCCCACCGTGCGGTGTTCAACGCAAATGCGGGAAATGCAATTGACATTATTCGCGTCAAACAGATTTTCATTGACCCAACTACTACACCAGGATCAAAAGATAATGCAGTAAAAGCGGTATTCTATGATTATGTTAATCCTCGGCTTGTATCATTTGACCTTGACGACTTATCGCACGAATCATCTGATCCTAACCTTCTGACCATGCAGTTTGACTATGATTGGATGGAGATGACTAAACATGATAAGTTACTCGTAACTGGAGATGGTGGTCCACCACTAAACTTCCCGGTGGCAGGACTTGTTGGTCAGCAAGGAGTAACTGGCTCTGGAGCACCCACAGATATACTACAAGGAAATAGCACTGCTGCACCAGCCGCCAGGGCACAAGCAGCAAGTGCAGGAAATAGTGCAGGCAGGGCAAACCCATTTGCAAATATCTTGGGTGGTGTGGCTGGAAAAGCAGCACAGCAACTTACCTCTAGCCTTGTGAACAAGGCAGTACAGCAGATCGGTGGAAATGGAATCATGGGCTCAATCCTTCGCCAAGCAGCAGGGTCTGCAGTGAGCGGTCTAAGCAGTGCGGCTGGTGGTTTAGTGCAGTCAGCAGTTGCAGATCAGGCTGCTGGGCTATTCAGCAAGGTGAATCAAGCAACGGCGCGTCCAATGTCGGGGATTCTATCAGACAGAACAGGTCAAACAACTCCAGCAGTTTCTACACAATCTTCATCAAATTTCTATAGCCCACAAAATCCCGGGCTTGACCCAGCAAGCGGTCCAGGTGGTCCATGAAGGGCGCAAATTCTACGATGCGTGGCAGGTTTATCTGCCAAAATCCACAGAAGTATCTTGGGAATGCGAATAATATTTTTTTTAGATCCTCATGGGAATTTGCTTTTATGAAATGGCTTGACCAAAATCCTGCAGTTCTAAAATTTGGTTCAGAAGAACTCATTATTCCATATGTAAGCCCACTCGACAACCGAGTTCATCGCTATTTCCCCGATATTATTGTTTTGTATAAGCACAAAGATGGTAGTGTTCGAAAAGAAATAGTTGAGATAAAGCCCTACTCACAAACAGTGCCAACTCCCAAGATGACTGACAGAGACAAGATGGCGCTTGTGGTAAATCAAGCAAAATGGGCAGCGGCATCAGCATATGCCAATCAAATGGGCGCGCATTTCCGTGTTGTAACAGAGAAAACGCTGTGGGGAGGCATAAATAAAAGAAAGCCACCAGCGCCCGGTAATGCTGTCTAAAGTGCTGGCAAGAAAGATAAAAACTCTTTATCAACCAGTAACGGATAATCTAGGGGCAAAAGGTGCTCTTTTATTATTTTAGCAGTGGGGAACAAAATGAAAACGCTTCAACCTGACAGCAAGTATATTCATCCACTTGATGATTTATTCCAAACTGAGGAGCCTGTCAGAGATGTCACTGAGTACAGTATAATGACTGAAGCAACTCTTGCATCTTTTCAAGCACCTGCTCCTTCTACTGAAGTTGAGCCAGAGGATGTTGAGATTGACAAAAAGATTGACCAAGTCTATGATGCTGCATATGACACGTTCCAGCAGCAGATGCAGTTTGCTGAAATAACTGAGCCAAGATATGCCGCCCGCAATGCTGAGGTTGCTGCTAACTACCTCAATATTGCGCTGAATGCAGCAGCAACAAAGGCTAAGGTGCGCGGCGATAGAAAGAAGGCGTCAGCATTTGTTCCATACGCTTCAAAAAATCCAAATGGTCTAGTTGTTGCAAGCCGAGAGGAAATACTGAAAATGATGTCAATTGACGCTGAAACGAAGGAAACAAAGTGAAGATTGATGAAATGTGGTCTAAAAAACGCACTAATATTTGGCTGCACCGCCTAAATAATAATGGCGTTGAAAGTAAGATGAACGATGCAGTAAAGTATTTCCAAAGCAAGAGGGAAGCAATTGACGCACACAACCATATGGTCACTGCAAATCCTTCAAAGGAAATAGCGCACAATCTTTATGTATCGACAGACTTAGGAACATTTAAAGTGGTACTGAAAGGACAATATCAAAAATGAAAGTTAGTCAACTACTAGAAACAGCTGCTGCCCCAAAGGCATCAACTCGTGTTAAAACACCAGCATACCTTCGTAAGGCTAAAGCAGGTAATGGTGGTAATTGGAAACTAACGCTTACTGACCCTAAAGCGGCTGAGAAAGAGAATATCAGCGGAACAGAAGGTCTAGAGGAGCTTAAGGCTAAACTTAATATTAGATGAGTGTAAAATGAAACTGGCTGACATTTATCTACAGGTTTTGGCTGAAGCTCAGCAGTTTAACTTTGCTCCCGTAAAAGCAAAATTAGAAAAACTTATTTCAGATCTAGTAGTTGATACCAGTAATTCTACTCTTCAAAAAGAAATAAAGTCAATTATATATGACATCGTTGTAAATGATGTTGATATTGCCAAAATAGGAAAGGCAAAGCAGGTTGGCTTTGATGACACCGCTGTAAACGCGTGGAAGACTTACTTTAGCGGAAAATTCTTCAATACTGGCGGCGGCGGACCGTGGGCACAAGTTGATATAAATGCTAACATACCAAGAAAAACAGGCCAAGACCGCACATTGAACTACTATATCACGGTTGAGCGTACAAAAGAAAATATCGCAAAGTTTCTAAAATCATTCAACACGCTCATTTCAAAGATACGCGATTTTTCAAATGATAAGCAGACGCCGATTAGCTTCAAGACACACCGTCATTTGGATTATTTTATGTCACACAATGACTCATTGAAGTTCTACTACTATGACCCCAGTGTTGAAAAGGACCTAGTTGCAGTCGTAAAGAAGTGGTTAGCAGATAGTGGAATTAAGACGGGCCAACGAACACATGAATTTGGCGTTGATAAGACGGTCTCAGGGCAGGGTGCAAAATCATCATTTGGGCAACTTATTGCAGATCATGTTGGAACTCAATTTATTGCCACAATCACAAAAAATGCAAACAAGTACTCAAGTCAGCAATATGTGCAATGGCTTGAGACACATTTACCAACTCTGATTAAGCAAATATCTGTGCAAAAATGAAAATCCATGAGCTATTAAATGAAAATGCTAATCAGCTTGCCATGAATAAAGCTGCATCATTTCTTGACACCCAACCAAATGAATTAGTCGTCGTTGATGATGATACTGCAGAAAAGGTACTGAAGGTTGGAAAAGAAGTAAAATCTGAACGAATCAAAATGGGTCTTGGAAATATTTTAATCAGAGTCTTTAATGCACTTCGTGGTGTATTTGTTCGTATAGAAACTTCTGATGGGAAAAAAATTATTAGCAGAGTAATGTTTAAATCAAAATCTCCAGCAAATGAAGCGCGTATTTTAGAAAAATGGAATGACAGCGGCGCATCTGATGCAGAAGGACGTTGGGCAAGGTATCGCGACGGAGATATTGGTGTTTTGGCAATGGCAGCTTGGCTGTATAATTCACGTGTTCATAAAAAAACAAAGGATGAAAAGCTTAAGTCTGCCTATGGAGCAATTTCACAGCAGCAAAATACTTCAAAACTTATTAGTGCAGCGAAGGCAGATGCTCTTAGAGCCGCCCTCAAGAAAAAGTTTGGTTAAAATGAAACTGACAGAACTTTTTGAAACTGCAAAGCTATCTCAAGATGATGACTGGGAGGGCGAATGGGAACCAGAACAGCAGATTGAGTACAAGGACTATGTAGTCAGGCCGATTGTTGCCTGGCCAGTTTGGCCAATTACTGCGGGCATTTTTGATCGTACTTTTGGCGAAAATAAATGGTCAATTAGCGCAACTGCTGGAATTTTTGGGTCTAGACCTCTTATGGGCAACAGCAACAGGGTTGTGGTAAAGGTTCGCGCAGATGTTAAGCCAAACTTCAAGGAACTTGTGCGCGATAAGATTTTAAAACCAGTTTTTCTAGAACAGCTTTCAGGCGAAGCCAAAGAATATCCTGGCAGTGCGGAACCACAAACTGCACCTACTAAAATTTGAACTGTGAGAATAATATGCCAGCAACTTTAGTTAAAAAATACGCTGAAAAACATGGTGTCTCAATGAGTAAGGCAGAGGAGCGTTGGGAATCTGCTAAAAAATCTGCTGAAGAAAAATTCAAGCATGGGACAAAACGATTTTGGGCCTATACCACTGGCATCTTCAAGAAGATGATGGGTGAAAATACAGCACTAACCTTTTCTGATTTTATGCTTTTAGAGCATATTTTTACGAAAAGTATGAAAAATAGATAACAATTCTACCCGGAAAAGTAAATAAAACATGGTATAAATCATTGTTGAAATAAGCAAAAACGCATCTATGTTTTGTACCAATGGACAGTAATTAACTTCTTTAAGAGGAAATAATGGATAATAACAACAATAAGAAAAACGATGAAGCTATTGGTGAATTAGTATCACACCTACTAGCTGCTCAAAACACCGCTAGAATGTGGCATTGGAAGGTTAAATCCTTTTCACAGCACATGGCGCTCGGCGAGCTGTACGATGGCATGAATGAACTAATAGATGATCTTATGGAAATCTACATGGGTGGATATGGTACTGAAACTTGGATTGAAATAAGCGAACCGAATATTTTTAGTGAAAATACACCACAAGAATTTGTTGCGCAGTTGTATCATTTCCTTGAAATGCAACACGAGATAATTCCGCAAGATGGCTTCTTGGTGAATAAGTTTGAGGAACTTCAAGCCATTGTTGCTAGAATTAAATATAAGATGGAAAATCTTGCATGATTCTTTCTCAATTAGTTGAGGCTGCTAATCATCGCAATCGTGGCTATAAAGCAGCCCCGACCGTTGATCATGAAACTCAGGAGGAAATTGACTTTATTAATAAGATGTTTCTGAAGTCACTTCCACCAGACTCACATCCTTTTCTTGTAGTGCCTGCTTCTTATGGTGTCAGCACAATATTTGGTTTGTTGAAAATTCCTCAAGTACAGAAGTTTAGAGAAAAATACCTTGTAATTCCTGGCTATGCTTTTGATGTTATAGACATCGCATCGAGAGGAAAAGTTCAATATTTCATATACTACAGGGATGGAGAGTGGTACGCACAACTAACAATCGGAATGCGTCGCCCAAAAACAATGAAGGGAACTCCCACCGAGTTGCTTAAGGCAATAAAACAATATGTTGCCAAGGCGCATATATCTGTAGAACACGGATTAAAAGAGATAGAAGAAAGAGAAGTTGAAAAGAATCTAAAATCACGTAAGAAGAAATAATACAAAGGCGAAGCATGTCAGCATTTCCATCAGGTGTACCAATAGTAAATTCTCTTCATGACAGAAGAAATGAGTTAAGAACTGAAGTTGCTGTTTTAAAGAGCGTTGTAAATCAACTTTCAAACTGGGTAGAGCAACTTGAACAAGATAGAGTTGCCCTCGTAGGAACTGTATATCTAGATGATGCTGCATTTGATGCTGCTTGGTATTCTATGGCTAACTCTCTTCTATCTGCAGTTCAAGCAGAAACTAATCTTGGCACTACGAGTTTCAGGTACAGAATGAAGAATGCACTTGCTCTACAGGGGCTTAACTTCACTCATTACCAAACATCAGATTCTAACACTTGGGCAGTAACGCATAACCTTGGATATGACCCCGAAATAAAGGTCTATACGTGGGATGTAACGCAAACTGTTCTTTCCGAAGTTACTCCATTGAGCGTAGTTTATCCTACACCTAATGTTTCAATTACCATTATTCTACCCACAGTTTCGCAGGGAATTGTGAAGTTCAGTTGAACAGCACAAAAAAGTAAGGTAGGAACTAGCAATGAAACTTCATAACCTGGTAGAAGCAGCAAAAAAATCTAAGGAAAAGTTGGAGGTTGAACAACAAACCGATGAAGAAGTAGATTTTATGTTTAACCTTTTTTCAAGGGCGCTTAAGCCATACGCTGATAAAATTGAACAGAGTACAATTAAATCGGGTGGGAAGTTTGGAATTCCAAAGCAAAGAATTTTGCGTGCAAAACTAATTAGACCTGCAAAAAATGGTAAAGCAAATGTTGGGTGGGTAGCAGTAATTTACACCTTTGCACCAGAAAAGCATGGTGTTAAGAATGAGAGTGGCTGGTATGTTTCAATGAGTGATGGTCAAAGCCTAACTCAAGTTTTAAAAGCAAAAAACTCCAAGCGCTTTGCTTCACCAAAAGACGCTCTTCCAGTAGCGCTAGAGTGGATAAAAGAACTATCTGAAAAATTTGTACCTAAGAACAAAGAAGAATAACTATGAAGGTAAGTGAATTAATAAAAGCTAAACACATTATTGCTGCAGGAAATTCTGCTCCTGAAGTTCCTATTGCACCAGACGCTGAAAGACACGCAGAGATTAATCCTGACTTTAAGATGTTAGATGCAACCAATCCAGAAAAGCCATATAGCCACGAAGTTATTATGAAGGCAATGGCTGAACTTTTCAAAAGAATTGAGCGCCAGGCAGCACACTATGGTGGAAAGATTGACCAGAAGACTGGAAAGATTGACCACTCCCAGCACAAGTACTATGACGCACAGATTGCACCAAACGAATGAAGCTCGCTCAGTTATTCGAGAATGAAAGCATATTAGCTACTATGCTGCTCAAACTAGTAAAGGCTAAAAAGCCCATCTATGTCAATGCGAAGGGACGTACCTTCCTGTCTGGTAATACACAGCGTGGATATCAGGCGATGCGCAGCACTAAGGAAGGATGGGTAGTGCAGGCAGAGTATATGCTCGTTGATCCAGTCGACATACTTAGACGTGCCATAAACAACGATCAACTGCACATTAGCCCTTATAAGGAGTTTGCGTTGTATGGCCGTGGTGCTACGAGCACTATGCTCTTCGAATTTGAAAGACCCATTGATGACAATTATACCATTAAGAAGATAAATGGCGTTTGGACAATTATTGATAGAGAACAGGTAACTAATGAAGAAAAAATAAAGAAGAGTTATCTTAACTTTAAAGGGTCATCAAGGAAAAAAGAACTGAAGGCTGAGATGACACGTGAAATAAAGCGCTTTAAAGATATGGAACACACTGACCCAGCCGCCTACCCCGATGATTGGACAGCAGACCAAAAGTACAAGGCTGAGTTGAAGAAGAAGGGCAAAAACCTTCCTAAGTCAGAACACACCAAGAAGTTTGAACGGAGATTTGGCAAATGAAGGTTATTGAACTCCTTACTGAAGTAAGCGTGGCTGAAAGCGCAGACTTACCAATTCTAGTATCAATGCTGAAGCGCACTATTGCCGATCACGTCAAGAATAAAGGACAGCCGGTAAAGCTGCTGGACAAGGAGATTGAGAATGAACCGATGAAGATCAGCGGCTACCAACTTCGTCCTGATGGTTCGCTCGAGCTCTCGGTGATTGCTCAGGTAACTGGACACCGTTACATCGTCTATACGAAGGATATGCTGGACGACGGACGACTGCACTTCCAAAAAGGTTCTAATGGGCGCCTACTGGTGTATTCAAATGAAGCTAACTGAACTCCTTACTGAAGGAAGCGTTGATACCGCTCTGAAGAATAAGGCTGAGAAGACAGGTATTTCGGTATCAATCCTTAGGAAGGTTTGGAACAGAGGTGCAGCAGCGTGGAGAACTGGTCATAGGCCTGGTGTAAGTCAGCACCAATGGGCACATGCAAGAGTTTCATCGTTTTTAACAAACGGGCCAGCTAGAAAAGCTGATAAGGACCTTTGGAAAAAGGCAAAGGATAAAAAATGAGAGTTTCTGAAATTTTAACTGAAGAAGTTTCTGACAGCGAAAAGAAGCGCCGACAGGATTTGTATTCTCGCTGGAAAACTCTTGTCAATATGTCTGCTGAAAGCCTGGAAAAATGGTTAGATCGCCAACTTGAGTTAGCCAAGTCTGATCCGAAGAAGCATCCTGGGCTAAAGCAATCAGTGGCATCAAAACTTGGAATTAGCACTGGTCGCCAGTCAGCCAAACACATAATCAGCATGAAGAAGCGACCAGTAAAAGACTGGGACGCAAATGACTGGCGATGGGCCGGTAAGCAGGTAAGTTTCATTAGCAGAATGAAGGGTGCGGCTGGACCACTGTATGACGAAAATGGTGAGCCAACCAGAAAGTTACTTTCTCTAAAGGTATGGGGGCATAGCCCACGATGAAGATGTTTGAACTCTTCGAGGAAGACAGCATTCCGGATGTTTTTATCGGAAAAATGCTGCTTAAGTTGTACCAAGCACATAAGCCGCTGAAGGTTGCAATAAAAGATGGATATGCAGTTGGAAATGCTTCCTTATCAATTAAGTCATCACCCCCATACCAGATATGGGACATCACAAAGGTTGAAATTCATACGTCATTAGGAAATAATGAATTCAGAATTTATAACACCTCACCAGGACAGTGGTTTGAACTCATTAAAAACGATGATGAGAACTTAACTTTAAAGAAAATGCCTGAAGGATACTGGCTACTAACCAGTATTAACGGCAAGGGTGTAGCATTATAAATAAACAAAAGTTCTGAGGATACAATGAAACTTAGCCACCTTTCTCAACTACTAGAAGACAGAGTTCAAGAAGACATTGAAGCCTTTTTTGATTTCTGGAGGGAAACTGCAGAGGGCACATCTCTTCAAAAACTGTTTGAAGCACCTGCTACTCCAGAAGAGTATCAAAAGGAAAAAGAATTTGCTGAAGATTATGCCACAAAGCACGGTGAAAAGAAGTCATTTAAAACTGGTGATACAGCAACTTTTAATGGAAAGCCATTTGAGAAAAAAGCAGACGGCTGGGTAAACACCAAAACAAACGTTAAATTCAGAGAAGACTCTCCAGTTGTAACATATATTGAAGCAGGTCTGACTTTTGCACCAAAGGGGTCAATGCTCTATAACCCCGCATTTGACAAGAAGCCTGCTGAAAAGCCTGCTGAAAAGCCTGCTGAAAAGCCTGCTGAGAAGGAAGGCGAAAAGCCTGCTGAGAAGGAAGGCGAAAAGCCTGCTGAGAAGGAAGGCGAAAAGCCTGCTGAAGGTGACAAGGAAAAGGAAGTCGCACCACCCGTGTCAAGTGGCATTAATGCTGCTCAAGTAACGCAGAAAATGTCTGAACTTTGGAAAAAATGGGTAGATACCGGAAAGAATGCTTCTCCAGAAATGCGCCGCTTCATAAAGCAGATGTGGCTAGATGCCGGTGGTATTAAGGCTGAGAGCAAAAGCACTGGTAAAAAACCGCTTGTTGAATTTGAGCAACTAAAGAAACTTGCTGAAAAATGACAGTAAATAGTAGATAAACTATTATCTACTTTCAATGCAAGTCTGCTATCTTCACGGTTTTAATTCTAGTCATAGGTCGTTTAATTATATTCAGAACAAACTTCCTGCACACGAAATTATTCCCATAAACTTCGACAGTCATCAGCCATTTGCGCTGAGCCTTGTTGACATCGAGAAACAGTTACCAAAAACGCCCTTCTCATTTGTGACACATTCACTTGGTGGGCTCGCAGCGGTTTATCTTGCTGAGAAGTTGCAAAACCGTGTAAAGGCTATAGTTTCCATTTCAGCACCATTCGGTGGTTCAAAAGCAGCAATTGCCCTTCGCTGGGTTCCTGGTTACCCGAAGGTTTTTGAAGACATTACTCCTGGGTCTGCAACAATTTCCCGTCTCACCACCCTGAAAATTAAGGCACCACTACTATCAATTATTTCTGTTGGCGGTAATTTGCCAACCACTTCTGAACAAAATGACAGCGTTGTAACTATTGCCAGCCAAAAGGCGCTGCCATATGGAAAAAAGGTAGAGGTCAAAGCCAACCACTTTGAGGTCGTAATGCACGAAAAAACTATTTCGCTTATAGAAGACTTTCTTTTTGAGAGAGAAGTATGAAAAACACTCAGATCAAAAGAGCATTTGCTGAAGATGAATACACACCAGATATGGTGATGGAGTTGATGAAGTGCAAGAAAGACCCTGTCTACTTTATGCAAAAGTATGTTAGAATTCAGCACCCAACTCGTGGCACCGTCAGTTTTGATCTCTACGAATATCAAGAAAGATACGTGCGTCACCTGCACGAAAATCGCTTCGTGCTTACACTTCAGCCACGCCAAATGGGAAAGACGATTACGACTGCAATGTATCTTCTATGGTACGCATCATTCACCAATGACGTGACAGTGCTCATTGCTTCAAAGAACCAATCACACGCCTTGGAAATTGCGGCAAGAATTAGATTTGCATATGAGCAACTTCCAAATTGGCTGAAGCCTGGTGTTAAGTACTACAACCGTCATAACCTTGAGATGGACAATGGCTCAAGAATTATATCTGAAGCAACAACTGAAAAGACTGGTCGTGGTCTATCAGTATCAAAGCTGTATCTAGACGAACTTGCCTATGTAAATGCGCGCATACAGCAAGAAATGTGGGCATCACTTTCACCCACCCTTTCTACTGGTGGTTCTGCAATTATCAGTTCAACGCCAAATGGAGATACTGAACTATTTGCACAACTGTGGAGAGGCGCAAGAGCCGGAACAAATGGATATATTCCATTTGAGGTTCATTGGAGAGAGCACCCAGATAGAGGTAATGAATACTGGGACCTTATGGTGGGTCAACTGGGTATACTTAAAACTAGACAAGAGGTCGGCGTCGAATTCCTTTCGTCAGATGCGCTATTAATCAACTCAATGCGGCTGCAGCAAATTGCGCACTGTCAGCCAAGTCATAGCGATATGGGCTTCAAGTTTTGGGTTAAACCTGAAGAAATTGGTGGTATTGGAAAAACATACCTTGTTTCCTGCGACCCTGCAACTGGAAGTGGAAATGACTTTAGCGTCATTGAGGTATTTGAATTTCCTTCACTTAACCAAGTTGCTGAGTACCGTACAAATGACGTGAATATCCCGTTGTTCTACGCAAAGTTAAAGTGGATTATCAACAAGTTGAGCACGAATTCTGGTAAAGGGCGGGCAGAGGTTTTATGGACGTTTGAGCGCAATGGAATTGGTGAGGCAGTATCAGCGCTTTATCAGAACGATGAGAATCAGCCAGAGCATGCTGAACTTTTTTCTGATGCTCCTGGCAAATTTGGAATTTATACCACTGGTAAGACAAAAATATTATCCTGTCTTCAATTGAAGCAACTTATTGAAAAAACTGCTGGTGGATTAAACGTAAAGTCTGAGCACCTGCTATTTGAACTGAAGAACTTTACTGCAAAAGGTGGTACCTATGAAGCAAAAATAGGTGCTACTGATGATGCGGTGATGGCAACTATTGGCATAGTACGGCTACTTAAGCGCCTGTCAGAGTGGAATGATGAGGCATTCAAGAGAGTAAATGAATATGTAGACCCAAGTGAAGATGCAGATGGCGCTGAAGATGAGCCTATGCCATTTGCAATATTGTAAAATAACAGGGTATTTTACACGGGTATTACACGCGGACAAGTAAATAGAATATTATCTATTGCTTTATCCATTGCTTTATCCATTTCTAGGAGTAGCTTATGTTGTACGATGGTCTATCACTTGCTGAAGGCACTTCAGTTTCAAATTTGACAATTGCGAGCGGCACGTCAAATCCTACATCACCAACTACTGGTGAGTTATTCTATCGAACAGATAGCCCCAATGAAGGGCTGTACGTCTATTCTGGAGCATCGTGGGACGCAGTAGGCTCAGGAGACGTAAGTTTTGACAGCCTAAATGTAAAGCCAGCAGTAAGAGCAGCAACAACAGCAAACATCACTCTTTCTGGAACACAGACAATTGATGGCGTTTCTATTATTGCTGGTGATAGAGTTCTCGTAAAGAACCAATCTACAGGCTCACAAAATGGCATCTATGTAGCTGCTTCTGGTTCTTGGGCCCGCGCTGCAGATTTTGATGGCGCGCCAACAACAGAGGTAAAGGCAGGTGACTTCGTGTTTGTTACCGAAGGTACTACTTTTGCAGATACTGGCTGGGTACTTACAAATAATGGTACTATTACAATTGGAACAACTGCCCTTACATTTGCTCAGTTTAGTTCTGGCTCATCTGCGCTAACCTCTACGTACATTGGCTACGGAAGTGAGTCAAACTTGCTAACGGGTAGCGCTTCATTTACGTGGGACAATACAGCAGCAAAATTAAGTGTCGGCACAACAGCAACAGCAGGCGTAATTGCTGGCAGCACAACTGGCACTACTGCTGGAAGCGGTGGTTTAACTATTATCACAAGTTCACCAGCGAATACCAAACCAGGCGTGTTGGCTATTCAGGGTGCAAATGCTTCGCAAGGTGGCGGTGATGTCACAATTACTGGTGGTAGCTCGGGCTCGAACGCTTATCCTGCTGGTAACATTACCATCACCACTGGACAACATTCAGCGACTGGTTCTGCTGGAAATATCTTGTTTGCGACTGGTGGCTCGGACACGCTCGCGAACAGCGGCTATGTCTCATTCACCACTGGTAAAGTTGCAGCCGCAGCCGGTGTTGAACGCTTCCGTATCCTAGCTACTGGTGCTTGGTCAGTTGGCACAGGAGGCACAGCATACGGTACATCAGGTCAGGTGTTAACATCAAATGGAAATGCAGCACCTACTTGGCAGGCGGTGTCTGCAGTAGCACCTTCATTAACTGTCACATATATCGGATATGGCAATGGGTTTAACCAATTAACTGGAACAAACAACTTTACGTGGGAATCAGCAGCAAATACACTTCAACTTGGTGCATCAGGCACTGGTGCAAGCACAACACTAAGTGGAGTAGTTGGTGGAGGAACGCTAACAATTCTAGGTAGTGCTACTAACTCCATAGGTAGTGCAGGACATGTTAAAATACAAGGTGGCAATATTTCTTCTGGTGCACTAGCAGGTGGAAACGTTACTATTGCAGGCGGTACGAGTACTGGAACAGCTGGTTATATAGTATTAACAACAGCATCAGCAGAACGCTTCCGCATTCTAGCAAATGGCGCCTGGTCAGTTGGTAGTACTGGTACTGCATATGGCACACCTGGTCAGGTACTAACTTCCAATGGAAATGCAGCACCTACTTGGCAGACTTTTTCAGTCACTAGCCTTGCAGGCACAAGCGGAACAACTGGAACTGCAGTCTCAGCCGTTGGCGGTAACTCTTCAAATGCTAATGGCGGTGCAGTCACACTTACCGCAGGCAATTCAACGGGCGGCGGCTTCCTTGGTGGTGCAGTTAACATTACTGGTGGCACCAATACCTCCGCCGCCGGCGCTGGTGGTGGGCCAATCAATATTACTGGTGGTACATCATCTATTTCAGGTGGGTCAAACGGCGGCAGCGTCACAATCTCTGGTGGCGCTAATACAATTGATGGTGGAGGTGGTGCCGTTTTCATCAACGGTGGCTCACTTTCTGCAACTAATACCAACGGCCTTGGCGGTTCTGTTTCTATTACTGCAGGTAATGCATCACTGTCTGGCATTGCATCAAATGGTGGTAATGTTAACATTAGGGGCGGACGTTCTGCTGCAGCAGGAGGTTATATCTCGCTAAGCACTGCTGCTACAACAACAGTTACTGAGCGAGTACGAGTTAAGGAAAATGGCGCCGTGCGTTACGTTCCAATGGCTGAGCCAGCATCTGCTGAAGCAGGAGATGTTTATTATGATAGCACATCCAACAAGCTGCGTTGCTACAATGGAACGATCTGGAATGATCTATTCTAAACTAGTAAAACCCGTACTAAAATAGTACGTTATGTTCCAGCACATTGGCCGCTAAAGCGGCCAATGTGCATTATGCAAATATCAAGATAAACCTCAAAAATGTCGTAAATATACAGTATCCATTTCTAGGAGAACACTATGCTTTACGATGGACTTTCACTTGCTGAAGGCACTGCAGTTTCAAATTTGACAATTGCAAGTGGAACTTCAAACCCAGGATCACCAACTACCGGAGAACTGTTTTACCGCACAGATAGCCCCAATGAAGGGCTATATGTTTATACTGGCACTGAATGGCAGGCAGTAGGCTCAGGAAACGTAAGTTTTGATAGTCTAAACGTTAAGCCGGCAGTAAGAGCCGCAACTACAGCCAACATTACGCTATCTGGAGCGCAAACGATTGACGGAGTGGTGCTGGTAGCAGGAGACAGAGTACTTGTAAAGAACCAAAACACTGGTTCCCAAAACGGTATCTATGTCGTTGCTTCTGGTTCTTGGACACGCTCAACTGATTTTGATGGCGCGCCAACAACAGAGGTAAAGGCAGGTGATTTCACCTTTGTGACAGAGGGAACTACACAGGCAGATACCGGCTGGGTACTTACAAATAATGGTACTATTACAATTGGAACAACTGCCCTTACATTTGCTCAGTTTAGTTCAGGTTCTTCTGCTCTGACCTCTACGTACATTGGCTACGGAAGTGGGTCAAACTTGCTGACGGGTAGCGCTTCATTTACGTGGGACAATAGTACTGGAACACTATCGCTGACACCAAGCAGTGGAAGCACCGCAACTGTTAAAACTAGTGGTGGTAAACAACTGAATATAGCTTCAAGTGCAAATGCAAATAATGGTTTGGGAATATCAATCGATGCAGCTGCTGCGCCAAGCGGGCAAGGTGGTATGATTTGGATTAATGCTGGTGCTGGAACTGGCACTAATCTAGCCGGTTCTATTATGCTGGCGGCCGGCGCAACAGGAACTGGTGCTGGTGGAGGTATGATATCCTTTACAACTGGAACAACTTCAACTGAACGTTTTCGTATTCTTCAGAATGGTGCTTGGTCAGTTGGTAGTACTGGTACTGCTTATGGCACATCAGGTCAGGTGTTAACATCAAATGGAAATGCAGCACCTACTTGGCAGAATGTATCAAGTACTACAACTGCCACAAACCTGGCAGGCGGTTCTGCTAATCAAATCCCATATCAAACGGGTGCTGGCGCAACTAGTTTCATAGCAACTGGCACATCAGGTCAGGTACTAACTTCCAATGGCTCTGGTTCTGCACCTACTTGGCAGACTGCAGCAGGATCATCTTCATTTGGTAATACTACCACATTTGGTGATGGAACAGCGGCAGTAACACTTCAAGGCAATCAATCTGCTTCTGAAGTCGGTGCACGACTAACTGTCCAAGCGGGTGCACTTGCAGCTACAGGTGCTGGTGGCTCACTTACATTGAAGGGCGGAAATGCTAACACTTTTGGACCAGGAGGCGACGTAAATATTACATCTGGTAATGCTGTCTCGAGCGCACCTGCAGGTAATATCACCATTGCCGGTGGAACGCAAGGTAACTCATCAACACGGCAAGTTACAACAGTTCGTGGTTCAGACACAACAAGCAACTATGCAGGTGATGTAGTTGTCCGAGGTGGTGACACTACTGGCGGCGCGCCTGGCAGGTTAACATTGCGAGCCGGAAATTCAACAGGGCCAAACAGTGCAACTTTTATACCAGATGTTAATGTCAACGGTGGTAACGTTGCTTCTGCTGCTTTTATGGATGTGTATGGTGGCAATGTTAACATTACTGGTGGTAACATTTCATCTGCAAACGCTCAAGCCGCTACTCAGAGTGTTGGCTCAGTGATTATTTCGGGTGGCATTGCAAATGCAAATACGGGTCCAATCACCAATGGTTATGTATCATTTAAAACTGGCGTTACGGCACTAACAGAACGCTTCCGTATCCTAGCTACTGGCGCTTGGTCAGTTGGTAGTACTGGCACTGCATATGGTACATCTGGACAGGTATTAACGTCCAATGGAAATGCAGCACCTACCTGGCAAACAGTATCTGTACCTTCATCATTTACTAAGTACGACGAGTTCCAAGGTTCAGTTACTGCTTCTGCCACCACCAACATTGATTGCTCCACAGCAAACAACTTTACGGTGACGATGTCTGCTAACATCACAACGCTTACCTTCTCAAACATTCCTGCAAGTGGAAGAAACTATTCTATGACGCTGTATATAACGCAGGATGCAACAGGTGGTAGAGAAATTGTGTGGCCCGCAGCGGTGAAGTGGCCAAATGGTACAGCACCTTCACTCACAGCAACTGCAACTAAGATAGACGTTATTACGCTGGTTACCTATAATGCCGGCACTTCTTGGCTAGGTTTCGTAGCCGCACAGAATATGTAATTGCCTAACTGATAAGGATCAACTATGTTTTCAGTAAGAAGCACCGCGGGAACTGGACCAACAAGTCTCTCAACAGTTGAGGACAAGCCAGAAAATCTTGTAATGAAAGTTGCAGGAGATAGTTTTGCAAAAAGCACGAATGATAGGTACTTTGATGAGTCGAATAATTTATTTGCAGTAACAAATACCTCCTCTAGCCAAGGCACGTTCTCACCTTTCAGCCCTTATTGGTCATATAAGTTTGATGGGAATGGTGACTACTTAACAACTGCTACATCTGCTAATTTACTTCTTAACAGCAACGCTGACTGGACGATTGAACTGTGGTTGAATCCTGCAGTTACACCTGCTGCAGCATCCTGTTTGCTTTTCTCTTCTAATGGTTCTGGTGGTGGTTGGAACGTAAGTCATAATACCGCATTTTACATAGATTCTTCTAGACGTCTAGTTGTAGAATGGTCAACTGGATCAGTAACGCCACAATTTACAACTGGAACAAATACAGTTCCTTTAAACTCTTGGTCACACATTGCTTTTGTTTATAATGGAAGTGCAAAAACTATCACCACATATGTAAATGGAGTGATCGATATTAATGCTGCCAGTATGTCATCATACGCCCCACCTGCAGCAGCACCAAGAACTACTATTAGTAGAACTGATCCAACTGTTCCTGCACCAACTGAGTATTTTTTACAAGGATTAGTTTCAAATTTAAGAATAGTAAATGGAAGCAGTGTTTATACCTCTTCCTTTACTCCATCAACTTCTCCATTCACTGCTGTTGCAAACACATCGCTACTGACACTTCAAAATCCTTACCTAAAGGACAACAGCACCAATAACTTTGCACTTACCGTCAATGGCGACGTTGCAGCAACTTCTTTCTCTCCATTCAAGGTAGTAAAGCAGGAAAATTGGTCATATGACTTTGATGGCTCAACAGACTACATTACTGTTGCTGACAATGATGCATTTAACTTCCGCAATGATAACTTTGCGGTTGAGTTCTGGTTCAACCCTCGTGCTGTAGATACTTCTTGGATTGTAAGTCAATTTGAAAGTGGTGGTGGAGATGATACAAACTCAGCATTCACCTTTTTGTTTACCGCAGCAAACAAACTACAGGCAATTGTAGCACATAACAACAGTACCTCTCAAGTAAATCTGGTTTCAACAACCACTATTACTTCTAATTTGTGGTACCACGCTGCGCTCGTAAGAAATGGAACGTCACTTACGCTGTACCTAAATGGTAAGGCTGAAGCGACAAGTACCGCGATAAGCACCAATGTAGTAAACAACAGCAACCTAAGTCTAAGCATTGGAAGACGTACGGGCGGATCGAATTACTTCAATGGTTATATCTCAAATCTGCGCATTGTGAAGGGCTCAGCGGTTTATACTACTGCCTTTACGCCAGAAACTACAAAGACGCGGCTGATAGGTGGTACAGTTTTCCTTTCACTGCAGGACAAGGTGCTGCAGGACAATGGACCATATTCACTTACGGTAACAAAGAATGGAACTCCTACTACAAGCAGCACAAACCCATTTTCAGGTTCTACGGAGGGTGTAAATTGGAGTTGGTACTTCAGCGGAAATAACAACTACCTAAGCATTCCTTATAGCAGCACTCTGGATATGAACTCTGGTTCATTCACATTTGAGTGCTGGATTTATGCAACAAACATAAGTGGAATTGAAGGAATTTATGGAACTTCAGGTGGACCGGGTGCCGTTCCAAAATTTGTTGTTCACCTAAATGCTGGTGTTCCAAGCATTCATTACAACGGTCTTACAAATGGTGCTGACATTTACACCACTGCATCTTCAGCAGTTTCTGCAAATGAATGGACGCATATTGCGTTTGTTAGAAACTCAACTACCTGGACTTGGTATATAAATGGTGTTGCAAGTGGTACTGGTTCAAATGATACCGTTATAACATTTACAAACCAGGCAACATACCTTGGATATGGTGGTGAAGCATACTTTACGCCGTTCAATGGGTATATCTCAAATCTACGTGTTGTAAAGGGCTCAGCCGTTTATACTGCTGCCTTTACACCATCGACCTCAAACCTATCGGCAGTTGCAGGCACTTCACTGCTGGCGCTGCAGAACTCTACTATAGTTGATAACAGCACGAATGCACATTCTATTTCAACAACTGGAACGGTGTTACCATTTAATGGAAATGCGTTCTTTAGTACAGGTGAAAAGACGACTTTACCTGCACACTCTGTTTACTTTGATGGAACAGGGGACTATCTTACAGTTGCAGATAATACGGCTTTGGATATGGAGGCGGCTTCCTTCACGATTGAGTGCTGGTTCTATCCTCTTACTACGCCAAACTCGCAAACACTTTTTTCAAAGAGAGCATCTAATGCAGCGTTTGGTGGCGTGCAAGTAGGTTTTGGTGCTAATACACTATTTCCAAGTCTATTAGCAACCGTAAATGGTACTTCATGGAGTATCAACATAGCAAGTACTGTTGCAGTGGCGTTGAATAGCTGGAATCATATTGCTGCGGTGAGAAACGGAGGCGGGTGGCAGTTATACGTAAACGGTGTATCTGGTGTTTCTACAACTCTTGGCGGCACTGTTCCTAACAACACTGCAGCATTTGCTATCGGGGCGGGGGCGGCAGATGGTTCAACCGCAATCAACAGTTCATACATTTCTAACTTTAGAGTTATAAAGGGTGTAGCAGTATATACTGCAAACTTTGTTCCTCCTGTAGCACCATTAGATGTTACTTTAGTTCCTTCTACAGTATCACTGCTAACCTGTCAAGGAACTGAGATAGCAGATGGAAGTCCAAACAACTTCACAGTTACAGCAAATGGAAACGCAGCAGTTAGAAAAGTTAGCCCATTCCCGCTGCGCGAAACAGACATTCAAGTTGGCAGCGGACTCTTTGCTGCAAGTAACACAGATTATCTTTCAGTTGCAGGCTCTTCAGCCTTTGCAATTACAACCTCAACTACTCCATTTACAATAGAGGCATGGGTTTATCCTACCGCTTCTGGCGGTGCTATTTTCAGTGACCAATTTACAACTGGAACAAATACGGTCCCAATAACTCTATCGCTTTCAAATGGAACTGGAGCAAACAATACGACTGGTTTAATTCCTGCGCTTGGATACTATAATGGTACTTCTTGGGTAACAGCAGCAGTATCTACGACAGCAATATCACTTAACCAGTGGAATCACGTTGCTGCAGTGTTTACTGGCTCAACAACAAAGATATTCATAAACGGCGTAGATGTAACTGCTGGCTCACCAACACCTGCTACTACTTGGGGTGTAACTGGTGCAAATGGAGACAATTGGTATATTGGAAGGCGTTGGGACAATAATGCAACTGAATATTTCAGCGGACATATATCAAATCTACGCTTCGTAAGAGGAACGGCAGTTTATACTGCTGCCTTTACTCCTCCTACTACTCCAGTTGGAAAGATTGCAAACACCAGTCTGCTTCTAAACTTCTCATCACCTGGTGTATTTGATACTACTGGTAATTCAGTTTTGAGAAAAGTTGGAAATGCTGCTGCCTCTTATCTACCATCTTCTGGTGCTTATCCAAAGACTGGAAAGACAGCAATTTTCTTTGATGGTACTGGTGACTACTTTGGCACACAGAACGCAAATACTGCCTTTGGTACTGGTGACTTCACGGTAGAGTTCTGGCACTACCCAACAATCAGCAACTCGTTATATACCTTTATAGATTGGAGACCAAGTGAAACTAACGGACAGTATGTAAGTTTGCACCGAAATGCTTCCAATCAAATTGTATTCGTGGTGAATACAACGCAGGGAATAACTGGCACTACCGCTTGCACTGCAGGTGCTTGGTACCACATCGCTCTTTCTAGAATAAGTGGTACTACAAGGTTGTTCGTAAATGGAAACCTGCAGGGAATTTATGCAGACACCAACAACTATACTACACCAGCGCTTCGTCCTCTAATTGGCGAAAATTCATTTGCTACTGGCACTGAACTTACTGGTGTGCTTGATGACATTAAGGTGCATAGGGGTTATGGAAAGTACTCAAGCAACTTCTACGTCTCTAGAGTTGCAACTCCAATCTCTGCAATGGTGGCAACAGGAGGCACTGAAACAACTGCTGATGGGTACAAGATACACAGTTTTACCTCTAATGGAACGCTCATAGTCACATCACCTGGAGAATTTGAGTACCTACTGGTTGGAGGTGGAGGTGGGGGTGGTGGAGGTGGTCTCAACGTTGGAGGTGGCGGCGGGGGGGCAGGAGGATTTCTTCAAGGAACTGCAACTATAACGCAAACAGGCGCTCTAAACATCAATGTTGGCACTGGTGGTGCTGGTGGAAATCCAGGTGCAAAGGGTGTTGATTCACTTATATCCAGCAGTGAAATTTCAATTCGAGCCGTAGGCGGTGCTGGTGGTAGCAACAGTAACGTCACCTACGCAACTGGCGGCGGCTCGGGTGGTGGAGTGGCAGGTAGCGGCACCGCAGGGACTGGAATTTCTGGACCTCCTCGACAAGGAAATTCTGGTGCTACAGGTGTAGGAACATATGGTACTACCTTCTGTAGTGGTGGAGGCGGGGGTGGTGCTGGTGCTAATGGTTCAACTGGACCAGGCCAGGGGACTGGCGGTTCTGGCGGTAATGGAAGAATTTCTAGAATAAATGGTACCGCAACTACATACTCAACTGGTGGTAATGGCGCTGGTGCAAATACTGGTGTTGGAGCATCAGGAGCGGCAAATACCGGAAATGGTGGCGGTGGTGGCGGTGGAAATGCAGTTGCCGCTGGAAATGGTGGTTCAGGAATCGTCATCATTCGCTACAAATTATAAGCAGAACGCGCTTCCTGATATCTAAAACGATAGTCATATAACACGCAGGGGAAATATAATATTTCCCCTGCCCATATACGTTTTTCATAAATACTGTACAACGACTATTGTCTAGGAGAACACTATGCTTTACGATGGACTTTCACTTGCAGAAGGTACTGCAGTTTCAAATTTGACAATTGCAAGCGGTACCTCAAATCCTACATCTCCTTCAACAGGTGAGTTATTTTATCGAACAGACAGCCCCAATGAAGGGCTGTACGTCTATTCTGGCGCTGAGTGGCAGGCAGTTGGCTCTGGAAATGTAAGTTTTGATGCGCTGAATGTAAAGCCAGCGGTAAGAGCAGCAACAACAGCAAACATCACTCTTTCTGGAACACAGACAGTTGATGGAGTTTCTCTAACAGTTGGTGACAGAGTACTGGTTAAGAACCAAAACACTGGTTCTCAGAACGGTATCTATGTTGTTGCTTCAAGTTCCTGGACCCGTGCGACTGACTTTGATGGTGCTCCATCTACAGAGGTAAAGGCTGGTGACTTCGTGTTCGTCACCGAAGGTACTACCTACGCTGACACTGGCTGGGTACTTACCACAAATGGTACAATTACAGTTGGAACAACTGCACTTACCTTTGCGCAATTTACTGGTTCTGCGCCAGCCAGTTTAACTGCTTCATATGTTGGTTATGGAAGTGGGTCAAACTTGCTGACTGGATCTAGCAACCTAACCTGGAATAATACCTCACGTGTTCTAACGCTGGCAGGTGGTGCTTCTACCGTGATCGGTAGCGGCGGCATGCTGACTGTTTCGGGCGCTGAAGGAGGTGGTCACCTAATGATCAAGGGCGGTAGATCTGGCGGTTCAGTTGCTGGCGGCGACCTGTACGTGCAGGGTGGAGACAGCCTAAACGTTGGTCAGGGCGGAAACAATGCCGGCCCAACGCTTTATCTACGCAGCGGTTCTGGTGGTGGAGACATTCCATATCCAGGTTCTATCGTATTTCAAACACACAACATTGGTGCTGTACCAATCACCTGGATTGAGCGTATGAGAATGACTGGGTCTGGTGCTCTGTCATTTGGTACATCAGGTACAGCATACGGCACCGCTGGACAGATACTTACTTCTAATGGCGATGCTCCCCCTTCCTGGCAAAATGCTCCAGCGACATTCACTGGTGGTACAGTTGCAAATGCTACAACCTTCTCAAGTTCAGTAACTCTATCATCATCACTCATTTTTGGTACAGCATACACCGAAACAAACACCAACGTAACTGCTACTGCATCCACAACGCTTAACTGCGCAACAGGAAACAACTTTGCAATTACTCTTGGTACCAGCATTACCACGCTGACGTTCTCAAACGTTCCTACTTCAGGTAGGGTCTATAATATGTCGCTGGTAATTCTTCAGAGCGGGGCTGGATCATTTACAATTAATTGGCCAGGTTCCGTAAAGTGGCCAAGCGGTGGTGCTCCAGCGCTTACTTCAACATCTGGAAAATATGACATCATTACACTTATGACGTACGATGGCGGTACAAACTGGTTTGGCTTTGTTGCTGGTCAAAACTATTAATCTAACTGAAGTAAAGCGGGGTCAAAATGTTTGGATTTAGAAGCATCTCTATAACGAAGGTTTATCAGGTGGCACAGGCAGTTGCCGCCGCGGTAGCAAAAACCGTTTCACTAAAACTAGCAACATCAACAAGCAACAAGGATGTTAATACCTCATTCTTGGATGAATCGATAGACTATCGTGGTTTGATTACACGAAATGGCGATGTTACGCAGGGAACTGATAATCCATTTGGAAGTGATTGGAGTTGGTTTTTCAATAGGAGTGGAAATCCCATATCTTACATATCTGTTTCAAACCAGTCATTATCTCTAGGAACTGGTGATTTTACAATTGAAGCTTGGTTGAACAGAACAGGTTTAAATGCAGTCGACAGTACTTATGGCTCTACAGTTCTAGATTTTAGAACTGCAGAGCCAAGCGCACAAATTTTAATTGAAAAAGCATCTAGTTCCACTCAGCTGGAGTTGTGGGTAAATGGCTCAAGTCGTATAATAAGTTCAACCACTCTTGATACTGGAACTTGGGTTCATTTTGCCCTAGTTCGTCAAGCAGGCGTAACTCGCCTTTATATCAATGGTGTAAAAGAAGGTGTTGATTATGCTGACACCAATAATTATAGCGCGACCTCAGCAGTAATTGCCGGTAGATTTGCTGCTGTGTCTGGCGACTTTAGACCTTTCATTGGCTATATTTCCAATCTAAGAATAGTAAAGGGCGTTGCTCTTTATACATCAGCATTTACGCCATCAACGTCAGCACTGTCATCAACCCCTGAAACATCCTTATTGATTTGCAACAGGTCAATTCTTGATGACTCGAGCGGTGTTCGAAATGCGCTGACAGTAACTGGCAACCCAATAACATTCAGGTACAGCCCATTTACATCTACTGAGATTCAAAGTATACCTACTGGCAGCGTATATTTTGATGGAACTGGAGATTACTTAACGGTTGGAGGAACAACGGCATTTTCACTTTCAGGCGATTTTACGGTAGAAGCCTGGATATATCCAACTGCTGTTCCTCCAACGGTATACGGTGGTCCAATTTTTTCTAGATCANGTGGAAGCAACGGGTGGGAACTAAGACTGCAAAACACAATGCAAATGTCTTGGGTAAACCCGGGCNTTGCTGCTAATAATTTCGGTCCTACGCTAAGACTTAATACCTGGTACCATATTGCTGTATCAAAAACGGCTGCTGGTACATTAAAAGGTTATGTTAATGGGGTTGAATATAGTGCAGGCGGGAGTGCAGGTTCAGCAAGCAGCAATAATATTCAGGTTGGTTCAAGTGGTTTTGGAGATTTTACCGGCTATATTTCCAATGCGCGAATTGTAAATGGTACGGCGCTCTACACCGCAGCCTTTACCCCATCAACTTCTCCTCTAACTGCAATTTCCGGTACATCACTGCTTACCTGTCAAGGTACTTCTTTCTCTGATGCAAGCACCAACAACTTTACTATTACGGCTACAGGAAATGCAAGACCTACTGCAAATTCTCCATTTGCTCTAACAACAACGACTGTATCAGAGCAAACAACTTCATCAAGAGCATACCCAACAAGCAGAAGCGTGTGGTTTGATGGATCAAGTGGTTTATCACTTGCTTCAAATACCGCATTTGGTCTTGGAACTGGAGATTTTACAATAGAAGCCTGGATTTATCCCACGGTAAATCCCGCAAATGGACCAGGCACTATAGCTGATTTCAGAACTGCTCCAACTGCATCTGCTACAAGTATGAGAGTTAATAGCTCACTGCAGTTACAATTTTATAATGGCCCCGCTAACATTAATAATATTTTTACATCTCAAATAGTAACACTGAATTCTTGGAACCACATTGCATGTGTTCGTAGTTCTGGAACAGTTTATGCATATATAAACGGAAAATTAGCAGGCTCTGCTACAGTATCATCTAACTTGGGGTCAGACCAACCTTTGCTTATTGGCAACAACCAAGTTGTAGGATTTAATTTCAATGGTTGCATTTCCAATTTTAGAATTGTAAAGGGTACCGCAGTTTATACGGCAGCATTTACGCCACCAACTTCTCCCCTAACTGCAATTTCTGGTACATCACTGCTGACCTGCCAAGGCACTTCTTTCTCTGATGCAAGTACCAACAACTTTGCAATTACAAGAACTGGAAACGTTGCACTAAATTCAAACAATCCATTTGCACCAACGTTGGTAAGCCAGCCAGTTGCGCCAAACAGAAGTGTATATTTTGATGGTACTGGAGATTATCTATCACTTCCAGATGGTACTGCGGCAGTACAGTTTGGTTCAGGTGATTTTACTGTTGAGGCTTGGATATATCAAACATCGTCAGTAAATCCCGGTAGAATTGTCAATAATTGGTCTTCTTCAACACCCAGCACAGCAAGTTGGGAAATTCTTGTTGCTCCAACATCAATTATTTTTGCCTGCAGTTCAAATGGCTCAAGCAGTCAAGTATCTTTATCTGGAACTATTGGCACAGGAAGATGGCATCATTTTGCTGCAGTAAGAAGTGGAAATATTTTCACTCTTTATGTTGACGGCATTTCTGTTGGTTCAACTACACAAAGTATTACTCTTCAAGCGGCAAATACTTTTACCATTGCTGCTAGACGTAACAGTGCTAGTTATGTTGAACCTTTCCCCGGTTACATTTCAAATCTAAGAATTGTAAAGGGAACAGCAGTTTATACTGCCAACTTCACCCCACCAACATCAGATCTTACAGCAATATCTAACACATCACTGCTTACCTGTATTGACGGTACATTTAAGGACAACAGTTCAAATAACTTTACATTAACACAAGCAGGTGATGCAAGGACAACTCAGTTCTCACCATTTAGTGTGTCAAATAGTATTACATTTGACGGTACTGGTGACTTCCTAACTGTGCCTGATAATGATACTGCTTTCAACTTTGGAAGTGGAAACTTTACTGTTGAGTTCTGGTTTAACACGCGAAGCATCTCTGCACAATGGATACTTAACCAGTTTGAAAGCGCAGCTGGCACAGATACAAACTCTGCCTTTACCTTCCTGTTTGCTGCAGCAAATAAACTGCAGGCAACCGTTGCGTACAACAACAGCACATCNCAGATCAATCTNGTTTCAACTACGGCGCTCAAGACCGGCNCTTGGTACCACGCAGCCCTTGTAAGAAGTGGTACTTCTCTAACGCTGTACCTAAATGGTGTTCCTGAAGCAACCAGCAGCGTAATTAGCACGAACGTAATCAACAACAGCAACCTGAACATCAACATTGGTCAGCGTCAGGGCGGTTCAAACTACTACAATGGATATCTTTCCAACATCAGAATTGTAAAGGGTACTGCAGTTTACACCGCACCATTTATTCCGTCAACGGCGGATCTAACTGCTATCGGTGGAACGAGTTTATTGCTTGTTGGAAAGCAAAACTTCTTAGATAGCAGCACCAATGCCTTTACAGTTACGCGGAATGGCGATGCTGCGATTACATTAGATGAATCAGGCTTCGTTCCTGGTCCAAATGGAGAGTACTACAGCACCTACTTCCCAGGTTCAGCGAGTGTAACCGCTGCTTCATCGGCGGCGGCAGCATTTGGAACTGGCGACTTTACAATGGGTGGCTGGTTCTATATTGCTTCAAACGTTGCTGATTATGTACAACTATTTGATTCAGTGTTTAGTGGTACGACTGTTGGTTTTAGATTTGGAAACGTAGGATTTGGTTACAAACTTCAGTTCTTTACCGACTCATCATCTACTGCAACGTGCTACAGTACGCCGCTTCTTCAGACAGATATGCTGAATACCTGGACGCACATCGCGCTAACTAGAGCTGGAGGCATTCTACGGTTCTTCGTAAACGGAAAAATGCAGACATTTGGAAGTGGTGCAAATCCATCAACATATCCCACTGCTGAAATTTCTTCTACAACAAACATCACTGCAGGAACATTTAGAGTTGGTGTAGGCTTGAATGGATATGCATATGGTGTTGGAGCGATTAAGGGATACGCGCTGTACACTGAAAACTTTACACCTCCAACTGATGCACCAACTGTAATTCCTGGAACATCTTTCCTTACCTGCGTATCAAGAGCGATTGAGGACGTGAGCCCAAGCAACCTTGCGCTAACTACAACTGGTTCGCCAGAAGTAAATGTTACAGTTCCAACAACCAAACTAAATTCCTGGTACTTTGATAGTGCTGCTTCATCGCACGCTATTGTAAATCACAGCAGCGCTCTGAACATTCTAAGCGGTGACTTTACTGTTGAGTGCTGGATACAACCTGAAGTTGCCGCAGGTTATAAGGCAATTGTTGGACAGTGGAATCAAGCCAGTGTATCAACTGGCGGCTGGCTAATAAGCTTGAGCGCCAATACACCAGTATTTGAGTTCGGCCCACTTAGTACCGGTTCCCCACTATTAACAAGTTCAACTGCAGTTAAGATTGGTCAATGGAATCACATTGCAGTTACACGAAATGGTTCATCATTTACCATGTATCTAAATGGTGTATCAGTTGCTACTGCGACATCTGCTACAACCGGTTCCTATCTTGCAATTAACACCACT